GTTTGCGTACAAGTACGGTACACAAGAGACGTACAAGTTGGATCACATTGCACACGTTGTGTTGGGTGAGAAGAAACTTGACTACTCTGAGTACGGTAACCTTACTACTCTTTATGAGCAGAACCCACAACTCTACTTGGACTATAACCTCAAAGACACTTGGTTGATTCAACGTCTTGAAGACGAGGTAGCGTTGATGTCATTGGTTATGACTCTTGCGTACACTGGTGGTGTGAACTGTCGTGATGCATTTGGTACGGTGGGATATTGGGAGACCACTATCTATCGTCGTCTGATCAAAGACAATATTGTTCCCCCACTCAAACACGGGCCTGGCCAACGTGGTGATGAACTGGTTGGTGGTTACGTGAAAGATCCTAAAGTCGGGATGCATCCTTGGGTGGTGTCCTTTGACTTGAACTCTCTATACCCACACCTCATGTTGCAATACAACATGTCACCAGAGACATACATTCCCCAACGTCTCGAATCTATCTCTCAGGAGATGGTTCTGGAAGACAACTATCAAAACAATGATAAGACTGTGTCAGTCGCTGCAAACGGTGTATGTTTCTCAAATGAGAGACGTGGTATCATTCCAGATATCATTGACGAGTACTACAACAAACGTTCTCTGATTAAGAAAGAGATGTTGAAGGTGGAACAGGCTCTGGAAGACGAGACAGATCCACGTAAGAAAGCAAAACTAAAATCCAAGGCAACCCAACTTCACAATGCACAGATGTCTATCAAGATTTCTATGAACTCATTGTATGGTGCGACTGCGAACATCTACTTCCTGTATTACATTATGGAATTCGCAGAGGCGATTACCACCTCTGGTCAATTGTCTATTCGTTATGCACAGAAGTCTGTGAATGGGTACTTGAACAAACTATTGAAGACAGAAGGTGAAGACTATATCGTGTATATCGATACTGACTCCATCTATGTAAACTTTGGCCCACTGATCGAAGAAGTATTCGGGACTGTTGACATTACAAGAGAACAAGGCGAGAAGTTCCTTGATCAGGTGTGTGGTACAAAGATTGAAGGCGTCCTTGAGAAAGGATATGAGGAACTCGCTAAGAAGATGGGTGCATACCGTCAAGCGATGTTCATGAAACGTGAGAAGATCACAGACAAGTCAGTGTTTATTGCGAAGAAACGTTACATTATGAATACACTGAACTCTGAGGGTGTCCACTACGAAACTCCCAAGATCAGTGTTACTGGTCTGGAATCCGTACGGTCATCTACTCCTCAGATCTGTCGTGATAAACTCAAGGACGCTTTCAAAGTTATTATGGAAGGTACTGAAGAAGACACACAAGAATTTATTGCAAAGTTCAAAGACGAGTTCACGTCTCTACCCCCAGAAGATATCGCCAAGAACTCTGGTACTGACAACATTGAGAAGTACATGGAGAAGGGTGGATACAAGAAGGGTTGTCCTATGCATGTTCGTGGGTGTATTCTCTTCAATCAGTTTCTGAAGACTAAGAAGTTGGACAAGAAGTTTGAAGGGATTCAGTCTGGTGACAAGATCAAGTTCCTATATCTCAAACAACCAAACCCTGTGAAAGAGAACATGATCTCATTCCCAGGCGTCCTACCAAAAGAGTTCGGACTGGATGATTACATCGATTACCAGAAACAGTTCGAGAAGGTCTTTCTTGGCCCTATCGAACCAATCTTAGAGGCGCTCGGGTGGGCACCAGAAAAAGTAAACACATTAGAGGATTTCTTTGTATGACCGATAAGATAGAACGCCGACTGAAACATCTTGAAGATGCACACAAACATCAACATGCCATCGTAGAAGCGTTGATTGCTGAGAAAGCACCAGATCAACACATCAGTAAGGCAAAGAAAGAAAAACTTAGAATTAAAGATATGATAACAACTTTGAAGGAGACTGTCAATGTATGATTTTGACTTACTAAAGGAACAACTTGCAACTGAAGTTGTTGATATTGAATTTGTGAAAGCAGATGGTACTGTACGCCAGATGAAAGCGACACTGGATCCGTCCGTTCTCCCAACACCAGTGGCAACTGATGAAGAGATCAATCGCAATCGCAAAAAGAGTGAGGAAGTCGTTGTCGTTTGGGATGTTGAGTCCAATGGTTGGCGCAGTTTCCGTAAGGATCGACTTCGTTCGGTTAACTCACAATATATCATGACAACGAAAGGTGTATATAATGTCACTGTTTGATGATATCAATAAGTTTGGTAATGCGTGTGACCAAGAACCCTCACCAGAAAACTATGCACTGTATCTTGATCTGATCGAAGAAGAATTCGGTGAACTTAAAGACGCAGTAATGTTAAACGATAGGGTTGAACAACTAGATGCATTGATTGACATTCTTGTTGTCACTATCGGTGCAATTCGTGCAGCTGGTATGGATGGACAAGGTGCGTGGGATGAAGTTATGAAAACAAATTTTGCGAAGATTGATCCAGATACTGGTAAGGTTCGCAAACGTGAAGATGGAAAAGTTCTAAAACCAGAAGGGTGGGAACCACCAAGGCTTGACAAATTCTTAGGAGAGTGATATAATGGGTAATGATAAAATTTCAGAGCGTGATGAACTGATGGTTATTCTTATGGAAGAATGTTCAGAGGTTGCAATCGAAGCTGCAAAGATGATCCGATTTGGATATGACAACAATCAGAAGTTGGAGTCAGAAGTCGGTGATCTTATGTGTATGTTGAACTTACTACACGAATGGGATTTGATTAGTTGGAATAATGTGGATGCATGTGCAGACGCAAAACGTGAGAAACTTAAAAAATGGAGCAACTTGACTCTTGACTAACAATCTAAACAATGATCAGGCATTGCACTGTGCAAACATCTTCAATAATTACTTTGGTCAGTTCGAAAGGATTGACCAATATATGCGTGATCAGAAGATGGCACAGATTCGTTCACTACCTCAAACTTTGCCTGGCTTTGGTTTTGATACAGACATGTTTGATGACTTCTCCATTTCCCCACAGGACATGGATCTAGAGGTCATCGAACTTGACAATATGACTTGGGATACCTGTTTGAATATGATTAGTAGTCATAGTAATATGGTTTCAATCCCAGGCAAGGCCCTTAAACTGGCAGTGCGTGAGAAAAACACTGGACAGTTTGTGGGGTTCATGCGATTTGGTTCGCCAGTGATCAACTGTGCGCCTCGCAATCAACTCCTTGGTAACGTACCAGAACTCTCTACGTTTAACAGAACTGCGATTATGGGATTTGTTATTGTCCCATGTCAACCATTTGGTTACAACTACCTTGGTGGTAAACTACTGGCATCATTGTGTTGTTCACACGAAGTCAGAGAAAAACTCAACAAGAAATACGGTATGAACCTCGTAATGTTCGAGACCACATCCTTGTATGGAAATACAAAAGGTGCGTCGATGTACGATGGTATGAAACCATTACTGCGTTACAAAGGTAACACAATGTCAGACTTCATTCCTATGATGCATGGTAAACCATTCTTGGATTTAGTTGCATATGTGGAAAACATTGTTGGTAGGGGTGTGCTTGTAAAAGAGGGTGCTTCAAGTCGTAAGTTGAAATACACAAATGCGATTATTGGTTTGATAAAGAAATCACTGAAAGGTGATGAACTCAACAGGTTCAAGAAAACTATTGAAGATGCCAAGGCATTGACAGAACAGAAACGTTACTATGTCTCAAACTACGGTGTAGAAAACTTTGTTGACATTGTAAACGGTAAGACTGATCAAATTGTTAAGGCTCCAAACTGGGATAAATACTATCAGAAAAATGTGATCGAATGGTGGCGTAAACTCGCAACCAAAAGATACAATAAACTAAACGAAGAGGATCGTCTAAGAAACGATCTGGAAATTTGGACTGAAGATAGTAATATCGATATTATCAGATAATGGAGTTGAGATGGTCAATACAGTTTGTGTACTAACGAACTTTCGTGCAGGTAGTACTGCTTTCACCCTTTTAAAATCAAAAGAATATGATCTTCCTTACATGGGAGAATTATTCAGTCACGAACGTCCTTGGGCGTATGGTGGACATTTAGCATTTTGGCAAGAACTAGAGATGGGACGTGATGATCCAGACAATCCCCTCATCCCTACTTTTGTACAGGGACGCCCATTTCGTGAGGACTATATCAAGGCCTTGAAGAATGGGGAACAGACATGTTTTAAGTTGATGCCTGATCATGTCATCGAACCTTGGAGACGTAAACCTTGGCCGCATGGAGAGGTTGATTTAGAAATTGTTAAGTCTGTAGATAAAGTAATCTTACTCTATCGTCGTGACTGGAAGGCGCAGGTCTTGTCTTGGGTTGCACTAAGAACTAACGGTGAGTTTGGTAGGAATGGTCTAAGACATAGTCGTAAGAGTGGTAATCCTCGACTGGTTGATTTTCATTGGAACATGCATGTCGCAGAAGATTACTATGATGAAGCGGTAGTGAGAAAGTTGGATGTGGAACCAGAAAGTCAATATGTTGAAAACCTTGCAGGTCAGTTGAAGCTGAACTATCTAAGGATGGCAGAATTATACAAACAACTTGATAATGTTGAGGTGGTGTGCATGGAAGACTTCTTTGCAACACAACCCTATAAGAAATACAATCATGTGTTCGACTGGAAGAAGGGCGAACCTGTAGTAGAAGATTTTGATGTGGAAGGTTTATTTACATGAATGTAGTGAAAGTACAACTTGATGATGTGGCATTTAAAGCAGAACATGCACAAGAACAATATGGAATTTATGACGCACAACCAGCGGTGTTTATGATAGAAAAGTTGAACGCTTGGAAACAAGATGGTCATAAAATTATTATAGAAACAAATCGTGACATCAACACAGACATGGATGTAACCTTAGAATGGTTGAAACATTATGAAGTTCCATATGATGAACTTCAGTGGTCTCAGCATCGTTACAAATAAAAAACGTTTTTATTTCAAAAAGGGCTTGACATTTCGTTGTAGATGTATTATATTGTATCTGTAACTAATGAGAGATTATATTATGAATTACTTCCGTCAAATGTCCTACAAAGATGCGGTCTTCACAATGAATGCTTATCGTGATCAAATCGGTAAGTTCCAAGAAGCAGACCTTGCATTCCAAGCAAACAAGTATTCTCGTTGGGAATGGTGGCAGAAGTCTGCATATATCGGATCTGTCATCTTAGGTAAAGCACCTTCCAAGTTTATCTTTGCAGACGCAGACGAATGTCTTGCAGCTGCAGTTGAACGTGGCGACAAGGGCGATATCAAATACTTCCAAGAGAAAGTAGATCGTGGTATCAAGTATATCAACGTCGACTCTAACAACCGTAACAATGTTATCGTAGATTTCATGAACAACAAGATACGTCTTGTTCATGGTAAGTATGATATCCAAGGTGCAACTGTGACGGTTGATGAAGATAACGATACTTACGAGACTCTTGATCCTGTACTTGCAGATGCATTCCACGAAGCTATTGTTACCATCTCTGTTTATACAGATGCGACACGTGAAGAACTATCTGAATTGTTCCGTAACGTGAACGATGGTAAACCTTTGATGCACCCTGAGATTCTTAACTCTTACACCACTACAGTTGCAAATACTGTACGTGAACTGGCAGACAAACATGGTGATTACTTTGTAACACAAGGCAAGTGGTTTTCAAACTCTAACATCAATCGTCGTGGTATTGATCAGTTCATTGCAAACTTGGCATTCCTATTTTGTTATGATATCAAGAAATCTATTTCCAAAACAAATATGGAAAACTTCTATCGTGATGGTTCTGATGGTGAAGTTCAGATCAACAAATTCCGTACAACATTCAACGCCTTCATGAAAGATGTGATGTCTGAGGATGCATATGCAATTGCAAATCGTAACTCAGTCTTTGACTTGTTTGTTATCTACTGTGCAATGAAAGACAAGAAGATGAAGATTGATGACAATCGTTCATTCCTTCAACAGTACATGACTGCAGTTGTTACACTTCTAACAAATGGTCAATATTACGAACACGCTGATTTCAAAGATCCAAAATCATTTGGCACGATGGTTGGTGGATTACAGAAGACAAATAACGTCCTTCGTAACCAACTGATCATGGAAGTGTTCGACATCGATTCTGTCACAACAAAGTTAGACAAGAAACGTACATACAGTACACAAGACAAAATGGTTCTTGCAGTTAACTCTGGTTTCATGACGCCTGAAGGTAAAGAGATAGAAATGTCTGAACTGCATACGAATAAATACCACGGTGGACATGTTGATCCACACAAGGATGGTGGAGAGACTACCATCGAAAATGGCGTGATTCAAACTGCAGAAGACAATCTGAAGTTGGGCGGAAACCCTTTAAAAGTATAATGGAGATATAATGGACATTAAAATTACAACAGAACAACTAAAGGGATATTCGATTTTTGTCGGAACCCCCATGTACGGTGGAAACTGTTCTGGACTTTTCACAAAATCTTGTAACGATCTGGCGATGTTGTGTACCCAAGCAGGTATACCAATTCGTTTTTACTATCTCTTCAACGAGAGTTTGGTACAACGTGCACGTAACTATGTCGTAGACGAATTCCTTCGATCTGAATGTTCTCACTTGATGTTCATTGACTCTGATATCCACTTCAATGCAAAAGATGTACTTGCGTTGCTTGGTCTTGCGGTACATGATAAAGAAAAGTATCACATCATGACTGGCCCCTATCCCAAGAAAACTATTGCGTGGGAAAAGGTTGCAGAAGCTGCACGACAAGGTAAGGGTGACGAAAACCCATTCCAGTTGGAGAACTACACATCAGACTTCGTATTCAACCCAGTTCGGGGAATGAAAGGTCAATTCAAATTGAGTGAACCAATCGAAGTATCTGAAGCAGGTACTGGATTCATGTTGATTCCACGTGAGGTTCTTGAGAAGTACCGTGATACATATCCAGAATATAGTTACAAACCAGATCATGTACGTACTGAGAACTTTGATGGTGAACGTAATATCACTGCCTTCTTTGACTGCATCATTGATCCTGTATCAAGACGTTATTTGTCGGAAGATTATTTCTTCTGTCAACAGGCACGTAAAGCAGATCTTCGTGTATGGATGTGTCCTTGGATGCAACTAAACCACATTGGTATGCATATCTTCAAGGGTAACATGGGTGCAATCGGATCTCTTGGTGTATCTGCCACAGCAGACGCAAGGTCTCGCCCAAAGAACTATAAAAAGAAATCTAAAAGAAAATAGTTGCCAATGAGTGAAGAACAGCGTATAATCCTTATTAGTGATTTCATCGAACAGAAATTACGTAAAGAACAAGAATTAGAATTCTACCTCAAACAAATCGAGAAACTCGAAACTAAAATCGGGTTTCTGAGGCGAGAGGTAGATTTAACGAATACGATCATAGGTATGATTAAGGGTGATATGGTTTACGACATCAAAGAAGGGATGATCCAAAACGATAACACCAAACTGTTAAATGAAAAAGACAATGGAGAAAAGAAATGAAACATTTCTGTCTAGCAACCGCCCTAACATTATGTGCAACAACTGCATTTGCAAACGATTCGATGTACGCAGTCAAAGTTAAAGGATCAGTGGTTGACCACTATCGCACAGTTACAGAAAGTATCCCCACTACCGTACGAAGATGTATGGATGTAGATGTTCCTATCTACGGGCGTACGGGCGGGGGCGCCTCCGCAGGCGATGTCCTTGGTGGTTTGATTATCGGTGGTATCCTTGGTAAAGGTGTATCTGGTAATGATCAAGGTGCAGCTGCAGGTGCGGTTCTTGGTGGCATGATCGCTGCAGATAACAAACGAGGAAAAGATCAGATCGTTGGTTACAAACAAGAAACTCGTTGTCGTAATGAAACCACATATGAGAACACAACCAAAGAAGTTTATTCTCATTCTATAATTACCTTTTCTGAAAAGGGTAAGAAGTACAAGGTTCGTTTTGTGAAGTGAGACGTAGATCGATTCATCCAATGGGGGAAGTTCTTTCCCCTGCGAACCCTTTGAAGTACTTACAGGTACGCATAAAAATGTTACGTGATGAACGTGAGAAAAACGATGATGAAACTGCTCACATGATATTGGATAAATGTATAGACGAGTTATACGTAGTCTATGAATTACTGAAAAGGCAGGTAAAATGAAAGTGGGTTTTACTGCATCTGCATTTGATTTGCTTCACGCTGGACACGTTCAGATGTTACGTGAAGCAAAGGATCAATGCGACTATTTGATATGTGGACTTCAGATTGATCCTATGGTTGATCGTCCGTCCAAGAACTCTCCCATCCAAACCGTTGTTGAGAGATACACGCAACTAAAAGCAATTAGTTACGTAGATGAGATCATTCCGTACTTGACAGAGGCGGACTTAGATGATATACTGTCCATGTATCAAATCGACGTAAGAATCCTAGGCGTAGAATACAAAGAGAAAAACTTTACTGGTTATGAAACTTGTAAGAAACGTGGGATCGAATTGTACTACAATAAACGTGACCATAGATTCTCTTCGTCCGATTTACGTAAAAGAGTATGTGAGAGGTAAACATGGAACCAGTATTTGAAAAAGGTTACCCTTCTTTTGAAGCGGTAAACCGAAAACCATCCCAAAAGAAAAAGACTACAAACATAACAGTAGCAGGGTATGGTTACGTGGGTAAGGCAGTTATTAATGCTTTTTCTCAGGTGAAGTCAGTGAAGTATGATATTGTGGATCCACAGTATCGTGAATGGAACTTCCCTATTAAACAGGATTCAGACGGTGTCATCGTCTGTGTATCTACTCCAAAATCGTCTGATGGTTCTTGTGACATTACCAATGTGGTAAATGTTATTGATGACTCACCAGACGTTCCTATCCTTATTAAGTCTACCATTAGTCTTGAGGGTTGGGAACAAATTAAAACCGCTTTTCCAGACAAACAGATTTCATTCAGCCCAGAGTTCCTTCGTGCGGAAACTGCATTGCATGATTTCGAAAACCAGAAGTATATGATTCTTGGTAATGATACATCAGATTCATTCTGGTCAAATTTGTTTATAAAACGTTTTAAACGGATTCGCATCCACCACTGCACGAATGAAGAAGCTATTGCTGTCAAGTATGCAGAGAATGCATTCCTTGCACTGAAGGTAAGTTACTTCAACCAACTATATGATTTCTGCAATAAAGCAAACGTTGACTTCAATGAGGTCAGGTATCACTTATGTTTAGATGAACGTATTGGAGATGATCATAGTTTTGTCACAGATGAACGTGGTTGGGGTGGACACTGTCTCCCCAAAGACACACAAGCCCTATTACATACTGCAAAACAATTCGAATCAAGTTTCTCATTAATTGAGGAGGCGATAAAATATAATCAAAGAATTCGCCGAAAAGACTTGACAAAGGATGAGTTTTGGGGTATAGTATAGTTTGAATACTCACAAGGAGATATGTATATAATGAAATTCAGTGAACGCACTCTTACGATTCTTAAGAGTTTTGCTACAATCAACAAGTCTATCCAGATGAAGGAAGGGAATGTCCTCAAGACAATCACTCCCGAACGGACGTTGATTGCTAGCGCAACCATTCCAGATGAGATTCCATCTGACGCCTGTATCTACGATTTATCACGTTTTTTGTCGATTTTATCGCTTTATGCAGATGCCGATGTGGAGTTTCATGATAAATACTTTATTATTTCTGAAGGCAAACGCAGAACTAAATACCTATTCGCAGACGTTTCTATGATTCACGCAGCACCTGAGAAGGATGTCAAAATCCCTTCTAAGGATGTAGAAGTCGATGTCTCATGGGATGACATGCAATCTGTATTGAAGGCTGCAGGAGTTCTTCAGTTCAGTGAGATCGCATTTGTCGGTTCAAACGGCACATGTTATCTCAAAGCAATCGATAGTACTAATGAAGGGGCCGATGACTACGGTGTCGAAATTGGTGATACTGCCGATGAGTTTAAGATTATCATCAAGACCGATAATCTTAAGTTACTGCCGCAAGACTATAGAGTTACGCTTTGCTCAAAAGGTATCTCTAAGTTTGAAGGTGACGATGTCACTTATTTTGTGGCAATTGATTCTAAGTCGACTTATAAAAAGGGGTAAAAAATACCATGAACGAACAACAGCAAGCAGCAATGATGGGCACACAACAGCCTGTCGATCTTACACTACAGGACATTTCCACTGTAGTTCAAATTATTGATGCGGTCTCTCGACGAGGCGGTTTCGAGGGTCAGGAACTGGCGGGAGTTGGCGCTCTCCGCAATAAAATTGTGGCATACGTGAACCAACGTACACCTGTGCCAGACCCAACAGCAGAGGCAGATGTCGTCGAAGGCGATGTCCCACCAGACGCTCCACTGGCAGATAAAGTCCAGTAAACAATACCAAGAAGGGTAGAACCACTCAACGATGTTTCACATACCCAGAGGGGCGGGTTTCTAGACCGCCCCTCAAAGTCTTTTTTATAATATGAACATGGTGGCGCAATATGCAAGAAGGTCTTACTACTAAAGTAAACGAAGTATTATGGGTGGAACGATACCGTCCTCAGTTGATTGAAGATACAATTCTTCCTCAACAAACAAAAGAAATCTTTCAAAAATTTATCAAGGATGAGAACGTACCAAACCTTCTCTTGACAGGTGGGCCTGGCGTAGGTAAGACTACAGTCGCAAAGGCAATGCTTGAAGAGATGGGTTGTGATTACATCGTAAAGAATGGATCACTCAACGTTAACATCGATGCCGTTCGTTACGATATCTCAACATTTGCTTCTGCAGTCAGCTTGACAGGTGGACGCAAATATGTTATATTTGACGAGGCAGACTACCTACCATCCACTAATGTTCAACCTGCACTTCGTAACTTCATTGAGGAGTACTCTTCGAATTGTGGGTTCATCTTTACTTGTAACTTCAAGAACCGTATCATCAGTCCTTTGAGGTCACGTCTCTCTGAGATAGACTTCTCTATTGACAATGAAGAGAAACCTGCACTCGCAGGGGCGTTCTACAAACGTGTTCTTGCAATCCTTGATCAAGAGGGTGTGTCATACGACAAGAAAGTCATTGCAAAGGTTGTACAGAAATACTTCCCAGACTTTCGTCGTGTACTTACCGAACTTCAATCCTATGCTGCATCAGGTTCAATCGACGAAGGTATCTTTGTCAATCTGAAAGCAGAAAGTGTTGATGAACTGTTCTCTTATCTGAAGTCTAAGAACTTCACTGAGATGCGCAAGTGGGTTGCACGTAATTCTGATCAGGATATGAACGAGATGTTTCGTGCAATCTATGATGCTGCAGATGAACGTGTAGAGTTCCGTAGTATGCCAGGATTTGTAGTCACTACTGCAGATTACATGTACAAGGCAAACTTCGCCTCTGATAGTGAGATCAACATGGTGGCGTACTTGACAGAAATTATGATTGAAAGTGAATACAAGTAATGTCGACAGAATGTTTCTACTGCGTAAAACAATTCGATAAAGAAGAGTCATTCAAGATGACTGTAGAAATGGCAGAAGGACAGGCAACTTATGATGTCTGTCCTTCATGCGCAAAAGAGTTTGATCTAATCTTACAGGGTATTGAGGAGGCGAAAAATGAAATTTAGTCACACCCATAATATTGATGGTTCATCAATTGAAATGAAATTAAATGAAGATGCAGACCTTGATGAGGTTCTTACTTCATTCACTGACTTCTTACGTGCAGTTGGATATGTAGTTTCTTATGACGAGGAACTGACATTCGTTGGATCGTATGAACGTGAGAAGATGCAGTATGATGCAATGGTAGATGATGAGGAGCACATGCTTCATGAGTAAAGAGTTCTCGCCCTTTGACTTCATGAATGCTGCATCAGACTCTAAGAAAGATATCATTCGTGAGGCAGAGAACCCAGATCTTGCAGAGAAAGAATACTTATCGTATTCCTATGTTGTCAATCGTGGGTTCTCTTACTTTGAAGATACCATTCTTCATGCGAATGAGATGAACATCCGTTGGCCTATGTTAGACAACATGGCAGGCGCACAGTTCGATTATTATCGTGCATCACTACGCAAACGCAAACGGTTCTCCAAGTGGCACAAGGCAGAACCTAATGAAGATCTAGATGCCATCCAGAAGGTTTATGAATGCAACAGAACAGTTGCAAAACAGTATTACAAGGTTCTAAGTAAAGACCAGATGGAACATGTTTACGATAAGTTATTTGTTGGTGGTTAAAAAACACGTTTTGATAAATACTTTCGTTGGTTATGTTGATCAACACCACCCATAACAATAAATTATAAAAAAGGTGAACATGTATTATGAACGAAGATATTTTTAAGGGAGTTGGTGTCGAGATTGAATTACCCTCTGATGATAGTTTTTTAAAAATTAAAGAGACGCTCACAAGAATTGGTATTTCTTCACGAAAAGAAAAAAGACTGTATCAGTCTTGCCACATCCTACACAAAAAAGGCAGATATGCAATCCTTCATTTTAAGGAACTGTTTATACTAGATGGTAAACAGAATACTTTCACAGACGAGGACAAAGCACGCCGAAACACTATTGTAAATTTACTAGAAGAGTGGGAACTACTCAAGATCGTTGATAAAGAAAAAACCAAGGATCCAGTTGCCCCATTAAATCACATTAAGATCATTTCTTATAAAGAAAAAGATCAATGGGATCTTACAGTAAAATATAATATAGGAAGAAAGTAATTTTTTGGTTGACATGACCTTCAATTTGTGATATAAATAACATTGTACGCCGTTATCGGGTACATAACATCAATCTTGCTTAATAAAGGAGATAGCAAATGAATACTCGCAGAATGACTGCCGACTTACTTAATGATCCATTTTTTATTGGGTTTGACCGTGTACTAGATCGTATGCATCAAACAGGATCAAGTCAACCAAACTACCCACCCTACAATATACGCAAAGTAGATGACGATAATTACGTCATTGAACTGGCACTTGCCGGATTCAACCAAGATGAACTTGATGTTGAAGTCAAGGACGGTGTACTTACTGTAGAGGGTAAGAAAGACGAAAAGTCGGAAGCGCAATATCTACACAGAGGAATCAGTGCACGACAGTTCCGTAGAAAGTTTACTTTGTCGGATACAATTGTAGTACGTGGTGCTGAATACCAAAACGGTATCCTTTACGTAGAACTTGAAAATGTGATCCCAGAGGAAAAGAAACCTCGAAAGATCTCTATTGGTTCAGTTGCTGGGAAGGAAGAACTTCTCACAGAATAAATAATAACTCAGGGGGGATTTATTCCCCCCATTTTTACACACACAAACAGGAGAATAAAATGAACGAATACATGTCTAATATGTGGATTGACGCAATCCAGAATGCAAAACGAGGTTGGGTATCAACTTGGGTGAAAGATGAAACACTCAGTAAACCCTTGAATGATTTTATCGACACTCAAACCGCATTTACAAAAGCGTCCTTTAAACAAATCAATGAATTTTCTAATGCAACAGGCGAGATGCTCGCTAAGGTGGTGAAGTGATGTCTAATAAAAATCCATTCGAAATCCGTTCTGAGATGTTGCAACTTGCAAAAGACTACATGGATCAACAGTATCATATGAACGTACAGTTCGCTGAGAAAATGATGGATCAAGGCAAGATGCAGATGGAAGAGTTTCAGAAAGTAACTGAAATGTATTCTGTACAAGACCTCATGGAGAAGGCAAAAGAGATGTACAGTTTCGTTAGTAAACGAGATGATACAAAAGAATAATTCAAAGGTCTCTTCGGAGACCTTTTTTTTGCGAACAAGTTGTCACACTTTCCAAATTTGCATAACGCCTATTCCAAATTGGTAAGGGTTATTTACCTATTTCTGTACTAAATAAATGTGTGGAAAAGGAGTAAAATGTAGATCGCCTACGCTCGGATTAACACACACATTTATCATACATTTGGAGAACAAAATGACACAAGCTATACTAGCAGCACATGGTTATACAACCAGATCAATCGAACTGATCATCAACGCCTTCAGAGACTTTAGAAATTGGAGAATTGAACGTAGAGCAATTCGAGAAACTGAAAAAGCACTCAGCAAACTATCAGATGCAGATCTTATGGATATCGGTATCTCAAGAGGCGACATTTATTCCATCGCACGTAAAAAAGATACAATCGAACACTGCGTTAATACAAATCTAAGAGGGTGGGTCTAATGACAACATTAGTAGCAAACTATGTTTTCTCACCGTTGTCGGGATTGTGGTCTTCCTTAGATCGGTATACCCAGATGATGGGTTACAGCAGAGCGGCTTCGGAACTCGCAAGGATGGGTATGCACGAGGAATCGAAAGCGTGTATGATGGAAATCAAAAAACTATATAAATAATTTTCATGACTAAACCCAATGAAAAATTTAAACTAAACGTTCGTGACGTAGAGCAGATTGAAACTGCTCTGCGTTTTCGCATGTTTGCAGCAGACCCAAAAGAAAAACAAGTTATCAACGAACTTTTGGCCAAGATGTATCATCAAAAGAATTGGTATCGTCCAAAGAATAAAACCTATGTGGGTGGTTAACCACTTAGTTTCATAGGACTCATTGGATTGCCATTCTGGTTGTAGGATTTAACGTCTGCAATATTTACTGCACCACCTTTAGTGATCTGAGTATTTTGGATCGTATCCCCACCAACTTTTCCAATCACCACGTTTGTACCACTATTCCCCATGGCGGCATCTGCTAACATCTGTTGTGTAGCGGCACTTCCTGCCAGTGAACTCAGTTTTTGTGCCGCAGGCCCGCCGTTCATTATTTCTTCCAGCGCTTTGAGTATTCTCTTTTGATCATCTGTTAGGAATTCGAAGTCTTCAGAAGTAGACGTAATGCCTTGGAACGATCTCAGTATACTATTACGCAATTCGTTGCGCATGGTTAAGATCGCCGTATCGTTACCAGACAGTTCAACAAACTTATTCAACTCTTCAAGTTGACTAAAGAATTTATTGTACGCCTCATCACCTTCAACTTCACCTAGATTGTCACCCAACATCGTAAGTTGACCTCTTTGTGCCGCCATCATTGGGCCAAATCTGTCGATGAATCTTTGAATGGTCGCTTGATCTAACATCTTGATTACATCATTAACAGCAGCTTTATCCCCTTCTGCAGCCTGTTTAAGTGTTTCATCAAAGTCGTCGTACAAGTTAGCAGCGATTGCCATTTGTTCTGCATCAGTTGTTTTGGTAAACTTGTCTGCGCTTGCAGATCCAGCTACGCCTTCTGTATTTGGTCTTTTCATTCTTGCAGCTCTTAATACAGCATCATCATAATTTTCTAATGATCCAAGATTACCTTCTAGAATATCTGCAAGTGCAAGTCGGTCTGCGAGTTTTTTCTCTGCATCCGCTTGGTTTCTCTTAAACCAATTGTATAAGGTCTTCCCTGCAACATACGCAATACCTGCTACTGCACCAACAAGCAACCCTGGCGGCCCAAACATTGCACCAAGTGTGAGTGCTCCAGATATTGCAGTCGCACTATCAACAGCGAAATCTGCCCATCCTTCTGACATGCCTTGAGTTTGTAACCAATTACTGATATCTTCTCCATAGAAAACAAGTGCACCAGTTAACGCACCCAGTGCAGAAACCTTTAATACTTTTCTTAGGTTCAACAACCCTGCAGGCGCACCTTGTCCAGCAGGGCCTCCACCACCGCCAGCACCTAATACACCTTGAATAATACCAGCAGTAACACCTTTTGCAAGTGAACCGCCTGCAAATCCAGACATGATACCTGCGGCAGTCAAACCTGCGCCTGCAAGAATCATCCCTAATGGACTTGAGATAAAATCAGTGATTGCAGTAACTGCTTCTGGAATTTTGGTTGCAAAGGTTACAAAAGAAGTTCCAAGTGCAGACCAGTCAACTTCTTTGAAGGTCTTGATCATTGAGGTTTCAAAGGCAGTGAATCCACCACCTGTCTTCTCGTCAATAAATCCTTTTGCAAAGTTATATGCAACAAACAAACCTGCAGAACCAAGAAGAAGTGGTTTCATCATTCCTAGAAGACTTCCACCAAATCCAGAAATCATTTCTATGAGACCTTTTGACTTCTTACCATCACTATCAGTGATAGTTGTATCTGTTTCAGTCTCTTCGATTTCGGGTTGAACTGGTGGTTGTAACTCGTTGAGGTCGTCTCTTCTCTGTTGTCTTTCGATTGCTTCTTCTTGAATGCCCATCTGTTTGCGCAACAGTTGTGTCTGTTCCGCAATATTTCCAGAGATGGAATTGAATACACCTTCGAACTTTTCGAGTTGTATTTTGACAGAGCGAATAGAGTGACTACCGCTATTGCGAGTCAACTGACCTTCTGCTTTTAAACGATCAATGATCGCTTCTGTTTCTGCACTTATTGCCATTTACTTTCCCGACTGCATTCGTTGTTCTTCTTTTTGTTTTTCTAAAAACTGTACTAACATCGCAAAATAAAGGTCACGTTCATAAGGTAATAAATTTTCTACGTCTGATATTGAGTATTTATGATGCTGCACCAATGAAAAGACTATTTGATAATATTCTTTCAGACTCATGTGACACAGCACTAGGCGAAAAAAGATCTCATTCCTTCTATTACAAATGTCTTTTCAGTACCTTCACTATTGGTATACTTCATTTCATGACGAAGTTTAGGCATTGTTTCAAAGAACTTTTGAATTTCTTTCATCACATCTGCCGTCATATCGTTCATAAAGTCATCAACCTCTTCTTGCGAATAGTCAGAGAACTTGTGCGTTTCTTCTTCAGATGCAATTTGATCCAGCGAAGATGTCATAATGTAATAGTTTACAAGAGGGTCAGTTGCATCCATTGTAATGATTTGTGTGAACTGATCGATGGTAGGATACTTTAAAAACAAAGTATATTCATCATTAATTCTTACACGTTTGGAATGCTCTTTATCCTTGACAATTTTAACATCGTCAATGTTGATTTCCATCTCAACTCTCTCTTTTGTATCAGGATCTCCGATAGTAAACTTAATTGCGTTATCTACAGATCTTGAACGTAGCACAAGAAGTACATATTCCAAATCAAACATTGCGAGTTTAGAAATATCTGTTTTAACCAGACAGTTATTCACAATTTGTTTTGCCGCTAGTAGTTCTTGTTCACGGTCATTTGACTCTTGTGCAACCAAAAGAATCTTTTCTTCTTTGACCGTAAACGGTCTGTATTTTACTTTTCTACCAGTTGAAGGAAGTTTCAATTCAAAAAGTGGTAGATCAATTTTAGGTAAAGCCATAATATATTCTCCTTACTATAGACCTATACTCCGACTCAAATTGTCGAAGGAATTATTAACACGCTGGAACCTGTTCACAGCATCTTGTATACTTGATACATTAGAAAACCCTTGATTAACGGTTTGTTGTACCACTCCAGCAAAACCTGCAACTGCACCAAGGATATCAAAGAAACCAGAACCACGTCCTAGTCTTGATGTTGGTGAGCCTGGCCTCAAACCAGAGTATTCGATTCTATCATATGAAAATGCAACTGGAAGTGTGAGGAACTGATCGTTTGTTTCCCATGCCATATCCAGATCACCAATCTGAGAAGGCCATGCTTTGTCTAGTATTACTTCATAGAATCTACTTGGATCGTGATCCGTTGAGAAGTGACGTATACTTAGACGACATGAATACTCATCTTTGTATCCAATCTCATACGGAAGTTTACCATTGTCTTCAGACAGGTTGCCACCTGCGGTTCCGATATTGATTACATTCTGCATCCAAGAGTGGAAGAACTTCAATATCTCATGATCACTATCAATCATAAAAATTGTATTGATTTGTGTATTCTGAACAGACATAGGGAACTGTTTAGGAAGACTTGCAACTGCCTCGTAGTTTGCAACATTAAGACTTACAGAGGGAATCTGTGCCGTCTTACAGAAGAACGTGAGTTCTTTTGATCCCAACAATGAGTTGACATTGTTTGGGTAACCTGTTATAGTAACTTGAAACAAGTTCGCATGTGCAGGGCCACCAAACTGATCAAATGTTGATTTGAATTCCGATATGCGAAATGCCATTATCCGTTCCTTATGATTTTACGACTATCAGCGTATACTTTGTTTTTACTTGCACCAACGAAGTTCGCAGTTGGTAGGAACAATGCAATGTCCCACTCCACAGGATTAACATAAAAAAACCTTGATCTTGTCTGAGCATTCAGATAGTGTTTGATAGTGGGTTTAAATTCTCTGAACTTAGACGCACTGTTTAAAAGTTTATATGATAAATCTAATTTTGTACTCGTATCATACTTATCGTTTGTAATGGTGTCGTAAAGACCATCCATTAACTTTGCACGTAAAATAGGTGGTAAATAGTGCATGTTGATGCCCATGAATCCTTTTGGTGCAGGGCCAATTGGGAATATCAGAGGGAACTTATCGTAGTAAGGTAATGTCTTTGCATGTTTTGCCTCATACGCAAAGAAGTACATATTACCTACTGCAGATGTGTTTGCACCTCTGTCTTTTAATTCACGTTCCACTCTACCTGCATTTATCGGGCCATTCTTAACAGACTTCTGCGCAGTATCTCTGTACCACTTACGTGCGGCATCAGTACGTGCAGGCACTTGTCCCGAACGAATACCTCTTAAAAGTATATCATTAAATAATGATGCTGCCATTTCTAGTCCTTACAGTCTTTACATTTACATTTAAAACAAACGTCATTTATACAATCGGGACAATCTTTACCACGATGACATGGGTGTCCACAGGTTGTGCAAATGGGTTTATCTGATTGCATGTTCGTCCATTAATTTCTTTATTGTATCTAATGCACGCTTGCCATCTGGGTGTTTCGGGTTTATACTAACCTCAGTACCATTCACAAAGTCTGATATACTTGCAGATTTTCCTAAGGCGGTAATTGCACGATGGAGTGGATCCTTTGGATCGTACTTTCTTTCGAATCCAGGCTTTCCTCTCAGTTCAACCCACTTACGATCTCCCTTGTTCCACATCTTCAGAACATCCTGATCTTTTCCACGAATGAGTTTTAATTTGACTCCCTCGTCGATAAACTTTGTTAATCTGATCATGTCTTCTGCCTTTGCGTTTCTTTTCTTGTATTCATTATATATTTCTTTGTATGTGGTAATTAACACAACTTTATCGTTATCGTCATATAGTGTGTACCTTGGCCACCTGTTCATGGTCGTTCCTAATACTTGATGTTGAGTTCTTTCTCCGTCATTATTACAAATTCCCATCCACGTTGGTGACAGAACCTTCTCGCTGCCTTCCACTTCGCATCATTTACACCCCAAGTCTTAACCTCGTTAAGATATCTACGAGAGACACGTCCAGTAGGGGTTGCATTCTTTTTCCTTGGATCTGGTGGTCTCGTTTGTTTGTATGGTTTTATTTCAACCATGATCGTCTTTGGTGCACCCTCACGTTGTTTCATTTTTACAATTACATCTGGAAAGTATCGATGCATCTTATTGTCTAATGGAGACATGTAAGGAACCATCAATTCCTCAGATTGCCACCAAATTGTATCAGGATGTTCGTCACACCACTTAAAGAATTTTACTTCCCACATACTACGATAAATAATCTTAGATGGGTCGCCTTTGTACTTGCTAGGGTTCTTCGGGCGGAATCTTCCACTATATGCCATTTTCAATTTCACATTTTGGTTATAAATAGGTTTACACAGTGTATTTATAAGGTTTAAACAAAATGGCAGGAAGTTACAGACCAGAGGTTGCACGTCTTAAAGATGCGTACAGACGTAACCCTACTCTATTCTCGTTTCCAGAAAATAAAACGGCGCATTCTATCATGTTCGTTTTCAAGGAATACGACTATAGTGGGTATACAAGACAAAACAATAATGCATCATATTTTGAGACACGACAACGTGGAGTCGGTAGATCTATTGCAGATCGAAACCGAGCAATCAGTACGTCCATTAGTTCTTTTGGTTCTGTCGAGTTGCCTTTTCCAAAACAGTTACAAGACAATACATCCGTGAGACTCAATGCATTTGAAAGAGAAGCAATCACTGAAGCGGTTACCAATGCAATATACAAAGGTACAGGTGGTGGTATGGGTGATGGAACTCTGGGGTCAATAGGATCAGGACTCGCAGGCGCCGCAGGCGATATTGCAGGTGCGATACAAACGGCAGGGGCTAGTATGGCGACTGCGGAAGGTCGTAAAAATGCAATGGGTACTTTCACCAATGCAGTAAGTGATGTATTAGGTAAAGTAGCAGGTATCGAAGGTACAGCGGCAACATCTGCGGCTGCATACTTAATGAGAGGTATAGTTAGTAAACTTGGTGGAGACGTTGCAAGAACTATTGATCTCGTCCAAGGTAATGTTGTCAACCCTAAAGAAGCACTTGCGTTTGAAGGTGTTGATATGAAGAACTATAGTTTTTCATGGGAACTCTATCCTTCTAATGCAACTGAAACACAAACAATCGATCAGATTATCAAGACATGTAAACGTAATGCCCTACCAGAAGTTCAGGATCTTGTGCCAGGCGTATTTGAACGTACATTCTTGAGGTATCCATCTGTCGTAGAAATTAAACTAATCGGAACTAACAACCAGTACTTTCCTAAATTCAAACCATGTATGATTAAAGCAGTAAACGTAAGTTATGAAAATGCAGCAGGTACTGTTCCTATCATGCAGGGTGGTGCGCCTGGTTCTGTAACATTGAATATGGAATTCTCAGAAATGTCTGCACACACAAGAGAAGATGTAGATCAAAGTCTTGATCGTGCAGCAATCAACGCACAAGCGAATCAGTTGCCTGATAGTTTCTAAACAAAAGGTAAAGACATGGCAAAATATTTTGAAAACTTTCCAATCGTTGAATACAACGGTAAAGTTATGCGTGACATCACAAGACGTAATCAACTCGTCAAAACGCTCACGACTAACCCAATGTTGTTTCTTCCATATACAGTAAAACAAAATGAACGTGCAGAAGATATTGCGCAGTTCTATTATGGTTCTGTAGATTATAGTTGGTTGGTGTACATGGCGAATCAAATTGTTGATCCGTACTATGAATGGCCAATGGACGAAGAAACCTTTAATAACTATCTTATCGCCAAGTATGAAGAACTATCTGGTGAAACAGGCGACGATGTTGTTGACTGGACTAAAGATGATACTATCACTGATAATATCGTTTATTATTATAAAGAGGTATAACAGATGGCAGTTGATCAGGTAATTCTTGCACCAGAATCGTTCAGAACGATTTACTTGCGTAGAGAAGACAGAGTTATTCTCCTAACAGAACAGGGTCGTAAGATCATTATTAAACGTATCATTCCAGAAGAATGGATTGAATACCGTATCTACGATTACGAAAAAGACAGAAACGAATCCAAGAAAGAAATATTTCTTTTTGATAACAGATTTCTCCCTCAGATTACGAGAGAGTTCAAAGAAACTATACGTGCTGACGAAACCTAATGGCAGACTTTAACCCCTCATATGCAATCGCAAAGGTGGAGATTGAATCCTTTAATGGGGATCAACTCCTTGACCTTACTGGTATTACTACTCAGTTTGAATTGAGTCAGAGTATCAATTCGGATTCGTGGTCGGGGTCAATCAAGTGTGTCGACTCCACAGGCATGTTGGAAAATAATACTTTTAAATTAAGAGGTGAGGAAACCTTAACACTGACGTTAGAAACATATGATTTAAAGTTGGAAGAACCAATCGAACTTAAATGTCATGTGTTGTCAGTCACTGATGTTGTTCCCACACAAAACTTGACAGGTTTGGCCTTTCAACTTAATTTCATTTCAAAACTAAGTTACGAAGCTGGTAAGAGAAGGGTGCGTGAGTCATTCAAAGACATGAAAGCATCTGAGTGTGCACGAACGGTATTTCAAAAATACTATTCGAAGTTATCTGCCTCTGGTTCATCCACGATCAAAAGAAGAGAAGAACTTCCTTTCGATGCCAAAAAGTTTGAGATTCGAAACTCAAAAGGAAGACACTTCTACTTACAACCATCAGAAGGCAGAATGCGAGCGGTGATGCCGTCTTTGACACCTAGTGATGCAATGAACTTTCTTTCTCAGAGATCTTTCAGTAAAAACTCGCCTTCATGTTCATATCGATTCTTTGAAACTATCAATGGTTTTTTCTATGTGACTGATGAGTTTCTTGTTAAACGTGGTATGGATAACACTAGGGATGTAGAAGTATTTGCATTCAACGCAATGAACAGTCAAGATCCTAATGATGGTACAGAAATACAGACAAACACTCTTACTTCATTCACACAGGGACAACGTGTTGATACAGCGGGTGATCTAGTGGGTGGTGCATATCGAAACAAAGTATATGAAGTGGACTTTACAAGAAGAAGAGTTAATGTCACTAACTACGACTATGTTAAAGATGTAGACTACATTGATATGTCTGGTAAGAAAGCAACGGTCAGAACAAGTCCACATACAGAAGAATTTATTAATGAGACATTCACTGAAGAAAATGCAAGACGTTTCTTGGTGTTTAAAGATTACTATGATGAAGATGGTGAGACGTTACGTGCAGACCAACACTTCAAAGAGATCTTGGTAAATAGAACCGTGTATGGCGCACACCTTGGAAGAACGGTTGTCCAAGCGAGTCTAGTAGGTAGATTAGATATTACGCCTGGCAAGATTATTTCTGTGAAGGTTCCAAAGTTTACAATCGAACAGTCACCAGAAGATCCATATAATCAACAGTTGTCTGGTAATTATTTGGTGCTGTCTACAAGTCATCAATTGAAAAATGATATTATGAATACAAATATAGTTCTCGCAAAGTACGACTGGAGCGGGGATTTTCGTGAATTGGAGGTCGCACCGTAATGGAATCAGGTATTGGTATAACCAACCCACTATTTTTTGTGGGAGTAGTGGAGAACAACATCGATCCTCAACTAGAGGGACGAGTGCAGGTTCGTGCATTCTCTATACATGGAGACAACAAAGAAGTACCCACACCAGATCTACCTTGGGCAACAGTTGTAAAGGGTGACTATGATCCAAATGGTCTGCCACCACCCTTGAACTCTTTTGTCTATGGAATGTTCTTAGATGGTAGAACTGCACAACACCCTATGTTGCTTGGTTTGATACCTTCACCATACATGGAACCAATCGATCCAGAGAAGAATGGGTGGGGAGTATATCCTCAGTTTCATGGTCATATTAATGCAAGAGGAACTGCACCAAAAGATTTTGGTCAACCACAGAACTCTCGACTTGCACGTGGTGAGAACTTAGAAGAAACATATGTTCTACAACAAGAGATGAATCGTGTTGAAGATGTGTACATTGCAGGTCAGGCAGATGTGCCTGAAGACGAAAGAATAACGTGGAGTGAACCCAACCCTGCATATGGTACAAAGTATCCATACAACCGTGTCATAGAGACTGCGACACATAGTATTGAACTTGACGATACGCCAGGCGCAGAACGTATTATGGTTAAACATAAAGAAGGTTCTTACATCCAAATTGACTCAAGGGGAACGACAACTCATAAGTCTGTTGGTGACAAATATGAAATAAATGATAGACAACACCATGTTTATATTAAAGGCCCTAGTATAGTTACCATAGATAATGATGCATATGTTTATGTGAAAGGTAATAAGACTGAAGAGATCGAAGGCGATTACAACATGATTGTTCGTGGTAATGCGCAGTTTGGTGTTGGTGGATCGTTCTTTGTAAACGCAAGTGACCAGTTACAGATGCGTGGTGCAGATGTAATGTTAGACGCAAACGTGTCTACGATGGAACTGTTCGCAAAGAAAGAACTTAACATTAGATCTGATATCGATATTAACGTATCGTCTAAGAAAATGTTTACTCAACAGTCTCAAGTCCACAGTATGAAAGCTGGTGGAGTTATTCGTTTTGAAAGTGAAGGTGGTTTATTCCAAGAAGCAAAAGGCGATGTTGGAATGAACTTCAAAGGTACGGATACAATTAGATTCCAAAGTGATGCAGATATATCAATGAAAGCGGGTGATAATATCTTTGCAGATCCTGGCAGTGGTATCATCGATCTTGCAAATGGTGCGAGTGAAGATGTAGATCCAGCGGAAGCGACTGATGCAGTTGTTGCAAATCAGACAGAAATGCCTGAACCACCTGCGAAGTCTACATCGATTGTAAATGGAGAAATTGCATCTATGAACGGTATAGGAACGATGGCGACTGACGACTCATCGGATCCTTCTAAAGACGCAGGCGGAGGCCCACGATGAGTAGTAAGTGTATAGACTTAAGTAATCAATTAGTACAGACAAGGTCTAAACTGACTCCTGCCCCTATTGTGAAACCCAATGGGGAATTAAACATATATGCAGTCGATCAATATAAGAATGATTTCCTTGAAGGTATTCAAGAAGATTCTATTTTCGATCCTGTGCAGACTGCAGTTGGATTGTATGGGGATGAATTCTATAATTCACTAGAATCCTTGAATAAACTTTTGAATAGTTCTCAGTTATCCGATTATCCAGAATTAAATCAAAGATATCAATCAGGGCCAATATCTGCAATTGAATATGCAGATTTTATTGGTTCTTATAATTACACTCCACCTAAAATTAAAAAAGGTGGTGGTGCAGTTCTTCCTAATTTGAATAGTTACTACAGAGATTCAAATGGAAGTATTCTTGGTGGGTTCTGTAAAATGATGCCTCAGGCATTTGCAGCGATTGGTGGGTTCTTTACAATTATTGGTAGCGTTGCAGGTTTGATTAACGATGCATTATCATTCCTCACTAAACTAAAAAACCTTGAAGATCCTATCAAAGCAATTATTGAAAAGGTTACAGTTACATCACTTATAAAGGCAATCAAAGAAAAGATGACTGCAGTTGTTGAAGAGACTTGGGAGAGTGTAAAGTCTGCAGTACAAAATTTTGATTTAGAACAAACAATTGGTGATATTGCAACATACATCGATCAGCATGTGGTTCAAAAGGCACTAAAGATCAAAGACGAAGTGACCAGTATTCTTAACGACGAGAATAAGAAGGGTCTCACTGACAAGATCAAGGCGTTGTTTGATTATGCAGTGGGTCTCTTTGCAAATCCCTCATTAGAAGAAATTCAATTCTTGATTGCACGTTTCTGTGCATTGACCTCAAACATTGAAGCGTTAATTAAAGATGTTAAGAGACCAATGGACAACTATGCATACAAGTATCAAACCATTGTTGGTCGACTAGAAAGAATCTCAAAACTATCAACTGCACGTGCGGTTTCTGCAGGTGCAGTTCGCATCGAACCAGAGAAACGTAAAGAGCAAATAAATAAGCAAGTTAAACAGTGGACAGGCCCGATTGAAACCACATATTTGGACGATAGAGGGAACAACACAGGAATTAAAAGGATACTGGGAGATTTTGAAACAGATAAACAATTAAACGATTTACTTTCAGGTACACAGGACGATCAGGTAACACCTACACCAAGACCACGTCCAGAACTGCCTGATACTGTGAGTGTTAGAGAAGGTGTTGTGGAATCAAACCCAACAAAACATCACACACCCACAGGTAAACCGCCAAACAACCCACCAGCTGCCACACCCAAAGAAGTTGGCGACTTTCCTACGTGGGATGAAATCAAAGATGGTAATCATCCAAGATTTAAGTTTACATCTGGTATGGGTCAAAGAGGTTGGACGGATCTGTCTCCCGATACAAAGGCCGCTTTGAATAAATTGCAAAAGAAGGTCGGTAAAAAGTTTACAGTGAATAGTGGATTTAGAAGTGAACAGTATCAGAATAGGTTGAGAGAAAGATACAAACGTGAGGGCAGATCCAAAGGCACGTTTGTAAAGGGAAGAGGATGGAACTACGGAGTTGCATTTTCATCTCAACACATGTTAGGTAATGCGGTAGACGTGGTTTACCCATCAGGTGTTAGTAGGGCACAATTCCAAAAGGATGCTCTTGCATCTGGATTCAATTGGACTAAACATTATAATTCACGTGGTTTTATGCACATGGATTTATTAGAGAGAAATTAAATGTCGTTAAACGTCTTTACACCAACACAAAAAAAGATCAGTCTTTATTCTGATTTTAGAAAAGATCTGGAATTGAATCTTTTGACAGATGACCTTGCAATATCAAGGGACGAAGATTCTGTCAAGGAAGCAATGTACAATCTTATCATGACCGCTCGTGGTGAACGTTTAATGCAACCAAACCTTGGGGCAGGACTCAGAGAACTACTCTTTGAAAACTTAACGCCTGCTACACTAGAATTAATTAAAGACCGTGTTAAAACAACACTAGAACTCTACGAACCTCGTGCAGAAATCATTGATGTAGTCGCTGCAGGTTCTTTAGACGAAAACGAAGTTTATGTTACTGTGAGATTTTACATCAGTAATAGAGAACAGCCAGTCACGTTAGATGTGATACTAGAGAGGACAAGATAATGGCAACGCCAACCCCAATCGTAGAACTGGATTTTGAGGCAGTCAAAACTCAGTTAAAATCATACCTAAGATCTCAAACCCAATTCAAAGACTACAACTTTGAAGGTTCGAACATGAGTGTCATGTTGGATGTCCTTGCATACAACACGTATCATAATAACTTCTACACCAACATGGCAGTCAACGAGATGTTCCTTGACACTGCAATGTTGCGTAACTCTGTCATCTCTCATTCAAAAGAACTTAATTATCTTCCTCGTTCTCGTAAATCTGCAAAGGCTGTTGTCAGACTACGCATAGACGATCCCCAACAAACTATCGAAGATCAAACTGTTGTTATTCCAACATACACCGAATTCACTTCCTCTTATTTGGGACAGTCTTTTAACTTCGTAACAGATCAAACATATATCGCTAAGAAAGTTGATGTTGGGGTATTCGAAACTGATAGTATAGAAATCTTTGAAGGTGAGATGTTGCAATCATTTGAACGTGAAGGTTTCTTGATTGACGACAAAGGTGTCCTACGTGTCGCACTATCAAACGCAGAAGTCGACACAGACTCCATCGTTTGTTTCGTAGATGCAGAGGCGACAGAAGATCAAAACGTATTTACATATAGAACAAATATCTTTGGAGTGGGTGCACTGGATAAAGTGTTTTATCTAGAACCATACTTCGATAATCGATATAATATTTATTTTGGAAACAACATTTTTGGTTTGCAACCAACTGCATTCGAAGATGTTAAAGTCCGTTATAGAATTTGTTCTGCAGAAGAACCAAATGGTGCGAACGCATTTACGACATCGTTTATACCAGATACTCAAATCACTGTAACAACTATTCAACCTGCAGCGGGTGGTGCGGAAAGAGAAGGCATTGAGTCCATTCGTTTCAATGCGCCAAGAGCATTGCAGATTCAGGATCGTGCGATTACAACCAAAGATTATGAGATTCTTCTTAAACAACAGTTCCCAGAGATCTCTGCAGTTTCTGCATATGGTGGTGATCAGTTAGATCCGCCACAGTTTGGTAAGGTTGCAATCTCTGTATACTTAAACGACAATGCACAGTTGATTTCTCAAACACTTGCAAACTCATATATTTCTTTCCTAAAAGAAAGAACACCATTGACGATTGAACCATTCTTTGTGAAGACTGATTTCATCTATGCAGACATTGGCATTAATGTTTACTATGTGACTACTGAAACAGAAAAGTCTGCAGATCAAATTGAATCATTGGTTCGTGATAAAATCAAACTTCATTCCTCAACTAACTTGAATAAGTTTAATGCAATACTAAGACTATCTAAGTTGTCATCTGAAATAGATTCTATCGATACTTCAATTCAATCGAATGCGATTATTGCTAAACCTATTATTGAGTTCTCTCCTACTATTAATATCGTTACTAATCCACGTTTCGTATTTGGAACTGAACTTATTAAACCATACGCATATTCAACAACAGAAGGGTTTACTAACTACAAACCTGCAATCGTAAGTTCTATCTTTGATCAAAACGGTATCTGTGTATTCTTCCAAGACGATGGTAAAGGCAAAATTCAGATTGTCACTGATGATATTGCAAACCCACAAGTTGTAAATCCTTCCGCTGGTACAGTGAACTACGAAACTGGTGAGGTAAAACTAATTAACTTTGAAACAGAGAGTTACCCAGGCGCCTCTATTAAAATATTTGCAAATACAAGACCAGATGATATTCGTGCACCAAACGGAAGAGTCTTCATACTTAAAGATGAAGATGTTCGTGTGAACGTTTATGTCGATGGGGTAAAAGCAAACTTGACCACTACAACAACGAACTCCATCACACCAACAGTTCCAGCAGGAGTTGATGTCCTTATTACAGGGACAGGTGCAGGTACAGGTAGATCAGGTGGCGCTGGTGGTGGGTATACCGATTATGGCGGAGGTTCGGGTTACTAATGGCCGATTACAATCAAGCAGAAATTCTTAAGAAAGTTTCTTTCTTCGTAGATGCTCAGTTCCCCGCTCTCTATAAAGAGTTCGGGCCTGAGTTGATTCAGCTTGTGCGAGACTATTATGAGTTCATGGAAACAGACACAAATCAGTCTGTTTACAATATAAGACGTATCTTCGAATATCGTGATGTATCTACTACGATCTCTAGTATGATAATTCACTTTCAAAGAATGTTCATGGCAGATCTTCCATACAAGGAAGACCAAATTGTTTTTGTAATAAAAAACATCATGGACTTGTATCGTGCAAAGGGTACAGAACAAGGTATTGAACTCTTCTTCAGACTCTTCTACAAAGAAGATATTGAAGTGTATTATCCCGCTCAAAAAATGTTTAAACCTTCGTCATCTAAATGGCGAACTGGTAACTTCTTGCAGATGTTCCCAACAACCAATGAGTTTTTCTCAAAGACAGGTGTCAAGTACACATATCTTGATCTGTTAGGTAGAAACATTACTGGTTCCACTTCTGGTGCGAAGTCATCCGTTAACAAGATTAACTTTATTCTTCTCAACGGTATTATCACACCTATTATATACATCGATAACTTACAAGGCAACTACATTAAGTACGATGATGTTCTCACACAGATTTCTGGTGAGACTGTTTCTTTTGGTAAGATCAACGGTTCACTTGTAGATCTTGATATCGATGACAAGTGGCCTCTTGCAACCACAGGAAACCAAGTCGGTGACATATTCGATGTGCAAGGCACATTTGGTGTCGGTGGACGTGCAATCGTCACAGAAGTATCTGATGAAATTACTGGTACAATTGCATACGAATATATCGATGGTGGTTTTGGTTACACAGTAGAAAACGCAAGACTTCTTGTCAGTGATCAAGTGGTCATTCTTGACGCAGGGTCACGTGACACTGAATGGGATCTCGGCGAAACAATCGGTGATAGATTCGGTAACGAAGGTGTACTCACAGGTTTCAGTGAAATCGCCATTGGTGTAAAGATGAATGCAGGTCAGGATTTTGATGAAACTCAATCTCCTCAACTTCGTCGTAGAAACTTTGCAAACTCAGATATTTTCTGGACTGATATTACGAACAAGAACTCAAGTTCGCCAGGCCCTCTATACCCAGATGGTACACCACCAGATGCAACCACACAGGTTGTGGCGGTAATTAACAATATTGAAAACATCTCGTTAATCACAGATCCTATTGCACCATTCCTCGCTGTCACACTCGACTCATCAAACTATAATGATGTTCCACCTGCAGGTCAACCAATGTCTGGTAGTGCAAACCCAGTGACGATTGCAACACCATTGAATCAAGCGTTTGACTTAACACCATTCAATATTGGTGCAATTGATATCTTTAAGAATATCGATCCAGGCGTTAACTACACGAACGATGTGTTTGCATTTCCACTTGATAGTCAAATGTTACAGTTTGATCGTAAAGATCAAATCATTCAATTGTCGAACCCTGCGGCTGCAGGTTCATTCAACATTGGTGAAAGAGTTATCGAAGCGAATACTGGAGTCGTCGGTAAGGTTCGTGGATCTAATACTCAGGTTGGATCTATTACTGTTACACCATATGCATATTATGGATTTTCAGGTAGAAACAATGTTACCAGAGAAAACACAGACGTTTTCACAATCTTGGGCGTTGAAACAGATTACAACTCTCAGTCATTTGGTGAGAACGCAGTCATTGATACAGAGGTTGAATTTGCAACAGGTAAGATTAAGACTGCAAGGATCTTTAACTCTGGTCTAGGTTATTCTACTGGAGAAACAGGATACCTCGCAAACAATAACATCCTATATGCAAAGGGTACAATCACGGCAGACTCGCAGGGTGTAACTGAAGGTTATTGGGCGGACTTCAACTCACACTTGAATGGATATCGTGTTGATACCGCTAACAACTATAACTACTTCGACTCTTCTATGAAGGTTCAAGACAGTGATTACTTCCAAGAGTATTCATACGAAATTCGTAGTATGCTTGGAAAACCAGTTTACGAAGACTTCCTTAGAGATACCATGCACACTGCAGGTACTAAGATGTTTGGTAAGTTTGCGTATAACCGTAAGTTCGAAGTTGGGCCAACGGATACTGGTGTCAAACAGAGATTTATCCGTATCTTTAATGATGACGGTGAATCAACATCACCATTGGATATTGGTAACACTACAAACCTCACATCCGACTTCACTAACATCTATGTTGATACAGAACTAGTCACTTCAGACAATGATTCGTCATTTGCTGGTGGTGGTACAATCTCTTACCAACTAGAAGTACAGGGTGGTGCAACGAGTGTGGATGAAGGTAGTTCACTTACGTTTATCGTCACCACAACAAACTTCCCGAATGGGCCTCTATATTGGTCTATTCCAAATACTGGAGACTTCCAGTTCCAGAGTGGTAATGTCAACATGACGAACAACTCAGGTGCATTCCAGTTGACTCCTCTTGCAGATGGGGTGACAGAAGGTGCAGAAACATTTACCGTCACATTACATACTGGATCTGGAGTAGGCCCAGTGGTGACAAGTGTTGGCCCTATCACAATTAATGATACAAGTCAAGGTACATTTACACCCGATTACACTATCAACGTAACTACACCAATCTTTGATTATGTGTTTAACGGAACGCATGGTGGTGGTACTCTATCATCTGCAGCACAACCTGCACTAACATTTAGTGTCGGTGATAAAGTTCAATTTAATATCGATTCAAGTACACAAACAAGTCACCCATTCTATCTGAAAACTGTCCAAGGAAGTGGAACTGGAAATCAAATTTCTGGTGTTGTAGGTCAAGGTGGCGCAACACTTCAGTGGATTGTAGGTGGAACTGGAGTCTACTATTATCAGTGTGGAGTACATGGATCAATGAATAACACAATTACAGTAACATAAATAATTTAAAAACACTTAGGAAGGTTTAAAATGGCAAAGCAAGTTGTTGACATAGGTCAAGCGCCAAACGATGGTACTGGTGATCCGATACGTGTCGCCATGGACAAACTTAATGATAACTTCAATGAAGTTTATCGTGCAGTCGGTGGTGTCGGTTCACAGACTCTACTTAATATGGTTTCTAACAACGCCATTCAAGTATTGAACACTTGGAACCCCATCTCATTTAAGATTGACACTCTCGCTGAACTCAATAATCTGAGCGCAAGTACGTATCATGGGTGCATTGCTCATGTGCACGAAACAGGTGCATTGTATTACGCTCACGTCAATTGGAATAGACTCCTTTCAGACGCAAACACATCAATCTCTGCATATGTAGATCCTTTGACTGATATGGTCTATGCAAATAATCATACAAATACAGAAGTAGCGGATTATGTTCTCGCAACAAATGCAGATGGAACGTACACTTGGGTAGAACAATCTGCAGGTGGTGGTGGTTCATCAAACACATTTAGTTCTTTCGCTGTATCTGGTCAGACCTCTGTTGTTGCAGATTCGATCACTGATACATTGACTTTGGTTGCAGGTAGTAACATGACAATTACTACAGATGCGACTAATGACAGAATCACGTTTGCATCTACAGGTGGTGGTAGTGGTGGTAACTCAAGTCCTGGCTTTACACCAACACGTGTTAGTCAAGCTGTTACAACTTCATCCTTGCCAGATGGTTTCGATACTGATATTTCATTTGCAGACCTTGGTGCATCTTTCGCACTTTATAGTGTGACAGTAGACAGAGCTGCAAGAGTAAGAGTTTATAAAGATGTTGCATCTCGTACTGCAGACGCAAGTCGTGCACAGGGTATAGACCCTGCAGAAGGTACAGGTGTAATTTTAGAATACGTTTCAAACAGTGCAAACACTATCGTGTTATCCCCTGCAGTGTTTGGTTTCATTGATAGCGGTGAAAGTACAATGCCTGTAAGAGTAACTAACATATCAGGTTCAACGTCAACTGTCGTGGTAACACTTACTGGACTTAAATTAGAGAACTTCTAATGAAACAAAGATATAACATCGTATTATCAGACTCGTCATTACAGGATCAAGTCCTGTCGGATGATTGTTGTGATATGGAAGTATATGATACACTTGATAATCTAGACGGTGTTGTAACACTAATGTTGACTCCAGAAGAAGCGGAGAAACTTGAAGCATGTGTTCATATAACGGCAGTAGAACTAGAACTGCCAGTGGAAGACATGGCATATACTCCACGTACTGTTACAAAAGAGATGCGTACAAAATACCAACCAAGTACTGGTGGTAATGGTGCTGACTATCATTCGACTATGTTTCACTTCAGTAGTAATCAGGTTATAAATGCAAACAGTGGCCCTGTCGGTTGGTTTGATGGTTCACCAAGTTTTGAAGACAACACTATTTTCAATCAACCTGTAGCGCAACATTATGCAGGTGAGTTTGTAGATATCGTTGCAATCGAAGCAGGTACGCCTGTTTCTTCTAATGATTCACACGATCAACATCCAGACTTCTTAGACGATCAAGGTAATTCAAGATTCGTAAAGATGGATTGGGATAACCACAATGGTAGTATATCATCTGATCGTAATAGACAAGTAACAAACGACACAGAATACTTTTCATCACATGCAATTGGTGTTCTGTCTGCAGCTGGTGGACTTGTTTGTGGATTTGCAAAAGTTTCTTCTTTAAGAGTCATCTATCTTTCTGATGGTGTCACTACTGCGTATGATGCCGTAAGAAGTTGGCATATTTCAAAACCAGTCAACCCAGTCACTGGTGTACGTAATGCAACAATCACTACTGGTGCATGGGGATATTCTGGTGTAGACTTTACGGATGCATATCCAGTTGACTCAATAACTGAAATACGTTCTTACGATAGTAACGGCAACGAGACTACCACTCCACGTCCAGTTGGTGGATGGTTGTCAGACTTATCTCCATTTGTCGATGCGAATATGGCTCCTCGTGTAATCGAAGATCCAGATGATAACACAAGAAAGTGGATGATCAGCGTGCCAAACGGATTTCGTGCAACTTCTTTTGATATCGCTCTTGGTAACTATGCAAGTACGCCAGGCATATATCATTTTAAGAGTGCAGGTAATTCTTCATACGTGGGCGCAGGCCCGACTGATCCGCAATATAATAATAGAATAACTATTGAAGCAGGAACTACGTATACAGAAATCAATTACAACAGTACATTCGGAACATATAGTTTTAGTTCTGAAACACAGATTGTCCAAACGAACAAATACCCCTTACGTTCTTATGAAAACGGTGGAGACAATTATTACACCATCGGTGCATGTCAACACTCAGAAGCAAATCCATTAGGAGATGATTATTCTGCACGAGGCCCAATGATTGATCTTTGGGCAAATGGTGCATATACTTGGACTTCATATCCCACTAGCACATATCAAGACGGTAAATGGGGATACTTCTCAGGCACATCTTGTGCAGGGCCAGTAGCTGCAGGTGTTGCCACTATGCATGTTTGTTGGTTCTTTGACGTTTATGGCGAGTACCCATCCCACGATCAGTTGTTAGATATTTTAAGAAGAACTGCACAACCTGCCTTGGAATCAGAAGGTTTGATTGATTGGGACAACAGTCCACCAGCTGCAAACTATCCATCTAGTAGACTTTATTCATCTTCAAATGTGAATAGTATTGTCTCTGGTGATTCTGCGAATGGTGGAGTAGATGTTTCAGATCTTTTCGGATCTACAACCAGACGTATTCATGTACCATCCTACATGTTATATAACACAAGTAATCAAGTGTCAAGCGAATTAAAAAGAAATTATCAGTATGTAAGTAGAGAACCTACTAGAGTGCAATATCCTCGCAGAAAAATAGCTGTTGGATAACACCATAAATATATTAGAAATGAGCAGAGAGAAATAATGCCAGAGATCTTAACCACAAATTTTAAATCGGATTCCACAAGGTTGTTCGTAGAGGACATCCTCACCAATGACTATTATCTAATGGCATCTGGTATAGATCGTCTCGATTCTGAGAACTCAAGATATGCAAAGAATGAGTTCTTAGAAAAAGTTTTGTTCGGCAAGAAAATATTCAACGATGATGTCCATTTCATGATCAAGTATTATCCTTGGCAAAGAGATGAAGTATATACTCAGTACGATGACAGAATCGATTTAGAAGAAAAGAACTTCTATGCAGTTGTTTCACCAAACAACAACGATACTGGTGACTACAGAGTATTCAAATGTCTTTACAATAATGAAGATGCAAAAGTTCAAGCGCCACCTGCATGGAATGCGAACAACGCCACTCAAATATACCAGACTGCAGATGGTTACCTATGGAAATTCATATACTCTATGACTGCATTGGAGTTTGATGCGTATAACTCTTTGGGTTATGTTCCACTGATAGGTGACTTCGACACAGACCCAGTATCAAATACTGGTGGGTGTGAAGTTTCTGATATCTTTGTAGAGAATGCTATCGCAAACAGAGGATACACAAAGAAAGAGGGTTCTCTTTCCCAGTCTCCATATGGTAACGGACAAATCTTTGGTAGACCAGACGATGATACTATCGCTCAGATCTTCTTCTACTATTACGGACAAACACTTTACGTGACAAACCAAAACAATGGTGTGTCATTCCTATTTGATATCGAATACTATAACTACAACACAACAACAGGTGAAGTAGAGTTTCGTGTTGACAGGAACCCAGTACTTGCAGGTGTTTCCGCAAATGCAAGATGGCAGATCCTTCCAAAAATTAAAATCGAAGGTGATGGACAGGACGCTGAAGCAGTTCCAGTCCTCAACTCAGATGGTCAGATCACATCCGTTACTCTATTGGATCGTGGTACAGGATATAATAATCTTCTCGCACGTGTTGTCGATCCTTTGTATGACTTCAATCCAAATGATCCAACTCGTACAGATGAACGTGCAGAACTTCGTGCTGTTCTTTCACCCCCAGACGGGCATGGTACGAACTTGATCGATGAGTTCTATTGTAGACACTTTGGAATATATGCATATATAACAGGAGAAGACAATCTTTTAATTGGTGCAAATAACACCTACTCATCTGTTGGGGTCGTAAAAAATCCAGAATTCGTCTACCCTAACAATAGTATTATTGATGCAAACAATACACCGTCAATATTTGACAATCGTATTGCGGTTACGACAGATGACATTGAATATGCTGCAATAAATGGAATTGTTACACAGGTTGACGGTGCAAACGAAACCACATTTTCTGCAAAAGTACATGATATTGATTACTCAAGTAATACAATGTTCCTCGCAGAATATATGGGGCCATACCAGAATAAAGCTAACTCAAGTAACTCACTAGATTTAAATCTGAACTTTAGAAATTCTACAGGACAGATAATTAGGATAAATACACCTATAGCGAACAACGTAGTAATTCCATCTTACTCACAAAGGTCGGGAAAAATGTATTTCTTAGAGGACTTCTTTGCACTACCAAGAACAGAGAACTCCAGAGAAGAATTCAAATTTGTGATGGAATTTTAAGGAAAAGATAGATGCCCATTAATACAGACTTAAATGTTGCCCCATACTTCGACGATTATCAACTGGAGAACCAGTACTATCGGGTGTTGTTCAAACCTGGCTATGCAGTACAGGCAAGAGAACTCACTCAGTTGCAAACCATGTTGCAGAACCAAGTCGAACAGTTTGGTGACAACCTATTTAAAGAAGGTAGTATTATTAAAGGTTGTACTTTTACAGACCTTAATGATTTAAGGTTCGTGAAGGTTGAAAACCGTGAGGCACAATCAGACGGAACAACATATTTCGATCCAGAGGCATATGTCAGTACTCGTATCACTACGACTGAGACTACAGGGGGGATTGAAACAGAAGTGGACGTGGTGTATGTCCTTGTGGGTCAGTCATCTGGTGTTAGCGCACAGGTGATCTCGGCATCACGTGGGTTTGTTACTCGTCCACCTAATCTGAATACTTTCTTTATTCGTTACTTGAACACAACTGGATCTGCAAAAGAATTCGAAGCGGGTGAAACAATCCGTGTTGACAAGTATCAGTATAAGGCAGGTACAATTGAACCACTCACATCGGTGGAAGAAGGTATTGATGAGATTAACGTTGTCGCAGAGTCTCTCATCCCTACAGGTAAATCGTTTGGTATCAGTTCTGCGCCAGGCATTGTGTTCCAGAAGGGACACTTCATTTACGCAGATGAACAAATCCTTGTTGTAGAAAAGTATTCTGCAGAACCATCAGATCTTTCAGTTGGTTATCGTATTCAAGAAGACAATGTTTCATACTTGCAAGACACAAGTTTGTATGACAATGCTAACGGATCAACAAACGAGAATGCGCCTGGCGCAGATCGTCTAAGACTCGTACCAGTTTTAACTAAACTAACACCTTCAGAAGCAGAAGATGATTCCACGTTCTTCGCATTAATTCGTTATCAAAACGGAAATGCGGTTAGACAACGTGACGTTTCTGCCTATAATGTCCTTGGTGACGTTACTGCAAGACGCACATACGAAGAGTCAGGTAACTATATCCTTCGTGATTTCCCTGTCTCTGTAGAAAGAAACTATCCAGTATACACTTCATTTGGTTCAATTGCAGATGTAAATGTAATTGGAGATCCTCAAGCAACACTAAATGCTCAATACCCTGTGGCAGTAGCAGGTCTGGCGATTACAGACACTGCGACTGGTGATATCTGGTATTACGATGGTGCATACTGGCACAAGATTGCTCTTGAAATACTTGTAGATCCAGGCGTTGCATACGTAAAGGGATATCGTGCAGAGAGTATTGGTACACAATCTTTTGAGGTCGAACCAACAACCAACACAGAAATTCAGACATCAAACCCAATCAGTTTCAACTACGGTAACTATGTTGATGTAACAGGATTCACAGGACATATTAATATTGATCTTTCTTCCACTCAGGATCTCCTTGATGGAGGAAATGCAAAGATCGGTGAATGTTTTGTCTCTAACTTGACAGAAACTCGTGCATACATTTGGGGCGTTGATCTTAACGCAGGTAAAGACTTCTCTGATGTTGCAAAGATTGATGGTGCAACGACTGGTGAAATCTCAGTAGGAAACGTTCTAAAAGGAACAGACAAGAGATCCTTCATCTTTGACACAGGGATGGATTACCTCAAAGAAGTTTTGGAAACAGATTTAAATGTTCCTATTCGTGGACAATCTACTCGTACAGTAAACAACGATGAGTTCCAGATCACCGCTGCGCCCGGCACAGACTTTGGTGTTACACAACATAACATTCTAGTTATTGCTTCCACTGGTGCAAAAGTAACAGTGACAGGTACATCGACTCAGTTAAACAATGGTCAATTGACTGTTGCACTTCAGCCAGGCGCAATTGCAAATGGTCAGAGTGTAATCTGTTACTATGACTACCGACACATCGACTCAGTGGTTCGTGAGAAAGCTGCAAGAGAAGTTTGGTTGAGACTTGATCACGTGGGAACTCGTGACAGGTTCTCTTTGGGTTTCCCAGATGTATTTGAGATTCTTGCCCTAGAAGATGCAAACGGTAAAGACTATAAAAATAGTTTCCGTCTGAATAAAAACCAGAAAGATCAGTTCTATGATCTGTCTTCTATTGAGTATATTCAAGGAAGACCAAGGCCAGGCAACGAACAACTTAGAATTCAAATCAAAGTATTTGAAACTAATGTGCCTGTTGGATCAGAAAGTTTTTACACTGTTAACTCTTATGTCGGTGTTGACGAAAAAGACATTCCAGTATATGTTTCTGAATCAGGTAGAAAGTTCAATCTACGTGACTGTTTCGACTTTAGACCACAGGTCGTTAAAGAGTCAACGATGAGTTACACATCTACGAATAAAGCAACTGCTCCAGTTATGACAATATCGATTCAGAATAATATCGATGCAGCTGCACCTTCATTCTCTGGTACATATACGTTACCATCTACAGATCAATTTGCGTCTGCAGATATCGAATACTATCTTCCACGTTATGACGTTGTTTCTATTGACTCGTATGGTAAATTCAACTATATCAAGGGTCAGGAAGAACGTGATCCACGTCCACCAATGTTGGGAACAGATCAACTTATCATTTCAGAGATCTTTGTCCCAGGCGCTCCTATCCTCTCTCCTAAAGAGGCATCTGCGCAAGGTAAACGTGAGTATGCAGTTCGTGCAAAACCAAAAGGCACTAAACGTTATACAATGAAAGATATCCAATCCATCGAAAATAAAATCGATAGACTTGTATATTACACTTCATTGAATCAGTTGGAACAAGAAGTAAATAATTTAACTGTTCTTGACGAAAATGGCTTGACAAGATTCAAGAATGGGTTTATAGTAGATCCATTCAATGACATGTCTCTTGCAAACACGAGAGATCCAAAGTTTAACGCAGCGGTACACTTTAATAAAAAAGTGATGACGCCTTCTGTTTCGACATTTGATCTTGACCTCATTTATCGTACATCTACTGGTGCGACTGCATTCCCTGCCCCTGCAGTGGGTGTCATACCAGAAGTTGGAACTTTGTCAAGAAATGCACATGTTTCATTAATCAGTCAAAAGTATGCAACAGGATACAGAAATGCTGTAAGTAACTTCTATTCTTATAGAGGTACTCCAGACATCTCTCCACCATATGATGCGACTTATGACACAACTACAAATCCAGTAGAGATTGATTTCGAACAACCCTTCGTGGACTTTGCGGAAGCAATTCAAAAGTTTCTTCCTTTAACAGATGCTCAGATCAGCACAAATCAATTTACTGCAGATATCCAAGCGCAGTTAAGACGTGCACGATCAAACGGTGGTACAGTAACGTTTACAGATACGTTCGGAACCTTGAATATTGATAAGGGTAACTCTACAAATCAAGTTGGTGATTTTGTTACTAACTTCCAGTTCCAACCGTACATGTCTCCACGTGATATTGGTATTTACGTAACTGGACTGAGACCAAATACAAATCACTACTTCTTCTTTGACAGAGCATCTATTCAGTCTAACGTCTGTCAGGGTACACTGGTCAACAAAGCGAAGAATGTAGAACGCAATGGCCCATTTAATGGACAACCTATCGCCACAGATGAAAACGGTACTCTACGTGCAGTATTCAGACTACCTGCAGATACATTCTTTGTAGGTGAACGCATGTTGGAGATTGTCGATACAGATTTATATAATCAAATCGATTCCGCTGCAACATCACGTGCGAAGATTGCATATCGTGCATATAACTTTAGTGTCGAGAAGGCAAGTATGTCTACTCGTATGCCAACTTCGTCTATGACACAAACTACATCAAACCGTAGTGTGACATTCCGTCCACCACCCCCACCAGATCCTGGCGATAACAATGGTGATCCTCTCGCACAGACTTTCTTCCTCAAGAAAGGTATGGGACGTGGTAGTAACACAGTTGCGGCATCTAAGTTGGATCTGTATTTCAAACGTAAGTCATCATCACAACTTTCAGGTGGTGGTGGTATTAACGGTGTTACTGTTATGTTGCGTGAAGTGGTTAATGGTTATCCATCAAGTGAAACTATCCCATTCTCGAAAGTACACTTGCAACCTTCAGAAGTCAACATCTCAGATGATGCAAGTGTTGCAACGACTATTGAGTTTGAAGCACCAGTTATCCTTGAAGTAGAAAAAGAGTACGCATTTGTAATTCAACCAGATGCGAACGATCCTGGCTATTTGGTATTCACATCGAAAGTTGGTCAGAATGATTTGACGCCTGGCGATACGCAAGGTAAACCAATCGTTCAAGACTGGGGTGATGGAGTTCTATTCACATCTACAAACAACTCTGCATGGAAATCATACCAAGACGAAGACGTTAAGTTTAATCTTTACCGTCATGATTATAATGCATCTCAGGGTTCTATTACTCTGACAAACAATAATCATGAATTCTTTACAGTAACTGATATCACTGGTCAATTTAGAAAAGGTGAGAAAGTTTGGCAGACTGCAGGTACTGATCAAGTTGTCGGTATGGCAAATGCAAACAATACAATCACCAGAACAAGTGGTGCGAATTTTGATACTGTATATGCGATTGGTGACTTTATGAAGATTGCGGAGGCTGCAAACACTTCCAACTATGATATCTTTAAAGTAACCGCCGTTAGTGCAGATTCAATTACTGCAAACAAGAACTCAAATCAAACGTTCTCTAACGCTGTAGGTACTCCTATTGTTGTGGGTGACTTGTGTCTCTATGACGTAATCGATCCAACAACCATGTATCTTGAAAAGTCTACTGCAAGATCTGGAAAGGTTTTCGCAGTGGGAAGTGATATCGTTGGTGAAGATAGTGCTGCAACTGCAGAGATCTCTTCAATTGATAACATCACATTAAGTTATGTACAACCATTTATTCAACGTGTCAACGACTCAGTGACGAAAACTCAATTGTCAGGTACATTTATTCCACCTGCTGCAGTTGGTACAACATATGACATGCCAATGAAGTTCAATGACAACAACTACTTTAATGCAAAGGGTGCGTTGATTTACAGTAGAACAAACAACTTGTCGGGTAATTTGAAATTCGAAATCAAAGTTGGTATGGAAAATGGTGGTAACTCAACCTCGTCTCCATTTATTGATATGGAAACATGTAAGTTACTTGCCTATAAATACGATATAACAAATACTCCAGATGCAACTGCAAGTTTTGTTTCTAAGGTTGTAGAACTCGCAGAGGACTTCGATGCAGAAGACTTTAATTTGATTTTATCTGCGTACAGACCATCTGGTAGTGATATTAAATGTTACATCAGAGCGCAGAATACTTTTGATAGTATTGCATTTGATGAAGTGGATTGGGTTGAATTGGAAATGTTTGAAGGTATTGAGAACTTCTCTTCACAAACAAACATGGAAGATTATCGTGAATTTAGATATAGACTACCTACCAGTTCCCTTAACGCTGGTGTCTATCAATACATTAGTCGTGCAGGTACTTTTAAAACTTATAGAAAGTTTGCGGTTAGAATTGACTTATTGTCGCCAAACATTCACACTGCACCTATCATAAAAGATTATAGAGGCATTGCTTTGACATGAGTTCTCCAGCATCTATCAGAAGGGACAAACACTCGAATGCGATTTTGAATACGGATGCGCAGGCCCTGCATAAATATAAAATGGAAAGACTTTATTATCGCAAGATTGATAAACTTCAGACAGATGTATTAGAAATACAAGAAACTCTTGTACGTATGTGCGAAAAAATAGAAAAATTGGAAAATAAGTAATGGCAAAACCATCGATAGCCGATATTACGGTAACCCAAACCTTCCAGAACTGGTTTGATAAGACAAATGAATTAACTGGTATCATTCGTTCTGAAGCGATGACTGCCTCGGCGGGTGGTGACACAACGACTGGTAATGCAACTCTCTTGGGTAACTTCACTGCAGGGATAGTAACTGCAAATGTCGCAACTGATTATATTGAGTCAGATACAAACGGTGGAAGTATTACTCTTGGTTCTCCTTCTATTCACAACGCACTAGCAGATGCAATTTGTTCAACCTTCACATTCGGTGCAGGCGGTGGTAGAACAAGATATACTGATGGAAATATTTCTTGGGATATCGGGATGGAAGATTCATCCCAAGCGCATTTCATTATAGATACTGGTACTGGTGACAGAAAGTTTAAGATCTCTCCATCAGGTACTGTTACTGCACCAGACTATGCAGGTAACAATGCAATATTTCAAAATGATGTAACCACAGACGATTTATACGCAAACAACATATCATACTCAGGAACATTCAGTGGGCCAGGCGGAGCTCTTGTGTTCGATGGGGATACAGAAATAGACGGTAACTTAACGGTGCTTGGTGATGGTTACTTCACTGGTGATGTTGTTACCGCATACAATGCTTCAGACATTCGACTCAAGGATAACATTGAAGTAATCGATGGTGCAATAGATAAAGTAGAACAGATTAATGGTTATACTTTTAACTACATCAACAAACCAGAGGAAAGAGTTGCAGGGGTCATTGCCCAAGAGGTAGAGAAGGTTCTACCTAATGTCACCTTCCCAATGGATGAACAAGGTCATTTGGCGGTTCGTTATGATAACATTATTCCATTGCTTATTCAAGCAATTAAAGAATTAAATGATAAGGTGGAAGCTCTGGAAGAAAAATCCAAAGATTGATATGATGGTCTTTAATAAATAAAAAGAAAACAAATTCTAAAGGTAGACTATAATGTCAAAAATTTCTGAATTAGGTTCGATTACCGGCGCCAATACGAGGACGGAAGACTTATTCGTCATCGTTAACCTCGTACAAGGTGATGACGGTACAAAGAATATAACCAGAAAAGAACTGGTTCAGGCGATCCAGTACGAAATATTTGACCGAATCACCATTACTGGTGGTAAGATCTCTGGTACAACTATATTCGAAAACGTGATGAACAACAACATCATGAACGATAACGAATATAATCGTGGTACAATCAATGATACAGATGTAAATCGTGTTGACATTGATGACTCCCTGTTCCATGATGGTGATCTACGTGACTCAAACGCCAACAACCTAACAATCACATTCTCTAGTTTCGATAACGGTACAATGGATACCGTCTTCGGTAATAATGTTACTCTCGTAAACTCTACGATTGATGATTCAACTATTACTGATTCAACGGCGAACAATGTAGAAATCACTGAGTCAACATTTTCTAATGGTGCACTATTTGATTCTACTGCAAACAATATCTCGATTACCGACTCTTCTTTTGAGAACGGTACTCTCGCAGACAGCACTGGTAATAACATTGTCCTAGACAACTCTGAGTTTAATCAGGGTATCATTAGAGATTCGGTTGCCAACAATATTGCAATCACATCGTCTACATTCACAGACGGTGGTATATTCGATAGTACTGCAAACAACGTTGCAATGACGAACTCAACTTTCACTACTGGTGAAATTTCTGACTCCACTGCGAATAACGTTGACATTGACTCTTCTACCTTTGTCAATGGTGCACTTGCAAACTCTACTGCGAATACCATGACCATTATCGACTCTGATTTCTCAGACGGTACTGGTAACAATAACGTATTTACAAACACGACACTTGAAGATAGTCTTATCAAAGACTCAGTGATTGCCAACTCTACCTTCACTGGTGAGTTGTCAGACATCTCGTTGGTTGATGCAACCATCGAATCTTCTTCAATGTCAAACACAGGTATCTCCGAATCCACTATGACTGGTGGTAAGATTGAAGATACTGCAATCAATGATGCGACAATCAACCGTCCAGATCTTGTCGACTTCGATATGGATCTCGACAACCAGTTCGAACCAAAGATTGATGAAAACTCTTGGTTCGCTCTTAAGAACGTTAAGACTGGTGAGACAGAACGTATCACATATCGTCAGTTCTTTGATGAGATTTCTAAGACTACTGCAAAGGCACTTAAGGTACACGTTGAAGCGTCTTCTGGTGATGACAGAAATCCTGGCACAGTCCTTCAACCAGTTCGTACACTAGAACGTGCTGCAGAACTCGCATTGGAAAAAGCGGGTGGGGTTTATTCACGTAACGATGTAAACAATGCGGTTCACATCTCATGTGGGCCTGGCACATACTACACAAAAGGTGGTATCGCCCTTCCAGATGACTGTTCGTTGACATCTACTTCTGGTCAGTATGCAACAGTGATCGAAGCGTTGCCTGGCTATGAATTCGAAAACGCAGTTCTCGTAGGTTCTGGTTGTTATGTACAAGGTTTCTCATACACAAACTGGAAAGTTGATAACTTCGATTTCCCAGAAGGTGGATTTGCGATTGCATATCGTCCTGGCGCTAAACTAAGAAGATCTCCATACATTCGTGACTCCTCTCAGTTGTCAAACTTCCTTCGTGCAGATGTTGAACCACCACTACAACCATTTAACTCTAAAGGTACTCTCGCAGACCTTGGACGTGAAATCTATATGGAAGTTGGTCACTCAGGCACATTCTCTGAAGGTGATGAGATTGTATTTGGTTCAGGTGCAGTTGGTTTTGTGTCTTGGGATGCAGACGTTGCAACAGATGATCGTATCTACGTTCGTAACCTAAAAGGTGAAATCAACGTAGGTGATACAATCATCTCAGAATCAGGTGGTACAGGTAACATTGCAGTCATCGGTATCGACGACTTCCCGAACCCACTCGTGGGACGTGGTGGTGGTTGTGTGCTTGCAGACAGACGTGTTCTTGATCCAGACTCACTCTACACTTACCTATTGACATTTGGTTTTACACCTCGTACACAGAACGGTATCGGTTACGTTGCACGTGATGGTGCTGGTGTTAACGGTATTGGTTCATTGTCAATCTTCACACGTTGTGCGTTCTACGCATTGAACGGTGGACAGGTTACACTCAACAACTCAGGTACACAGTTTGGTGACATCTCTATGAGGGCAAAAGGAACTACACAGTTCTATGCACCAAGAGACACTACTGTACAGATTGATTTAAACGCAGGTGGTAATACTGCCTTCGGTGATTCAATTCTTCAGAACGCTAATAACATCATTGATGACATGGTCGATTACCTTACATCCAACACCTCTTCTGGTGGACTTGGATATCAAGGTTATGACGCAGAGAAATGTTATCGTGATACTGGTATCATTCTTGACAAACTGTCACAAGACATTCAGACTGGTTCAAACTATTGGGGTCGTTTGTCTGGTATCACTTATCGTTCACCAATTTCTTATGTTGTGCCTGGCGAACAGTTGGAAGAAACTGCTGGTGCAAACAGATATCTGCAAGGTCGTCTAGGAACTATCTTTGCAAATGCGAATACTGAAATTCTAGAACGTGCAAATACTTCTTATGACGAACTCTTGAACATTCTTGAGAACGGTGAAGAGTATGCATCTCCTATTGTATTCACAGAAGTTGGAAACAACGAAACTGCAACTGCATATACCAATGCACGTAAACAGATTCAAGACAACCGTAAATTTATTGAAAACGAATTAATCGATTGGATCGAAGATAACGACGAGTTCTTCGCATACAATTCTATTGCGTGTCGTCGTGATACACAAGATTACATCTTGCCTGCAGTAGCACAAGATCTAATGTTGGATACGAACTACAACTCTGTCACTGCAGGTAATGCGTACTATATGAACGCTGCTGCAAAGGTTATCAACAACCAACGTGACGAAACAGTCGCTGCATATAAGAGACTAAAAGAACAAACAAATGAAATCATCGATGCGAACTCGTTCATTGGTGCAATTCGTTCTGACTCTGCATTCGATAATATCATTGATGCATTGGAAGAAAAACGTAAAACATATACACCTACATTCGTAGAGTATGATCCAATTTCTGGTATCATGGAAGTTGAAATCGGTCAACACCGTCTTCATGTAGATCAGAAGATCATCCTCGAAAAAGAATCAATCACATTTGAGTGTGGATTGTCTGGTAAAGATGGTGAGATCACTCATCCACGTGCTACAGACCCTGCATTCATGAAACCGATTCCAATCCTTGAAGTAACAGAGACAACTATCGTCCTTCAAGTTGGTAATGCTGGTGGATACACAAACATCCATTACTTCAAGTCTGCAGATGCAGATTGTATTCGTCTTGCAGAAAACTGCTACACTCCAGTTGGATCTACATATGATCCTGCTACAGGTGTGACTGTTGTAACATTCGATGATATCCACAGAATCGAAGCGGGTGACTTAATTGAGATTGCTCCAGGCGGTTTGACATATGAGTGTGCGAATACTACTACACTTCAGTTGGTGTCTATTTCACATCCACGTCCTGCCGACAAATGGTTTAAGAATGCTCTACAGGTAACATCTATTACTCCATATACCATCACATTCAACTCAGGTGATGCAGGTGGTTATACTGGAGCGCATAGTTTCACAGGTGCACTTGAAAACGCTGTACAAGTTATCGGTAAGGGAATTCTATTCTCTGACGATGTTGGTATTGATGCGAACAAGAAAAATGCACGTAAACAATTACAGGCTAACAAGAAGTACATCCAAGACTATATGATGGGTTGGATTGACAACAACTTCTTCATCTACGATAGTGCAAAATGTGAGAGAGATGTTCAACAGTACATCTTGCCTGCAGTACAACAAGACATGATGTTGGGAACCAACTGGAACTCTGTACAGACAGGTGTTGGTTACTACGCAGGTACTGCATCTGAAGTAGTCGGAGATCAGTTGCCTGAAACAGTCGGTGCGGTGTCGGAACTTAAAGGTCTTGTTGCAGATATGACACAGGCGAAGTATACGCCTACTGATGCAACATACGATCCACTAAGTGGTATTACTACACTTACACTTGGTACACATGATATCGAAGTAGGTGACTCTATCAAACTTGCACCAGAAGCGATTACATTCTCATGTGCAAATACCAGTACTGGTGTCATTGGTACGGACTCACATCCAAACCCAGCGGATCCAAACTATAACAAACCATTCGTTGTCACTGCAGCGGATGCGACATCTATCACATTCCAAAGTGGTGATGCAAATGGTTATACTGGTGTTCACACATTCGTATCTGCACAGGTAGATTCAGTACATCACTTGGTACATGATAACTTTGCAATCGGAACTGCAGGGAACGCATTCGACGAAATCATTCATATCATGAAAGGTTCTGGTCGTTCTTATACTCCAACGAATGCTACATACGATCCTTTGACAGGTGAAATGGTTGTCACTATCGGTACTCACAGTCTGACAACTGATGATCAAGTTATGTTTGCGCCTGAGTCTATTAGTTTCTATTGTGATGCCAATAACGTTGTCATCTCACATCCAAGACGTAGTGACACAGACAATTACAAGAAACCACTTGACATTACTGCAGTTGGTCTTACTACAATCACAGTTAATGCTGGTGATGCAGGTGGATACACTGGTGTCCATACATTCTATAAGGCAGATCCAAACTCAGTTTCTGTATACAACGAAACACGTAAAAAGACTTATACTCCAACCACTGCAACTTATGACACTGCAACTGGTGACATGGTCGTTACAGTCGGTGTCCATAACCTACAAGTAGGTCAGTACATTGCACTGGAACAAGAAAGTATCGTCTTCACATGTGCATTAGATGGTAATCAGACTGAACATGCATATCCTCGTCTGAGTGATCCGTGGAACAAGAAACCAATTAAGATCAAGGCTGCAACTGAAACCACATTCACTATTAATGTGGGTGGTTATGCAAATGGTACTGCACACACATTCGTACGTGCAACAGAAGGTGCGGTACGTGATGACGTAGTAACATTCTCAGATCCAGCGATGATCGAAGAATTCAAGACTCCAACTGGTGTTGCATACACCGTAGGAACTGGTGTATTTACTCTGACTATTCCAAATCATGGTTTGAGTGCAGGGGATCGTGTAGAACTGATGCCAGGATCGTTCACATTCACATGTGGTTCTGACAACAACCTATCAGAGATCTCTCATCCACGTCCATCAGATCCACCATACAGAAAACCGTTGACAATTACTGCAACGCCTGATATTAATACAATCCAAGTAAATGTGGGTGTTGGTACTGGTGGTGCACATACATTCGTACGTGTCGCAGATAATGCGGTTGCGGTACTTCGTGCAAACGCAGATGAAGTAAACGCATTCGAAACACTTCAAGCGAACCGTGACTTCCTTGCAAATGAAGTTGTCGGATATCTTGCAAACACTTACTTCACTTATGACAGTGCGAAGTGTGAAAGAGATACAGGGTTCCTTATCGATGCAGTAAAACGTGACGTTCTTACTGGTTCTAACTACAACGCTGTTTACATGGGTAAAGGTTATCGTATCGGTACTCAAGGTGCAGACACAGTTGTCAATGATCAGTTAACTGAAACAGTTGGTGCATTCACATGGTTGAAACAACAGGTATCTGCGAAAATATCAGGTACTGCACAGACACGTGCTGAAGCTGCATTTGATGAAGTTATCGATATCGTAACAAACGGTACAAGTGCCGCAGATGTAATCAACTTCGGTGACTCATATGTGTCTAACGATGCATTGAACACTCGTGGTATCATTCAATCTAACAAAGCATTCCTACAAGCAGAAATCACTGCATGGTTGGCAGTTGAGTATCCATCGTTCACATACGATGTTGCAAAATGCGAAAGAGATGTCGGAATTCTAGTTGACGCTGCATCTTATGATATCCAACATGGTTCAAACGTTGCATCTATCAACGTTGCAAGACTTTATTTTGAAAACGCAGTTTCTGTTCTTCCAGTAGAACAAAGACATATTACTGCAGAATCGTTCCAGCATATTGCAAACGTTGCCAAGAAACTTGCACGTAACGAAACTGTTACTCCTACAACTGGTAATGCTGTTACTCCTACATCTTGGACTAATGTAGAATACACACCAACTGATGTGACATACAATCCAATTTCTGGTATCATGGTTATCGATCTTGGTGAAGCGCACAACTTTGTACAAGATGATTACATGATCTTTGATCCAGAGTCAATCACATTGTCTTGTGGTTCACCAGTTCAAGAGATTGTACATCCACGTCCAACTGATCCAGTATACGAAAAACCAGTTCGTGTTCTTGCGACTACTGCAAATACTATCACACTAGATGTGGGTGATGCAGGTGGTTATGAAGAAGAGCATGGGTTTGTATCTGCAACAACTGGTGCAATCAAGAAATACTTCTCTGACTTTATGGGTCAACGAGTAGAAGATCTTGTCAATATTGTTTCTGACTCTATTGAAGAAGATACACTACTACGTCTCCCTGCAGAGATTGAACCAAACGATATTGGAACTGCATTCTATCAGACTGCTGCAAAAGGTACAATTGTCGGTGGTGGTTCTACTGCACTTGAAGCAGTTGTTAAAGGTGGTTCTGGTGGTATCGATGGTGCACAAGGTGGTCTCATCTCTTACAACGTTGGTGGCCCACAACAGGCATACAGAACTTCGAAGTTCTCACCATTCGAGTTTGGGCCAGGCAACACTGGATATGCAGAAGAGTTCCAAACTGCAACTAAACTTATCAATGGTCTAACAGAGAAACTACAGACAGAAGTAACTGAGTATATTAACGAAACATATAACGGTGTTGGTTTCCAACAGTCTAAATGTACTCGTGACACTGGTTACTTGGTCGATGCGGTTTCTGAAGATATACTCTACGGTGGTAACGCTGCAACAGTCAAGGCTGCAGAAGCGTACTTCATTAACTCTATCAACTTGTTACCAGAATATCAGTACGATGCAACACAGGCGGCATTTACCCACCTCGCAGATCGTGCAGAGAAAGTTGTTTTGGAAACAGTTATTGAACCACACTTCGAAGGTGCATACACTCCAACTGATGTCGACTATGATCCAGTAGAAGGATCTATGGTACTGACTCTTGGTGCGCATGATATCTTAGAAGGTGATTTCATCTGGTTCGAAACTGAAGGTATCACATTCGAGTGTGTAAACACTGCTACTTCATCTACTGTTCAGATTTCACATCCACGTGCAGTCGCAGGGGATGGTTATCCAGATCCAGCATACTTGACTCCATGGCCTGTTAAATCAGTTGATGCAACTACTGTTACTTTGACTGGATTCAACGCAGGTGGTTACGCTGGTGCACATACATTCGTAAGTGCAACTGCAGACGCAATCAAACATGTACAGTATCAAACTGTTGCACAGAACTTCTCTGGTACTGCAACATCTACACAGGTTGCTCAGAGAGTTCAGGATCTGATGTTAGTAATTGCAAATATTGTGGATGATCGTACAAACGAAAACATCCCTGCAGTTGCAGATGCTCCAACATACACTCCACTTAGAACATTTGCACGTGATCAAATTCAGTCAAACCGTAAGTTCTTGATTGAAGAAACTGTTGCCTTCTTGAATGATTCATACTATACTTACGATGGTGATAAGTGTTTCAGAGACACAGGTTTCCTAATCGATGCGGTCAAGTGGACTTCACCGAATACACCATTTACTGGTCAGGAGTATCCACTCGTTCAGGCTGCAACTTCTTACTTGACAGGAACTGCAGGTGCAACTCGTACTCGTGAAACTCAGATCAGTGAGTTGGTAGGTGGTCTAAGATTTGTTAAAGATAAACTGAGAGGCATCATCCGCAAAGAAGAGAAAGTACTATCTAAGTACGATGATACGTATCTTCTTGAAGAACAACTTGATCAAGGGTTCGAATCAATCATTGATATGATGACAAATCCAAATGCAAACACCACACCAATCTGGTCTGCAGAAGGATATATAAACGGTATTCGTGCAAGAGAAAACCTGCAAGCAAACAAAGCATTCTTACAGGCAGAAACAACTGCATATATCGCAATCGTTCATCCATCTCTAACATATGATGTTGCGAAGTGTGAAAGAGATATCTCTCACATCCTTGATGCAGTATCTTGGGATATGCAATACGGTGCTGAAGAAAATGGCACAAACGTGATGACAGTAAACAACGCTAGACTGTATTTCGAAAATGCAGTAAGTGTTCTACCTGTTGATCAACGTGGCCCAACTGCAGATGTATTCCAACATATCGCAACAATGGCAGATAACATTGTAAGACTTATCGGTGTATCTAAAACTGCAGGTAACGCACTTGATCCAGTAACTTCTGGTCTGACTGCAACATCCACTGCACATGGTACTAAGGTTGAAGAACTTATCGAAATCATTGCCAATGCAGTTCTTGCAGATGATGGTATCGACGGTCTACCTGCAATGGTTGACAACAGTGTCTTCCTCAAGTCAACATATCCTGCTGGTGGTGTCATGTATGACATTATCGAAAGAGAAAAAGGAACAATGCAGTCTGCAATCAACACTTATATTGCAGATAACTACAATGGTCTTGCATACAGTGAGTCTAAGTGTCGTCGTGATTTGGGTTATATTATCGATGGTATTTCGCACGATCTTCAGTACGATGGTAACTGGGCAACTCACAAGAATGCAGAAATCTATTTTGAAAATGCAATCAATACACTTCCTAAAGATCAACGTGATCCTACTCGTCGTGCATTCATGCATCTTGGTAAAACAATGGAGACAGTCTTACAACGTCTTCCAGTTGAACCAACTATATCTAACAGATTTGGTGCACGTTTCACTCCAACCACTGCCACATATGATCCATTAACTGGTATCTTTACTGCAGAAGTTGGCCCACACGCACTAAAAGTTGGTGATGCAATCTGGATGGCAGATGAAAGTATCGTAATGTCATGCGACATGGGTAGTGGTGCAGTAAACCACTCCTCACCCGCTGCACATCATCCTTACTTCAGAAAACCATGTCCGATTACTGGTGTAACACGTACATCGATCACAATGAATGTTGGTACTGGTGGTACTGGTAATTATCCTCACACATTTGTGAGTGCTGAAGTTGACGCTCTTGTTCAAGTAATTGGTAATCATATACCACAAGACTTCCGTCATCTACCTGCAGTATATCCAGAACGTACTGATCTTAAGGGTGAAGCAATGAAACTTGCAAACATGATTGCAGATGCTGCACTTGCAGAGGATCCATCAGGAATTCCTGCCCGTGTATCACCAGACACTTCATGGGTTCCAAGTAACATCATTGCATCTAAGAACTTGATTTCAGATATCTCTGATGAACTCGCAACGAAGGTTGTGGACTATGTATCTCGTGAGTGGGATGGACTATCATTCCCACGTGGTAAGTGTCGTCGTGATATGGGCTTCTTGGTTGATGCTGCATCACATGATGTTCAGTACGAAACAAACTATGCATCTCGTATCTCTGCACAGATCTACTTCGAAAACGGTGTATCTGTACTACCAGAAGATACTCGCAGACAAACTGCAGATGTATATCGTACAATGAAACTTCTGATGTCTGACATCGTTCAAGAGATCGATACAACAAACACATCTATCACTACGACTGCACAAGACATCTCTGGTGATCCAGCAACTCCAACTGAGGGTACAGAAGTTGTTAACTTGATTGGTATCGTAGAAGACGTGATTCGTGAAGATAGTGTCGCTGCAATTCCTGCCCTACAGGAAGCGAATACTGCATGGGTATCAAGTGACTTGGTTGGTGCGAACAAACTTATCGAAGACAATAAAGTAGAACTCGCAGACAAGTTAATCGAATTCATCAACACTGAGTTCAACGTACTTGACTATAACAAGTCTAAGTGTCGTCGTGATGTAGGATACCTACTAGATGCATTCTCATATGACTTGAACTACGGTGGTAACAGTGCATCTCGTTGGAACGCAGACTTCTACTTCTGGAACTCAGTATATCGTATCCCAGAAGATCAACGTGAAGCGACTGCGAAGTCCTATCGTGAACTAGGTAGAATTTGTAAGAAGATCGTTACAGGTGATTACAAAGGTCAGTCACTCAAGTATGATACTGCAACTGAAATAGAGGCCAATAAAGTTGAAGGTCTCGCCAATATGTTCTATCTAACTCAGATAAATAAAGATACAAAAGAACTACAAACACTTATTGAACCAAATTATGATTGGGTTGAAAAACCATTTAGAGATGCAAAAGAAGTAATTCTGAAGAAACGTGGGCCTCTGCAGTATGATGTTGTAAGATTTGTTAACGCAACTTATAACTTTGTTGATATTAACTTGACAAGACGTGATGCAGGTAACTTGTTGCAGACTATCGTCAACGACATCAAGTTTACTAACCCGAATACAGGACAACAAGGTTCGACTAAAGCGACAAGAACTTTCTCACAATCGTTCTTCGATCAAAAAGGTCAACAGGTATTCCCAGTATTCAATGCAACAACGCCTGGGTTGAGATTCATGGGTACAGTGGCGGATATCTCTGCACGTAATGCGTTGCAGTCAGATCCAAACCTTACTCTGAAACCAAATATGGCGTGGATCGTTTCTGATGATGCAAATATAAACTTCTACCAAGGAACTATATACTATTGGAACGGTGGAGCATGGGTTAATGACGGTCAAAATAATACTGATCTTCTATATGCGTTCTATAAAACATGGGATCGTATGAGAGACTTTATTATTGCGAACTATTCACCAGATGGAGCACACAGTGCATTTATCACTGCTCTGTTTGATGATTGTTTGAAAGGTAACGTCCTAAGACCAGACGTGTTAACATTCGGTTCACTTGTTGAATCAATTGCTCACCAGTTTAACGGTGGTGCTGCAGGTGTTAACAGAACTGCGTTGCCACTGAACTTTAGAAACCTTGGGCCTGCAACGTCTGCGATTTCTTCGGTTCTCTCTGAAGATGGTGGTCGTGTAAGATGGTCTGGTGCAGACGAATTGAACAACCAGTACTTCGCAAGAGGTTTGAGAATTAACGGTAGAACAGGTCGAATCGAAGGAAGACCATTTACCTCATCTGTTCGTAAACTCGCAAGACGTGCATCGAACAGTAGAGCTGTAGTATAAAAGGAAAGAAACATGGCATACTCACAATATGAAGATGGAAACACAGGGATAACGGTCATTGTGACCTCCCAAGCACCAGATGCTTTGCCAATTGGATTTAACGCTGTATTAACTACAGAGTTTGATGAAGTTATTACTGTCCCCCAGTTTAGAGTTCCCGAACTTGTTTTCGGGGGTAGTGAAACAATTGAGCCTGGCATCGGGGAAGTTATTTCACCACTCATTTTATGCAACACCACAAACGCTACTGCGACAGTTGATGTTAACATTTATAGATTCAGTAATTCGATAACTTATGATTTAATTAAAAATTTACCTGTACCTGCTTATGACACAATCCCAATTCCAATTAACGGACAGTTCTTCGCTTCTGGTGATATCATGCAAGCACGTTGTAGTGCAAACCTTGCAATTACTGCAACGTTGTCATATACGGTAGGCCAGGCGGAGGAATACGATGTCGACTAGGTTTCGCACTTTTACTAATCGTGGATTTTCGATTGGTAATGGTATCCCACAAGATCCAGCGCAGTTAGATCCTGCTGCGTTTAAAGGTTCGGTAATTTACACGATTACCGACGAAATCCGTTATTCGGATGGAACGTCATGGATACCAGTTTCAGGTGCTCAAGGAACCACAGGTTTTCAAGGCCCAGATGGACTCCAAGGTATTCAAGGTGAATATGGGCCAGGATTTACAATCATTGGTTCTGTACCAGATGTAGATTCGGGTGGAGATCCACAGGCAACTCTTAATGCTGCGTTTGGATCTGCAAGTGTCGGTGACGGTGTCATTGATGACGCAGACGAAGAACTATGGATTTATGACGGTGTAAACTGGATTAACATTGGTACGTTTAGAGGTGTCCAAGGTTTCCAAGGCGTACAAGGCACACAGGGTGTGCAAGGTGATCTTGGCGCAAAAGGTGTCCAAGGTTTCAGAGGATTTAGAGGTTTCCAAGGTGTGCAGGGCGCACAAGGTACTCAGGGTTTCCAAGGTATTCAAGGAGATCGTGGTTATCAGGGCGTACAAGGTATGCAGGGAACCCAAGGATTACAGGGTGATCAGGGTACTCAAGGATTGCAAGGCCCACAAGGCCCGCAAGGAACGCAGGGCGTTCAAGGTACACAAGGCCCACAGGGAACTCAAGGGTTCCAAGGTGTTCAGGGTACAGACGGTGCATTCGCAGGTCAGGGTGTGCAAGGGCCTCAAGGCCCTCAAGGTACTCAGGGACTTCAAGGTGTACAGGGTACACAAGGCCCACAGGCATTCCAAGGTGTACAAGGTACGCAAGGTTGGCAAGGTGAGGCGATTCAAGGTATCCAAGGTCAACAAGGCCCGCAGGGAGTACAAGGTACTCAAGGTCTGCAAGGTGATCAGGGTACTCAAGGCGTACAAGGCCCACAAGGCACAAAAGGTTTTCAAGGAAATCAAGGCGTTCAAGGTACACAAGGTGGAACTGGTGACACTGGTTTGCAGGGTCTTCAAGGGCCTCAAGGAACACAGGGTGTACAAGGCCTTGAAGGTTATTACGGTGGTCTAACATTCGAGTGGATCAACAACTCAACATCTGGGGATATATTCCCTGGCGTTGGGTATTTTGCGTTGGTCTCTGGAAGTACAAACTCTTCTACAGATGTTTACGCTGTTGACAAAATCTGGTTCGACGATAAACCATCTGATAGTAATAGACGTATTGACGATCTATTCAATTACATAGATTCAAATCCAGGCGTTCCAAAAGGTCAGATGATGATCAGAACGCCTCGTGATACAACTAACAATGACTTTGAATTCCTACTCTATCAAATCGATGATTGGACATGGGCAGGTAGTGGTGGTCAAGAAGACAACGGTTGGTTTGATGTTACATTTATTGAAAAATCTCTTTTAGGTTCTGGTGGTGCAAACACAGTTTCTTGGGATGATGCAACTGCCCGTTATGGTGACACTGCAATCATTTCATTCATGCCTTCTGGCCCAGTTGGCCCAACAGGTATTCAAGGTGTTCAAGGTGATCTTGGTTTCCAAGGTACACAAGGATCTCAAGGATTCCAAGGATCTCAAGGCGCTCAGGGTATTCAGGGGTTCCAAGGATTCCAAGGTATTCAAGGGGAAGCCATTCAAGGTGTTCAAGGCCCACAGGGTACACTTGGTATTCAAGGTTTCCAAGGCATTCAAGGTATCCAAGGTCAAGAGGGATCTCGTGTATTTGAAGTAACCAATAACGGTAACATTGCATACACGATTGATGGACAAGACAACCCAACACTACAGTTGTTGAGAGGTTTCACATATACATTTGATGTGAATGCGTCTGGACATCCATTCTTTCTTAAGACTTCACGTACACTTGGTACAGGTAACCAGTATACGCAAGGTGTCACGAATAACGGTGCTGCAGTTGGTCTAGTAACAATTAGGGTTGCGTATAACGCACCAGATCAGATCTTCTACCAGTGTTCTCTCCATTCTGGTATGGGTGGAACAATTAATATTTCTGATCTTGGCCCTCAAGGTGTTCAAGGCCCACAAGGTGTACAGGGTGATCTTGGTTTCCAAGGTGATTCGGGTTCCTTCGGTGGTGCAACATTTGACTACACATTCGATGGCGCAGGTACGACTGAGATTAACACTGCAGTCGGTGATATTCGTTTCAATAGTTCAACATTCTCTAATGTTACAGAAATTTATATCGACGAACGTGATGATAACTTCGTAAATTTAGACACTTACTATGCATCACTTGATACGGTAACTGGACTTGTCAAAGGTTCTTTGGTTGTTAAATCAAAGGCAGATCCTACTAACTTCTTTGTCTTCGATTATGAAGACATTACAGATGGTGGTGGATACTGGAAGTTCGAAGTTAATTATCTGACTGGTGCAGGTGCAAACTTTGCAGACAACGCAGACATCGTTGTCACATTTGCTCGTGCAGGTTCTACAGGTGCAGGCGTACAGGGTGCGCAAGGTACTGGTGGATTCCAAGGAACTGCAGGTAATCAGGGTATCCAAGGTGTTCAAGGTATCGGAAACCAAGGTACGCAGGGTATTCAAGGTATACAAGGTGACTTAGGTACACAGGGTTCAACAGGAACTGGAGCACAGGGTATTCAAGGCCCACAGGGTGCTGACGGTTTCCAAGGTGGATCAGGTTTCCAAGGTGCATCTGGTGCAGGTTCTCAGGGTGTACAAGGTATCCAAGGCGTTCAAGGTAATCAGGGTATTGCTGGTGAAGGCGCACAAGGTATTCAAGGTGGATTTGGTACACAAGGTGTCCAAGGTATGCAGGGTGCTCAAGGCCCAACTGCGCAAGGTTCAGGTGGTTTGCCTGGCCCGCCCGGCGCACAGGGTTTCCAAGGTATCCAAGGTTCTCAGGGTATTCAAGGTGGAACTGGATTTGGTAACGTTGGTAACCAAGGTGTACAAGGCCCTCAAGGCCCTCAAGGATTCCAAGGTACTGCTGGATTTATCGGTGGTTCTGGTGTACAGGGTGTACAGGGTGTTCAAGGCCCACAGGGTGCTGATGGTTCGGATAGTACTGCACAAGGTGCACAAGGCCCACAAGGTATGCAAGGCCCGCCAGGCATTGGTGAAGAAGGTCTTCAAGGTAATCAGGGTGTCCAAGGTTTCCGTGGATTCCAAGGTGAAGCGATTACTGGTGGAGGCGGTGTCCAAGGCCCTAGAGGTTTCCAAGGCCCACAAGGTGAAGGTGGTGTTCAAGGTGTGCCAGGATCTGGTGCAGATGGTGTGCAAGGTTTCAGAGGATTCCAAGGTGAGGCTGGTGAACCAGTTCAAGGCCCTGCAGGTGCAGGGGCGCAAGGTGCACAGGGTTATCAAGGTGTCCAAGGTGGGCCTGGCGTTCAAGGTGGAATCGGTGTAGGTGATGATGGTGCTCAGGGTGTCCAAGGTATTCAAGGCCCACAAGGTGATCTTGGTATACAGGGTATCCAAGGTGATTTCATACAGGGTGAACAGGGGATCCAAGGTGAACAAGGTCTCCTCGGTCTTCAAGGTTCAGACGGTCTGCAAGGCCCTGCTGGGCCAGGCAACTCTGCTGCAACTATTGATGTTCAGAACATCTATGGTAGTGGACTGGAAGCGTCTAACATGTTTGTCACGTTTGTGGCGGGTGGTTCTGGACAGAGAGATCTGTATGGTACACTTGGCCCGAACTCTGGTGGACAACAGAACTTCTTCTATAATACTAATGCCGATCAGATGTATATCGAAAATATCTCTGCAGATGGTAATGTATATGCAGCGGGTGCACTCATTGGTTCCCATCAGGATCCATCAAACAGAACATTGATTATCAGAGATGCCGCAGGGACTGTTGTGTGGGGTACTTAATGTTTTGAGTGCGTTATATAAATAAAAGAAAAAAAGAGAACGTAGATGGCCACTCAAGCAAACATTTATATAGACCAAGGTACAGATTTTCGTGTCGACTTAAACTTGTTTGACGGCGACGACGATCCGTTAGCGATATCTGTACTCGATTTCTTCGCTGACATTAAAAAAATATACACGACAGGCAGCCCGCTTACTAGTTTTACTATCGAAAAGGATCTGGCGACAGCAACAATAACGCTCGTCCTTACTGATGTTCAAACGCAATCTTTGAAGCCAGGGAAATACCAATATGATGTACTAATGCGAAAACAATCTGGAGAAATGTCGAAGATACTTGAGGGACTTGCCTTTATCGTAGATACAATTACAGAGGTCTAAGATGGCAATTAAAGTCGTAGTCGGTTCATCACCACAAAGATCTGTTACGACAGTTCTAGAAGGCGAAAAGAAACCCCTCATAACTCCAGATTCAGTTACGCTCGGTGTTGATACCGTTGGCGAATACGTTGCCACGCTCGGTATATCAGGAAATGGTCTTATTATTACGCCTGAGGATGCGAATACTCGCAACCTTGAAACTTCTAATATCATTCTTGCTCACGCAAACACATCTTCAGAACTTAGTACAAATAACGATATACTAGGGTTCGTTCAGAACGTTGGTATTGATGAGTTTGGTCACGTAGATCTATTAAGTAGTCTATCATTCGATCCTCAGAACTTTACAAATTCTAATGGAGTAATTACCGCCAATCCAATTCAGATTGGTGATCTTATTCTTCAGAACAGTGATAACACTGCCGTCCTTAGTGGATTGACAGAGATTGGTGTTGGTGATCTTACGATTGCAAACACAACAATTGCATCCCCATCAAATCTACTTCTTGATGTTGCATCGAATGGTTTCATTACCTTCGGAGGCAATGAAGTTGTTGATCTTCCAACTCCGACATCTAACTCTGCGCCAACGACAAAAGAATATGTAGACTTGGAAATCCTTGCATTGGAAACAGGTCTTCTCTTTGTTGGAGATCCAATCGATCCAAATGATGGAGCTAACAAACGGTACGTTGATGCGGTTGCAGAGATTGTATCTCGTTCGAAGTCTGTCAAGGCTGCAACAACTGCAGATCTTGGTGGGACGTTTGATTCGGGTAACACCACCTATGGTGCGACAATCACACTGGATCCTGCCACACAACTCAATATCGATGATGTTGTAATCTGGTCTAAAGGAGATAGTCTACTTGTAAAAGATCAGACTAATCCATTAGAAAATGGTACATATGATATTCTAACAGTTGGTAATCAATTTGTCAACTGGGTAATTCAAAGAAATATTTTTGAAGACGATAGTAATGAGTTGCCAGGCTCGTTTGAATTTGTTACAGATGGTACAACAAACAGAGATAAAGGTTTCGTTGCAACTGTTGTTGATGCAGAAACTTTTGTTATTGACCAAGACGATGTTGTATATCAACAGTTCTTTGGTGGCGGTAACCTCTCTGCAGGTAAAGATCTCACACTGATTGATGATAGAGAATTTGCTTTAAATTCAAATGTCACATTAGAGTCTATCACTTCTTTAGATCTTGAAGATCTTGTCATTACATCTAACACTGTTACGATTGACTCCACTGGTGGATTTGTCATCCCTGCTGGTACAACAGATCAAAGAACCACTCCACAACAAGGTATGATTCGTTACAATATTACGGACTCAAGATTTGAGGCGTATAATGGTAATGTGTGGACTGGACTTGGTGGAACAGTTGATGCTGATCAGGATACATTTGTTCGTGCAGAATCTTCTTCTGGTGCAGACAATGATGAACTAGAATTCGTTACTGCTGGTACACTAAGGTTAAACCTCGCCAATACTGGTAACCTTACCTTTGGTCACGCTCAGAATAAATTTACTGTTGACTATGATAACGGTAACACTATAATTGGTGGTTCCTTAACTATCAACACTGATACTATTCTTGGTGCAGGGGAAGTTTCTTACTTCAATCAACTTGGTGCGATAAAACTACCAAACGGTGCGACTTATCAGAGACCATCTCCACCTGCGCCTGGCATGATCAGGTTCAATACAACTGATTCACGTTTCGAAGGTTATGATGGTAGTATCTGGTCAGGACTAGCAGGTTCTGTTATTGACGTTGACCAAGATACAAAGATTATTGCGGAATCATCTCCAAACGCAGATAACGATCAGATCCAGTTCTTCACTCAGAATGCGAACAGACTGACTATCGAAGCGAATGGTATGATCACAACGCCTGGCGCTGATACTGATTTAGAGATAGTACCTAGTGGTAATCTTTTAGTGGGTAACACTATTATATCGCAAGTTGCTGACCCTGTCAACCCCCAAGATGCAGTTACTTTAAATTATTTGGAGAATGGTGGTTTTGCATCCACACTAACAATCATCGATGGTGCAAACTCATCTAACTTTGCAATCCTTGAAGATCCTCAGATTACTCTTGGACAAGGTCTTGAACTTAAAGGCGTTGATGAAATTGGAAATGAGATGGAACTGGCAGTTGCAAACACTGGTGTCCAAGCAGGTATGTACGGTAACGATGGGTTCTCACCTCGTATTCGTGTCACACCAGATGGACGTGTTGACTTTGCGACAGAGATTCCAGTAGAACTACAAGCGAACGCTATTCCAGACTTTACAGAGACCTCTCGTGACATCATCGGTTTGATGTTCACAGATGGTTTCAATGCAGGTCTTCACAACGGTGTTGTAATTACTCACAACGATGGTGGCGACTTGTTCGAAGTCGATCTTGTTGCGAATACAGTTTCACGTGTAATTGCAGGTAACGATGGTGTCCTTGTTGACAATGGTCAGACAGGTAATAACGCACCAACTCCTTTGGCGACTGCAAGAATTTATCACAACGATACATCTACTGTTGCGAACACTGCGAACTTTGGTGGCAACTTTATTCAGAACATGTCCTTCGATCAATACGGACACGTTGCAGATCTTGCGACTGCGAACACAGATAACCTTTACTATAGGTTAGATGGTGCAGTTGAGGGTACAGGAGTTCTGGTTGCGGCATCATTTGCAGACTCTGCGAACACAGATTATTATCTTAACCCATTCGAAACTTCTCGTATCAAAAACCTTATTCTTGGTTATGGTGCACCCAACTCATTCCTTGAGATGTCAGATGGGCCTCTGGAAACAGATAAGTCTTTCATCTATGCGTCTGGTGGTGAAATCGGATTTGTTGACAATTCCTTAAATTACTTTGCGAAGGCAAACCGTTCAACTGGTGACTTCACAATCACTGGTGCGTTGATTGCTGGTGGTTTTGCAGATACGCAAGACACATCATTCGTAATCAACCCTGCTGCAAACTCAAACGTTTACAACTTCTTTGTTGAAAATGCAATGTATCTCAAAGACAATGTCAATGAGATGGTATGGGATAGTACATCAGTTTCTTCAAATAATGGTATTCTTGAATTTAACGGAACTATTCTACGTAACATTGGTGCGGCAGAACTCGACAACGATGCGGTTACACTTGGTTATCTGAATGCCCAGTTGTTGGGTGGTGAAGGTATTAGTCTTTCTAATACATTTACTGTTGATGCCAACGTTGACGATAGTACACTTACTATTATTAATGACGTAATCCAAGTCAAAGATCAGGGTATCACAAACCAACAAATCTTTGAACCATTTATCAAACTGACTGGTGAAACAAATCCAGTCATTCCAGAAAGTTTTGTCACTGCAAACTTGACTTTGTTTGATGGTTCAAACTGGTTGGTGAATGGTTCTCTACGTGATGAAACTTATTCTGCACAATCAGAACCAGAACTAACAATATACATTGGTGACACAGTCAACTTCTCTGTTTCTGGTGCAAACACTATTGCGTTATACATCAAAACCTCAGAAACTGCAGGTAGTGGAGATCAGGCATCTGGTGTAACAAACCAAGGTGCGACTGGTGGAGAAACACTTACATTCGTTCCAGACACTGTCGGTACATTCTATTACATTGATGGTGCAGACACAAACCGTTCTGGTGTAATTAATGTTCTACAACAATACACACCAGACGAAAACGTTTATCTTGGTGAGACAATTAACTTTGTCGCTGGTGAGGGTATTAACACAGTAGTATCCAATAACACCATTACGATATCTGCAGAACTCGCTACAGAATTTGCATCAAATGATAACAGGGGTGTCGCCGCATTTGTCGATACTGACTTCGTTGTTTCGAATGGTGTTGTTGAACTGGCGAATACTGGTGTGACTGCAGGGACTTATGGTTCTGCCTCTCAAATTCCAGTTCTAGAAATAGATGAACATGGTCTCATTCGTGTTGCAAACACATCTGCAGTTGCAGGCGTGGACAACATGCAGTGGAATACTGCGAACAACACACTTACCACTGAAACTGGTGACGGCTCATCATTCCACACATTCATTAATACCTTCGGTGCAAATACATTCTTCTCAGACAATGTTGGGATTACAGGTAGTCTATTTATAGGTGGATTGGTCGACGGACGTGACATTGCACTGGATGGTGCAAAACTAGATCTTCTTGAAGATGGTCTTGAACTAACACTTGACGGTAAGGTAACAGGAACTGCCACTTCTAACACAGGAGTGATGACACTTACAACTGAACTTGCCAACACTGGTGTGGTTGCAGACACTTATGGTTCATCTACTGAGATTCCAATTATTACAATTGACGAAGACGGTAGAATTACTCTTGCAAACACTGCTGCTGTTGCAGGGGTTGACTCGTTCTCATACGAACCTGCAAACAATACAATCACTCTGGTTACTGGTGATGGATCTGAATTCCATCTTCAAACACAGACAACTGTAACACTTGGTGGTGATGTAACTGGTACTGCAACGTCTTCGAATGGTAGTGTAGAAATTACTACAGACATATCGACTACTGGTGTTGTTGCAGGGGTTTACGGTACTGCATCTCAGATTCCTGTGGTTACAGTCGCTGCGGATGGTCGTATCACATCTATGTCCAACACTGCAGTGGCGGGTGTTGAAGACTTCTTCTATTCATCTGGAAACAATACTCTACACTTGGAGACAGGTGATGGTTCTGAGTTCCTCGCAAGAATTGATCTGTTCGGTGAAACAATCGACGGTGATGTATCATTCAATGGTGACATGTCTGTTAATGGCGACATTACTGCTACAGGAAATGTTTCGGTTGGAGAGACACTCACAGTTAATGGAACTGAAGTACTCGTAACAAATACAGAAATCCTAGAGGGTATTAAAACAGTTGATGGTGCAGGTTCATCACTTGATGCAGACTTACTTGACGGACTTCATGCATCAGACATCTTGGCACAGGCTGCAAACACTGCAACTGGAAGTATCGGTAACGGTACAATTGATATTGATACTGGTGATGGTCTGGATGGTAGTGGTACATTTAACCTAAATGATTTCACAAATACATCCATTACATTTGCACATAGTAATACTTCTGGTGTGGTTGATGTTTCTCTAAACCAAGGGCGTGTTCTTACTGGTTTAACGTTTGACCAGTTCGGTCATGTACAAACACATACAAATGCAAATCTTGACGATAGATATTATACAGAAACTGAACTTGACAATGGTGCACTAGACTCTTTGTACTTCAATGTAACAGGTGACACTGTAACTGGCAACAGCGTATTTGAAGAAAATGTTGACATAGATGGTAACCTTGTTGTAGATGGTACAATAAATCGTGATCCTCGCATTACCCTCAATGGTTTTGTTAATGGTTTCACAGATCTGGTAAACCTCGCAAACGGTTCGATGACTACATCTACTGACACAGAGATCCTCGTTGGTGATGGTCTAACAGGTGGTGGGTCTATCAATGCGAACGTTACTATTTCTCATGCAGATACTTCCTCAGTAGCGAACGTTGCAGGTGTCGCAGAGAAAGAAGTTCTTAACGAGATCTCATTCGACGAGTTCGGACACGTAGTCGCTGCAAATACAAAAACACTTGAATTCATTTCTCAGACAGAGGCGGATGCAAGATACGTAAATGAAGATGGGGATGTAATGACAGGGAACCTAGAGGTTCAGGCTGTCATCTCTCAAGAACATTCTGCATTCTTTAACGCAACACTCACGACAACTGCAACCAGTTCACAAATATTGTTTTCATTTGATGAAACAGCATATTGTGGCGGTGAAGTTGTTATCACTGCAACTCGTGGTATAAATAGACATATCACAAAGATGATGATTGCGCACAATGGTACAACTCTGAATGCAACTGAGTTTGCAACAGTAACTACCAGTGTAGAATTCGCTGATTACGATGTATTACTTCAAAGTGGTGAAGGTAGAATTTACTGTACCCCAGATGCGACAACGTCAACTGAATTTAAAGTATTTGCTACACTGATAAAAGCATAGTAAAGAAAATAATGCCTAATTCTGGGGAGAGTGAACCGAATGGCAAACGATAAGAAATTTATAGTCAAAAACGGCCTTGAGACTGAAGGCGATGTACTCATTGGTGGTGTAACTGATGATGGTATCAGTAAACTTCAGACTGAAGGTGCGGTAAAATTTACTGCTACTTTCCCATCCTATCCAACACTTCATGTTATTAATAACACTGGAACTGCAGATTCTCCAATCGTAGAATTTGAAGGCCCTTCTGGTGCACTCTCCATTCGTAACATTGACACAAATGATTTTGGGATCTTCAACGGAACGCAGGCAGCTGGTAGTGGTATAGAGTTCCACCAAGGTGGCGCAGGGAATGGTGAACTCATTCTCAAACGTGCAGGCAGTGAAGTACTATCTTTCTCAAATGGTAACACATCTTTCACTGGTTTGTCAACCACTAATATCGAAGGTCGTCGTATTATTACCACAGACGATCAGGCAAGTCAAGGGGGTTCTTTCGACGCCGCAACACTCGACGGTTTAGATTCAACTCAATTCGTACGTTCTGATGAAAATGATACGATGGATGGTTCTTATATCATCACAGGTAACTTGACTGTACAAGGCGTAACTACATCAATTAATTCAGAAGTCGTAACGATTGCAGATAATATTCTACAGTTGAATAGTAATGTTACAGGCGCACCTACAGAAAATTCTGGTATTGAGATTGTACGTGGCACATCCGATAATGTTTCTTTAATTTGGAATGAAACATCTGATTGGTGGTCAGTAGGAACCTATTCCTTTGAGTCAGACGAAATAAGATCCACAGACGGAAGTGATCTATCTCTTCGTGCTGCATCCTCTTCATCGGCGAATGTTAATATCACTGCAGGGTTTGGTAGTAACTATATTGGTTTGAAATCAGTATTTACTGGTTCTGAAGGATATGGTGAGGTTCTTTACGGAAACGATGCAAAACTTCAGGCGGTTACAGACGGTATATTAATTGGTGAAAACCTAGACGTTAATGGTGACATTACAGTAGGTGATAACTCCAACGCTGCACAAATTAACTTTGACGGTGTGGGAATTAATAGAACAATATATTCCAACAACGGCGAAATCGGTTTCCTTAAAGGTAACCTAAACTACGGTGCATATTTAAATACAAATGAAGACTGGATCGTTGCTGGTAATAACGAAGTACAGGGAAATATAGTTTCAGAAGGCGACATCACTGCGAAAGATGATATCTTTGCGGATGGTGACATCACTTCAAACAATAATATTACTGCGACTAACGGAAACATTACTGCATCAGCAGGTGCGGTAACTGCACAAACAAGTGTAACTGCAATCACAGGAAACGTTACTGCTGCGGCAGGAAACGTTACTGCAGGTAACGATGTCACAGCGGCAAATGATGTGACTGCACTCGCAGGTGATGTGACTGCAGGTCAAGACGTTATTGCAACAAGAGATATCACTGCAGGTAGAAATGCGGCGATTACAGGTGATTTAACCGCAAATAATGCGTACATTACCAATGATTTGACTGCTGACGATATTATATCTCAGACTATCAACGCCAACAGTGCAATCATTGGTGACATCACTGCGAATAATATTACTGCAGATCAGGATATCCGTTCTGGTCGTTTCGTTGATAACGATGATGACACTTACTACTTCGATGGTGATAAGACAACTGTTGCAAATACTATTGGTATTGATACTGAGTTGTTCCACAATGGAGATACAGATACAAAACTTAGATTCGAAACGGATCAAGTAGATTTTTACGCTGGATCAAACACACCAAAACTAAGAGTTGAAAATACTAAAGTAACATCTGTTGAAATTCACGCACCACTCTATTATGATAGTGATGATACCAACTACTATTTGAATCCAGCTGCAAGTTCCGTATTGTCGAATATTTACATCGATGATTATATCTTGCACAATGGTGACGCTGACACTTACTTTGGATTTAGTGCAGATGATCAGTTTAGAGTTACAACAGGCAACAACCTTGGATTCTTAGTTACAAATTCGGTTGTTCGTGCATATAACGAAATGCGTGCTCCATCCTTTAAAGGAGAATTGGGCGGTACTACAAACTTCTTAGATTTTGAAAGTAACACATCAGGAGCCGCATCTCTTGCAGTATCTGGTGTTATTCAAGTAGGTAACACATCCGATTACGATAGAATGGATGACACTACTGGGACTGGTGGTGTTACTATCAACCCAGCTGGCGGTATACAAGTTGCTCAGTCAGGTGTTACAGGTACTGAGGCTAACAAACCATCTCTTGGTTTAAATAGAATTAGTATGGGGTTCAACCCATTTGCTGCAAGTAACAGATTTATAACATTTGCGGCAACTGCAACCAATGGTCAACATGTAGCGGGTGATAGTGCAGGTAATCTAAACTTCATTCCAGACCAAGACACAACTGCAATCAAATTCTGGAACTCTAGTGCAGATAACGTATTCACAATTAATCATGGTGGAGATGTTGTTGTTGGTGGTGAAACTGCGTCATACGCTTCGTCTGATGCAACTGCATCTGTTGGTGCTATCAATGCAAATAAACTTCACGTACAAGGTTCTATTCAGTTAAACCGTGATGATGATGCAATTGTCCTTGGACGTAGTACTTCAGGTTTCTTAAAGAATAACGAACTTAAGTTTGGTCTTGGTGGTGGTTTCTATCAGGCTGCGGCGGCAACTATCACAGTTCATGGTGGGAAAGATCTTGCAACCACTGGAGACATGTATGCAGGTCGTTTCTATGATGATGACGATAATAACTATTACATTGACGCTGCAGGTGATTCGCAACTCAATACAATAGATATTGATGACTCTATCAGACATCGTGGAGACTTAACAACTCTTATTGGTTTCCCTAATGCGGATCAGTTTGAAGTTAAAACAAATAATGTTCAACGTTTGTTGGTAGAGAATAGTAAAGCGACATTCTCAATTCCAGTATATGCACCACGTTATTACGATTCACAAAACAATTCATATTACGTAGATCCAGCTTCTACGTCTATCATGAACCGTATTGACCTTGATGACTTTATTCGTCACAATGGTGATACAAATACTTACTTTGGATTCAGCGCTGCAGATACTTTCCGTATCTTCACAGGTGGTTCTCAAAGAGTTAACGTAGACAATAACTCAGTAGACTTCTCAGTTAATGATACTGGTACAAACGCATATCGTAATATCTACTATGACAATAACGACACTGCATTCTACATTGATGGTAACTCTGAGTCAAGATTGAATACTCTTCGTCTGAGAAAGACAGGAGATCCAGCTAATGACTTTAATGCGCTTTGGATTGATAACGGTACTGGTGCAACTGGTGACATTGATACACCTGAGTCTTGGGTTAACTTCCAGTTTGAAGACAGTAATGCAAACTTTAAACCACAAGTTCGTATCGGTGCGACAACTGGTTACAACGATGGTACTTCTTCAGACACGCAAGACAAAGAAGGTTCTGGTAACTTCATCGTTCAGACTGCAGAAGGTACTGGTGGCGCAGGCGCAGGTGCACTCGCAACAACATTCTATGTAAACTATCGTGGTGACGCATACGCAAAACGATCTATGAGATCACCGATCTTCTATGATCAAGACAACGACAGTTTCTTTGGTAACTTCGCTAGTGAATCTAGAATGGCAACCATCAAACTTGATGATGGTGTGGTTCTAAGATCACCAAATGGTACTTACGGTTCGTTTGCAATTGATGGACAGGCACGTGGTGGTTGGGAAGGTTTCTCAATCGGTGATCGTTCTGTATTCATGCATGACAATGCAAATAGAACTGGTCTTTTCAACGATGTGGATGATCAATGGTTCTTGTACGCTGACAGACAGAACTCATTGCGTTTCATGTACAACGGTGTAGAACAAGCACGTACAGAAAACGGTTACTTCCTTGCGAATAACCAAATGCATTCACCAATCTATTATGACTCAAATAATACTTCATTCTACTTAGATCCAGCTTCTACATCTATTACAAATACGATGAGGGCAAATAGATACCAAGTAGAAGGTTCGACATATTACATTGATGTTGCATCAGGAGATTATGGTTCGATTAGAGTTGAAGGTGCGAAGAATGGTTGGGCGGGTTATGCAATCCGTGACGACTGGGTCTTCATGGCGAATGGGCCATCTGAAGCAGGTATCTACAACGACACCAACAACGAATGGGCAATCAAGTTCTTCCAGAACAATCGTGCAGAAATTATGTACAATGGTGGGATTCAGGCACGAACACAGTCAAATCACTTTGACATGATCAATCAGGCACGTGCGCCAATTTACTACGATAGAAATAATACTGGTTATTACGGAGACTTTGCATCTCATTCACGTATGAACAGTGTGTCGTTTGGTAACCAAGGTGCGATTGCAAACAGCACTTATGCAATGTCTGCATATCACAACAACAGATACTTGTTGGGATTACGTTATAGTGGTGCAAATAGTGACTATCCTTGGATTGTACATGATAACTGGAATGGTTATGATGGCACAAATAGATCATCATTCATCATTCACTTTAATGGTGTTGCAGATAGATTCCATTTCGATAGTCAAGGTAACTTCAAAGCAGCTAAATCTGTAACTGCACCAGAGATCAACCTCAACGGTGGTAATGGTAACCTCAACCTTTCACCTGCATATGGTTCTGGTGTGGCAGATAGTGTTCTCTTTGATGCTACAGAATATTTTGACAAACGAGTTATTAATCCACTTGCACCAAACGAAAATAGTTTAACAACGACTACATCAGAATTTGTTCGTGCAACGACTGGCCCATTTGCAGGTTCTTACGTTCTACAAACTTCTGCAAATCGTGACTTTTACACTGCATACATGCCTGTTGAACCAGGCGAAGAACTTTACGGTGAAATGTCTGTTCGTCGTATCTCTGGTTCTGGTGGTGTTGTTTACTATGGTATTGAACGTTATGATCAAAACTTATCACCGATTGCAAGTAACTCAGGTACAACTTACTTCGTAGTAAGTGGTGCAAACCAAACAAGTACCTCTTGGCAAACATATAGAGGATACACAACAATCCCATCGAACTGTTATTACGTTCGTATTCGTGTATTGATGAACTACTCCAGTGGTGGTGCGTTGCGTCAATATGCAGGGATCATGTTGAAACGTTCAAACTATCATGGACGTTTACGTGGTGATGATATCATCGTATCAGGTGACGTAACTGCAGATCGTTACTATGACAATAACAACACAGCTTTCTATCTTGATCCGGCATCAACATCTATTCTAAATGATGTTCGTGGTTCGATCTTCTATGATCGTGATAACACAAGCTATTATGTGAATCCAGCTTCGACATCACGTATTGCGAACATTGACATTGCACCTACTTTGTCAAATGGTCAAGCACGTATTCGTTCCATTATGTCAGGAGGTTATCCTGCACTTGAATTTAGTGACAGTGCGCCAGGCAACTCTTCTGGTGATCAACACTTTGTTTGGGGTGCAAATGATGTAAACGTTGGTCGTATGGAACTTCGATTTAGAGGTGGTACTGCGTTTGGTAGTGCATGGTACAATGAAGGTACAGTTCTTGCCAGCTTTATTGGTGACAACAACGCAGTTGAATTCCCACAATCTGCAGGTGTTAGAACACCAATCTTATACGACTACAATAACACATCTTACTATGTAGATCCAGCGTCGACTTCACGTATGGTTCATATGCGATTGAGTTCTGGTGATTCGTATTTGAAAATTGGTTCAAACGCTGCAACGCAGACAACACGTGATACTAACAGACCACAGATTGAAATTGGTGCAAACAATGCATACCCACACTTCACTCTAAGTTCTTGGGGCACAAACACGACTCACGGTGGTGTTATGTCGTTCCGTTCAAGACTAAACTCTTCGAACAACGTTCGTCGTTGGAACATTGGTACTGCAAACTATCAGGCGAACTCTATTCAGATTGGTTACTTCGATAACCAAGAAAACCCACACTACGGTGTTGGTGTCAACGGATGGACTTATGACAGTTACTCACGTTTTGTAATCTACACAGGTTACTCTGAAGCACGTGGATCTATGCGGGCTCCTATCTTCTATGATGTGAACAACACTGGATACTACGGTGACTTTGCATCCACTTCACGTATGAATGCTATTAACTATAATAACATCTATGCGATTAGTGGTGGTGTTGCACATTTCTATACAAGTTCAGGTAGTTTGCGTGGTTACATTCAGGCGACTGAATCAAATGATGCACACCTTAAAATTGCTACATCGGGCGGTGAGGATATTCAATTCCTTGACGGCGGTCTAGGTGGTCAGTGGAATATGATCATTCGTGGTGATGGTGATGTTCTTACAAATAGAAACCATTATGCACAAATTTTCTATGACAGAAATAACTCAGGTTATTACCTTAACCCGAATGGTACGTCTCGTCTGGGTACAGTTCGTGTTGATAGAATCGACATGGCTGATCGTGGTGACTTCATCACATTCTATGGAGACGATTCAACATATCACAGTATTTCATCTAGAGATAATGGTGGTGGTGTAACTGATGATTTGAGATTCAACTCTTATCACGATATCTTCTTTAACCTAGACTCGAACAATAATAACAGTTCTGGTACAACAGGTTTCTATGTTGGTCAACACGGTGCTGCCACTGGTAGTATCGCAGGTTGGTACTTCCAAGCAATGGCAGATGGTAACTCTTACGCATCAAGTTCATTCAGAGCACCGATCTTCTATGACAGAAATAACACAGGTTACTATGCAGACCCTGCGTCAACCTCACGCTTTAACACACTACGTACCAACAGACTGTATACAGGTTATGATAGTAGTACTGACGATTACCTAGATTACCCAACAAGCGATTATGGTTCGGTACAGGTTAACGGTGGCGGTAAGAATGGTTGGGAAGGTTACAACATTGCTGGCCGTTACAACTTCATGTCTGCAGATAATAACCAAGTTGGTATCTACAACGATATTGACAATGAGTGGATGTGGTATGGTGAACGTAATGGTCGCACATACTTCTACTACAATGGTCGTTGGGAAGCACGTACAGATTCTGGATACTTCCGTGCAGAACGTCAAATGCGAGCACCAATTTATTATGACTTGAATAACACAGGTTATTACGGTGATTTTGCTGGCACATCTGTATTCAACACTGTTAACTTTAACGGTAAGGCCTTCTTTAAAGCACGTCAAAACGACTCTGCAGGGTCTCACTCTTCATATGACGTTACAGGTACTGACTATCTAAACAACGTTGCCGCAGAATTCTGGTCAGGTAACGATGCACCTGTAACAATCTACTTCCGTTCTGGTGTCAACGCACCATCTGATCACGGTTACATCACGTTTGACCCAGACTTCAACAACACTGGTGAAAACGCTGCAATGGTCATCGGTGTTGACAACGATGGTACAGGATCTTCTGACTACATCCGACTACAAGGTCGTGTAGAACTTCACTCAAACCTTTCTTCTTCTGATAACTCAGAGATGCAGGGTTGGTGGTATCAGACTACAAAGTATGCTCGTCTAAACACAGACTACTTTGACCACATTTCTGATATTCGTTCGCCTATCTTCTACGATAGGAACAATACTGGGTATTATGCAGACCCTGCATCGACTTCACGTTTCAATACTCTGCGTACAAACCGTTTGTATTTTGCGTATGACAATGACACAGACGTATATTTTGACTATCCAACAGGTAACTATGGTTCAGTACAGGTTAACGGTAGTGGACGAGGTGATTGGGAAGGTTATTCGATCAGAGGTGAATACGTCTTCATGTCTGCAGATAGTGGTCAGGTTGGTATTTACAATGATGTCGATAATGAGTGGATGTTGTATGCAAATAGAAACTCACACCTCTATCAGTACTATAATGGACGTTGGGAAACACGTACAGAAAATGGTTGGTTCAGAGTTGAACGTTCTTCACGTTCTCCAATCTTCTATGATCTAAACAACACTGGTTATTACTTTAACGGTGCCTCAACTTCACGTTCTAACTATCATAGACTTAACAACGCCTATGACTCTCAGGAACGTCGATTCTTTGCACCAGATGGTGGTACATATACTACTTCATCTTCAAGTGTCAATGGTGCATGTACTATTTACTTGCCAACTAACAGACGTGGTGGTAACACCATGTTGCACTTCACTGTTAATATCTACGAATACAATACTGGTCGTATGACTCAGTTTAGAATTGGTGGTTATGCATATTCAAGTGGTCGTTGGACAAACGTTTCTGCAACACAAATCAGTGATTCAGATGACGCACCATATATTGTAAGGTTCTGTGATGACGGTTCTCGTCATATGGTTTGTATTGGTTCAACAGGTGACAACTGGACATATCCACAGGTTCAAGTTGTTGATGTTCACACTGGTTATAGTAGTTTCTCTACAAACTGGGGTTCTGGTTGGTCAGTTGGTTTCCGTACAACTAACTATGGTACTCAGCGTACAACTCGTACTGCATCTTATATGTTGGGTACAAACAATAGAACTAATTGGAACACAGATCTTCGTGCGACAATCTTCTATGATAGAAACAACACTGCTTACTATGTAGATCCAGCGTCGACTTCTCGTCTCGCAAACATCACTGCGAACTTCATTCAGTGGGACAATGGATTTGACATCTATGATGATGATGCTGACACTATCAGTCTTCGTTCCAACAACTCTGACCACGGTGAACTTATCTTTAGAGATAGTAACTCTACCGCTTGTGGACGTATCTACTGGGATGACGATGGACAACACTTTGGTTTGAAACATGCGAACAATGAATGGGCAGTTTACATGTATGAGAACTCTTATACCTACCTATACTATAATGGTAGATGGGAGGCTCGTGCAGACTCAGGTTACTGGCGTGCAGAGAGATCATCACGTGCACCTCTGTTCTATGATCTGAACAGTACTGCATACTATGTGAACCCTGCGTCTGATACATCAATGAGACTCAACGGTGGTATTCACTTTGGTGCAACTAACGCAGAATCACGTGGTGGTTTCATTGGTCGTCACGGTTCTAACTCTGGTGGTCTAAACACAGATAGATATCCATCGCCTGGTTACTCTATTGGTTACAACTATCGCCCATCTGGTACAGGTTTGTCAAACCACTATGGTTATGGTTACGCACATACTAACTCACCATTCTTTAGTTTGTCTGGTCAGTCTGGTTGGGGTTTCTATGTTTCTGCAGACGGTGACGCTCGTGTTCAGTTGTCTGGTTCAAACGGTGCAGTCTCTGCGACTGGTAACATTGTTGCATATGCATCTGATGGCCGTTTGAAAGAAAACGTAACACCTATCACTGCAGCACTCGAAAAACTACATAAGATTCGTGGTGTTGAGTACGACTGGGTAGAAAACATTAAAGAGGAGTATGACTTCCACCCGACTAAGATGCACGAAGTTGGTGTTATCGCACAAGAGGTTGAAGAAGTACTTCCAGAAGTAGTCAACGAAGCACCTTTCAATGCCAATTACAATATGCAGAAAGCACGTATTGCATATAAAGAGTTCCTTGAGGAACGTGATGATAAAGAATGGGATAAGAAAGAGGCTAAAGAAGAGTTCGAAAAACTTACGTTTGATGAACAAAGAGAACTGGCTGCGGTACATGATCAACAGTACCTCACAGTCGATTATGAACGAATCACTTCACTACTGATCGAAGCGGTCAAAGAAGTTGATAATAAATATAAGGAAGAAGTCTCTTCTTTGCGTAATGAGATCGCAGAACTCAAAAAGTTGATTTTGAATAAATAAAACAAGATATTTTAATTTAAATCGGAGAAAAAATTATGTCACTTACATATGCATGGACAATCAACAGTCTTAAACTTAAAGACGAAACTAACCACGAGGGTGCAACACTCAATCGTGCCGTATACCAAACACATTGGACTATCACAGGTACTAACTCTGCAGGTCAGAGTGGATCTTGGGCTGGTGCAACACCTCTTTCTGCAGCAAACGTACCTGCAGGGTCTTTCGTCGCATTCGACGACTTGACTGAGGATACAGTCATCGGGTGGATCAGAAACATTGTAGAAAATGATGAAGCTTACATGGAGCACATCACTGAACGTCTCACACTCGACATCGAAGAAAAGTTCGGTACTACAGAAGAGATTGAAGAGAAAGCACTACCTTGGGCAGCTCCAGCGGATGCAGAAGCAGAAGCAGAAGCACCTGCAGACGATTCTGCTGACGATGGCGAAGAATAAGGTAGAATGTCATGAACTTTACTTGGGAAATTGTGAGTATGGAAACGAAGGATCAAACCAACAGTGATGGTGCGACTCTTCAGAATGCCGTTGTTCGTGCCGTTTGGAAACGAATTGGTACTGATACGGATGGCGTAACTCACAATTTCTTGGGTAACACATGGTTTACTGCAGAGGAAGTTGAAGAAGGAGATTTTGTTAACTTCTTTGATCTTACACAGGAAACTGTTGTGGGATGGTTGGAAAACAAACTAACTGCAGGCGAGATCGCTAAGATCGATGATATAATTATAAGAAGAGTTGATAAGAAAAACTCTATTGTAAGAACGCCACCTTGGTCTTGACAAACCTATTTTAATCTGTTATAATTCAATTTGATGAAACTTTAATAATGGAGGTGTCATGCACGACATGCATCTGTATGGGCTTGCAACTTTTGCCTTGAAAAGAGGTGGGAAGTTACACCCAATTACACTCCCCAAAGAACTGACGGGCGAAACAGGGATTATGAATCCCTCTCTCTATCTACACGATGGAAGATTGTTGATGAACATTCGTCACGTCAACTATACCCTGTATCATAGTGAAGGAAAGAAGTTCCCTCACCAGTTTGGGCCTCTCGCTTATATCCATCCAGAAACTGATGTCACGCTTACCACATATAATGTTATGTGTGAACTGGACAATGACTGTAATGTTATTTCTGCAGGTAGAATTGATACCTCAGAATTGGACACAGATCCTACTTGGAACTTTATCGGACTTGAAGATGGTAGACTATTCTCATGGGATAATAGAATCTTCTTGTGTGGAGTAAGACGTGATTGTTATGATTCAAACGGCAAAGGTCGTATGGAGATGCAAGAGATAGTACAGGATGAATGGGGTAACTGGAAAGAGATTGCACGACACCCAATTCCCGCTCCCCCACCTAATGAAACTTATTGTGAAAAGAACTGGGTTCCTGTTCTTGACATGCCTTATCACTTTGTTAAATGGACAAACCCTACAGAAGTAATCAAGTTTAATATTGATGAGGGTACTACTGAAACTGCAGTTTTAGATGAGAACAGTAAGATCCCAATGCCTAGAGATGTTCGAGGTGGGACGCAAGTCCTTCGATTGTCTGAAGATAGACGTATTACAATATCACATGAAGTAGATCTTGGCAAGGATGTTTTTGGAAGAAAAGATGGACACTATGTACATCGGGCGATTGTTTGGGATAACGATTGGAATATTGTTCACCACACACAAGAATTTCATTTCATGGGCACTCAGACAGATCCAGTGACAGGAAATAGTTTTCATATTGAATTCGCCACTGGAATGGTTTTTCATAATAATAAAGTATACATATCTTATGGGTTGCAAGACAACGCATGTTTTGTTCTTGAATTACCTGCAGAGGTCTTTCATGAGTTTTTGATGAGAGGGTGATAATGGATCTACAACAACTATTAAATGAACACGTATTTGATCCAAAGAATACGCAGAAGATGTATGAACTCGCATGTGAGTATGATAGACTAGAACAGGGCGCTGCCGCTGTGTCATTCTACATTCGTGCGGCAGATCTTGAAGAAAAAGATAAACTACTCCAGTACAGGTGTATGATTGGTGCAGCTCTATGTTATCAAAGACAGGGTGGACGTAATCACACAGTAACTGGTCTTTTACAACATGCTATTGCACTTCAACCTGCCAGACCAGAAGGACATTTCTTTCTCGCCAAACATGGAGAGAATATGAGTGACTGGAGAGTTGTTCTTGTACACGCAAACTTAGCGTTACAGTTTAGAAACGCACCAGACGTTGGTATTGACTGGCCAGGCGACAGAGAGTTGTGGTATCTTCAGGCACATGCAACTTGGCAGATTTCTGGTGTGGAGAGTGGTCGTCGATTGTTCTTCGACTTGATATATAGAAAAAGATATAAGAAAGATGATACTTACGACGAGTTTAAAGAATACATTCTTCAAGTCCTAGAAAAGATTGGTTGGCCAGATGCAGTCCCATATCAACTAGGAGATCAAAAGAGATTTGCAGCTCCGTTTAATGGAATCGAATCTATTGAAGAGAACTACTCTAAACACATGCAAGACATGTTTGTTCTCGCTTGTTTAGATGGTAAACGTAATGGTACATATCTTGAAATTGGATCTGGTAATCCTTTTACTCACAATAACACTGCACTACTTGAAACTAAGTTCGACTGGAAAGGCATATCTATAGAATGGTCTGCACATCTTGCATATGATTTTGCACAACGCAGAAACAACACTATTATCAATGCAAACGCTTTGGAAATTGACTTTGAGGATCTACTCGTAAAACATTGTATGGAAAGTACCATTGACTTTCTTCAGATAGATACTGATGAAACTTCTATACAAGTTCTAAGGAACATGCCGTTTGGAAGATTTAAATTTAATGTCGTTCAGTTCGAACATGATGCTTACAGACTTGATCCCGCCATTCGTGCAGAAGCAAGACAGATAATGCATGATAATGGTTATGAGATTGTTTGTCAAAACCTTTGTTTCAGGCCAGGCGTTCCTTACGAGGATTGGTTTGTTCATAAGTCTATTGCAAACAAAATTCCACAGAGACTTTTCTCTGCATCAGAAAGTAACTTCTTTTGGGAATATCTCGTCAACAGAGAGGAGTAATGAATTTGAAAGTTGTTTTGGTATCGGGTGGATTTGATCCCCTACACTCTGGACATATTGAATACTTTAAAAAAGCACGTGCACTTGGTGATCATCTAATTGTAGGTATCAACAGTGATGCATGGTTGGAGAGAAAGAAGGGGCGTTCCTTCATGCCTGTCCAAGAACGTGCATCCATTGTTAAAGAATTATCATGTGTAGATAATATCTGTATCTTTACGGATGAGTATGATGCAGACGGTAGTTGTAAAAAGTTCGTGGAGGACATGTGTGAGGAATATAAGACAGATGATGTCATATTTGCGAATGGTGGAGATAGAACTTCGGGTAACATACCTGAGATGGAAGTTGAAGCTTCTAATCTATCTTTCCAATTCGGAGTTGGTGGCGAAGATAAAAAGAACTCTTCGTCTTGGATCTTAAAAGAATGGAAGAACCCAAGAGTAAATCGTAAGTGGGGAACTTATACTGTTCTTGATACAAACGGTTACTGGAGAGTTAAAGAACTTTCAATTGATGTAGGTAAGTCTCTATCAGATCAACGTCACTTCATTCGTTCAGAACACTGGCACATTGTTAGTGGTGAACTTAAAATGCAATTGGAGTTTGCGAACGAATACAAAACCTCAAAGATATATAAAAGAGGTGATAGTATTGACATTCCTGTTAGAACGTGGCATAAAGCAACCAATGTTGGTTTAGTTCCTGTCAAAGTTATCGAAGTATGGCAAGGAAATGAATTAAGTGAAGAGGACATAGAACGCCGTCTATTATAAATATCTAGAAAGCAAATAAAAGTTCATAGGGAACGTATCATGGCACAGCCAACCACAAGGCAAGAATTTGTAGAACACATCCTTCGTAAAATCGGCGCACCAGTTATCGAAGTCAATGTTTCTGAGGAACAAGTAGAAGACCGTATAGACGAAGCAGTCTCATTCTGGCGTGACTATCATTATAATGGTAGTCAACTTGTTTATCTCAAACACCAAATTACACAGGACGATATCGACAATGGGTATTTCCCATTGCCTCAGGATATTCTGGGTATCTCTCGTGTGTTCGATTTAAAGTCTGCAATCTCTTCAGGCACTGGTATCTTTAACGTTTCCTATCAATACGTACTCAACAACCTTGAAGATATTACAGGTTATAATATCACAAACTATTACATGAGTATGCAACACCTAGACATGTTGCAAGAAGTGTTAGTTGGAAAACCACTCATTCGTTATAATAGACACGTTAATAGACTTCACATAGATATTGAGAAAGATCTCTTTGTTGTGGGTGATTACATTGTTGTTGAAGCATATGATGTAATTGATGCTGGCACATATCCAGATGTCTGGAGTGACAGATGGTTGCAGAACTATGCATCAGTACTTGTTCGTGAACAATGGGGAATGAACCTTACTAAGTTCACAAACATGCAACTTGTGGGTGGGGTTCAGTTTAACGGCGAACAGATCCTACAGGAGGCACGTGCAGAACGAGAGAAGATGGAAGAAGAAGCAATCTCCAATCTTCAACCCCTCACATATAACTTTATTGGTTAAGACATGGCAACGAACGCATTCTTCCGTAACTACGGACATTTCAATGAACAGAATCTCATTGACGATCTGGTGATCGAATCTATCCGTATGTACGGTGTGGATGTTGAATTCTTGCCTCGTACTGCAGGTTCTGTCGATAATATTTTAAATGAGGATGACACACCTCTTTACAACCGTCTGTTCAAGATGGAAATGTATGTCAAAAATGTCGAAGGTTTTGAAGGTGAAGGTGACTTCCTATCGAAGTTTGGTTTGCAGATCAGAGACCAAGTTACCTTTTCTGTGGCGGTTCGTACATTCGAACGTTATGTCACTAAAGATGAACCACAACAGAAACGCCCATTGGAAGGGGATCTAATCTACTTCCCACTTAATGGAAAACTGTTTAAGGTCATGCATGTAGAACATGAGTCTGTATTCTACCAGATGGGATCTCTACAGACATATGATTTGAAATGCGAGTTGATGGAATACAGTAACGAACGTATCGAAACTGGTTATCAACACATCGACAATATAATGAAGGATATCGTTACTACAACTGGTGGTACTGCAAATGTTGCAACTCTTGAAGCACTTGCGAACACAGATCCAATTGCAGATAACTTCTTCTTCGAAAAAGATGCAGATGGTATTATCGACTTCTCAGAGATCGATCCGTTCAGTGAATTGATTTCGATACCAGATGATAATCCAGTATCTAACACATAGGTGACCAGATGGCAATAGCAAATTATTTCTATAATCAAACTACAAGAAAATATGTAGCCCTCTTTGGTACTTATTTTAATCAGTTAAAAATTCAGAGAACGAATAGTGCAGGTGCGCAGATCCAAGAGATGATCGTACCAATTTCTTATGCGCCGTTCCAGAAAATTCTTGCGAGATCTACGCAAGATCCAGAATTGAATCAACCCTCAGCAATTACGTTGCCAAGAATGTCGTTCGAACTGAACAGTATGCAATACGATGGCGAACGTAAAATCAACCCAACGATGAAGATCAGAAAACAAACCATTGAAAGTGGTGCAACTGGTCGAGGCTTTGTTTACGCAGGTACTCCATACAACCTTGAATTCTCCCTATATATTATGACCAAGTATTCAGAAGATGCTGCGAAACTAATGGAACAGATTGTTCCGTTTTTCAATCCAGACTTTACGTCTACTGTAAAGATTATTGATGATATCGAACCAGTCGATATTCCTTTGATTCTAAACAGTGTGACCACAGAAGAGATTTATGAAGGCGACTTTACAGAGAGACAGTCAGTCCTTTATACACTAGGATTTACTATGAAGGCATGGTACTTCGGGCCAGACAGAGAGAAACCAGTGATTAAGTTTGTAGATGTTAAGGTTACTCAAAACACTAGTCCAACTGCCTCTATCGACGACACTTATCAAGAAAGGTACACAACACAGCCAGGTCTAACAGCAAACGGAACTCCAACAACAGACGTTACGAATACAATCCCATATACGCAGATCGAATTCGATGACGACTGGGGAGTTATTAATGTGATAGAGGTGAACACGCCATGATTGACGATACAATTTCATCAACATTGGGAGTACGAACACTTGCAGAAGCTCAAGCAGAGGACACTATACAACCAGATACGGATAATCGATCTACTGGAGGATTCGGATCTAATAGAAAACAGAGTCAAACTGACGAGGATAGACAAGAGGGTTCCACAGTACATGAGGAATCTGAATTGGCGTCGAATAAGGAAACAAAAGGATCGACGCAGACGCAAGACGGTATTGAGGTTACTAAAGGAGAGGTACGCTTAGAAGACCACCCACATTGTGGAACTGAAAATTGTTGTGGTGAGTGTGAAACTGCCGTAACAGTAACAGGAGACACCAATGTGGTTCTACCTGCAGAGTCAGACGAGAATCTCAAAGATATTGAACTCGCTAAACAGAATGTTCAAAACATCATTGAGATGGGAGACGATGCAGTACAAGAAATGGTTTCAATTGCAAAACAGTCGGAATCGCCTCGTGCATTCGAGGTGGTTTCGACTCTCATGAAGACACTACTAGATGCAAACAAGGAATTTGTAGATCTTTCTTCTAAAAAGAAATTTGCAGAGGAAGAGAAGGTACATGGCCCGAAAGAGACTAATATCACAAACAATAACTTAATTGTATCTACTGCAGATCTCTTGAAAATGATCAAGGATGGTGGATAGAAACCATGCAAGGTTATCTTGGTAATGTAAACTTAAAACGAATTGGCGAACAAATAGAATGGACACCTGATATGCTCAAAGAGTATATGAAGTGTGCAGACGATCCTATTTACTTTGCAAAAACATATATTAAAATTGTACACGTTGACAAAGGATTGGTTCCTTTTGATATGTACGATTACCAAGAAGACATCACAAACAAAATTACTAATGGTCGCCGTGTTGCAGTTCTAACTGCACGACAGTCTGGTAAGACAACAACAGCGACTGCAGTTATTCTTCATTACATTTTATTCAACGAGTTCAAGACAGTCGCAATCCTTGCGAACAAAGGTGACGCTGCCAAAGAAGTTATGGCACGTGTCAAACTCGCATACGAAGCATTACCAAAGTGGATGCAACAAGGTGTTGAAGAATGGAACAAAGGAAATATCGCATTAGAGAATGGATGTCAAGTCCTCGCAGGGACAACATCTTCTAGTGCAATTCGTGGTAAATCTGTGAACTTCCTCTATCTTGATGAGGTTGCATTCATTGAAGGATACGATGAGTTCTTCGCATCTGTTTACCCAACTATCTCATCTGGTGAGTCAACAAAACTTTTGATGACATCAACACCAAATGGGTTGAATCACTTCTATAAAACCTGTAAGGGTGCAAAAGAAGGTACGAATGGTTATGATTATGTTGAAGTCAACTGGTCAGATGTGCCAGGACGTGACGAGGCTTGGAGACAAGAAACTCTTGAAGCGTTAGATCATGATGAACAGAAATTCAGACAAGAATATTGTTGCGAGTTTCTGGGCAGTTCTGGTACGTTGATCAATGGTGCAAAGTTAAAAACCTTGACATACAATCAACCAATAGCAGAACAAGAAGGTCTCGTCCAGTACGAAAAACCTTTACAAGACCACACTTATGTTATTACCGTGGACGTATCTAGAGGCAAAGGATTGGATTACTCTACATTCTGTGTTATTGATATATCGGAAATGCCTTATAAACAAATATGCGTTTTTCGTGATAACTTCATCACGCCGGTGGACTATGCGTCTATTATATATAGAGTAGGAATGTTATATCACGAGGCCGCTGTTCTTGTCGAGATCAATGATATCGGAGAACAGGTTGCAGATGTTTTATTGATGGACTACGGATATGAAAATATTCTTTATACAGAAAACGCTGGGCGAATGGGAAAGAGGATATCAAGTGGATTCGGACGTGGCGTAGACAATGGCATAAGAACAACAAAAAGTGTAAAATCGGTGGGATGTTCTATCTTAAAAATGTTGATAGAGCAAGAACAATTGATCTTACAAGACTTTAATACAATTCAGGAATTATCACGTTTCTCGAAAAAGGGTGTATCTTACGAAGCAGAATCTGGCGCACATGATGATTTGGTAATGAATTTGGTAATATTCTCGTGGTTAACTGATCAACTTTACTTTAAAGATTTGACAGATATCAACACGATGATGAAGTTGAGAGAAAAGACAGATGAACAAATAGAAGAAGATTTACTTCCATTTGGATTTATAGACGTAGGTGAAGACTTGCCACAGGCTGGATTCCAACCTGTGAAGAGACAGGATGAGGACTGGTTATTTTAAACCTTTTGTTTTTATAAATAAAAACAGTGATATGAACTGATAAAAAAACTAAATTTATTCAAAGGAGAAAAATATGGCTTTTTCCGTAAGTCCTTCCGTCATAGTTCGAGAAGTAGATGCGAGCCAAGTCGTCCCAGCCATTGCAACGCCCCCAGCTGCAATTGCGGGCGTATTTCGCTGGGGCCCTACTAACGAACCAATTCTTATTACTTCAGAGACTCAACTCGTAGATCGTTTTGGTAAGCCAGGCGATGACAACTACGAAACATTCTTTACAGCAGCTGACTATCTTGCATATTCCAACGCATTGTTCGTTGCACGTGCAGAAACCTCTGGCTCCGCTAAGGCAGATGCATACGACTATGTATTCTTCCCAGCAAACACAATTATCGCAAACACAGACGTGTCTGGAACTTTAGATACTGCAAACTCAACGTTTGCTGCATTCGAAGCGAAACATATCGGTGATTTGGGTAACGCAATTGATGTTGCATACGTAAAGGGCGCAGAGTTTGAAGAATCGGTAATAGATGTAGGCGATATTCCAAATCAACAGATCTTATATACAGGAACTGTTGCACAACAGACTATCGGATTTGCTGGAACAACAATGACGTTCCAAGTTGCAAATACCTCACAACTGACATCAATTAATAGCGGTGATACAATTGTTATTGGTAACGACTCAGTCGGTTATCAACAGTTGAACATTACTACACTAGTAGAAACAGCGTATGACGCAACATACACACCAACTGCAAACTCTGCAGCGATTGCGATATACGAATACGATTTCACATTCGACAGAAAGTATACTCTTGCAGAAACTGCATTGAATAAACTGAAAATCGATAGAGAGTGGAAATACGCAAACCTATTTGGTAAAGCGGCAGACGCAAACAACTACCACATTGCAGTCATCGACAGAACTGGTGATATCGGTGGAGTAAGAGGTTCAGTACTAGAAAAGTTCGAAAACCTTTCAACTACTCCAGGCGCTACAACCTCAGATGGACGCACAAACTACTACAATGATGTGATTACAAATCTCTCAGCGTGGGTAAATGTGGCAAACAACGCACACTTCGAAGCAGCAACAACTGCATACGAAGTTCTTTCTGGTGGATCTGATGGTACTGCAGAAGGTTCTGCATCATTCGGTGCAACTGCTCTTGCAATTGATTCATTCCAGAGTGCAAACGAAATCGACATCTCTTTCATCCTACAGGGTAAAGGTGATGACAATGGTCAGATCGCAAACTACATCATTTCAAATATCGCAGACACTAGACGTGACTGTGTTGCATTTGTTTCACCTTCGAAAGAAGCAGTGGTAGATACACTGAAAACAAACGCTAAAATGACGAAGGTAATTGAATATCGAAATAAACTTACTGCATCATCTTATATGATGATGGATAGTGGGTATAAATATCGGTATGACAAATACAATGATCAATATCGTTGGACTCCATTGAACGGTGACATGGCAGGTCTGTGTTCACGAGTTCAAGTCTTTGAATCTCCGGCAGGTTATCGTAAGGGTGTAATCAAGAATGTTATCAAACTTGCATTCAACCCGAACAAATCACAAAGAGATCAACTGTACAGTTCAGATGTGAACCCAGTTATTTCACAGGTAGGACAAGGTATTTTGTTGTTTGGTGACAAGACTGGACAAGGTTTTGCAAGTGCATTTGATAGGATTAACGTACGTAGATTGTTTATCGCAGTCGAAAAATCAATTGCAACTGCAGCGCAATCGTTCTTGTTTGAACTTAATGACGAGTTTACGCAAACTCAGTTCCGCAACATTGTAGAACCGTTCTTGCGTGAGATACAAGGTAGACGAGGAATCATCGATTTCAGAGTCGTATCAGATGCAACTGTGAACACACCACAGGTCATTGATGCAAACATGTTTAAAGCGAGTATCTTCATTAAACCTGCCCGTTCAATTAACGTAATCGAACTTACATTTGTCGCAACAAGATCTGGAGTCGAATTCGACGAGATCGTTGGACAGTTGACTTAAGGAGAGGTAAGATATGGCTTTTAACATAAACGAGTTTAAATCGGAACTGACAGGTGGAGGCGCACGCCCCACCCTGTTCCAATGTCAGATCACAAACCCGATTGTTCCAGCCGCAGACTTTAAATTCCCTTTCATGGCAAAGGCAGCAGGGATCCCAGAATCAACTCTGGGAACCTACACTGTTCCTTACTTTGGACGAGAAGTTAAATATGCAGGTGACAGAACATTCGGTGATTGGACAGTGACGATTATCAACGATGAAGACTTCTTGATTCGTAACGCAATGGAAACATGGTCTAACAGTATCGCAGCACATGATGCGAACACTAGAACACTTCCACAAGATTACAAATCAAATGGTTTGATAACACAGTATTCAAAAGATGGATCTCCATTACGTACATACATTTTTGAAGGTATGTTCCCATTGTCAATCTCAGAGATTGCGATGGACTGGAGTTCTACAGACCAGATCGAAGAATTTACCGTCACGTTCCAGTACGACTTTTGGCGAGTAGAGGGTGCGACTGGTATTTCTACTTCTTAATATTTTATAGGATGATATAATGCGAATTTTTGGTTTTGAAATCAAGAGGCAATTAGACGGAGAGGAACAGGCGCAACCTGTTTCTTTCGTCGAGCCTCAAAATGATGACGGTGCGATTACAGTCGGTAACGCACTTGGTGGATTTTATGGTACTATGTTGGACATGGAAGGTTCTGCTAAAACAGAATCTGAACTTGTCACAAAGTATCGACATATGGCAATGCAGCCTGAGATTGCACAGGCGATTGACGAAGTTATCAACGAAGCAATTTCGGTAGATAGTTACGATCAAGTTGTCGAAATCATCTTGGATGAAATCGATTTGCCAGACAAAATCAAAGAAGCTGTACAAGAAGAATTTGAAAACGTGTTGAGTCTTATGGACTTTACTAATACCGCATATGATTTATTCAGTAGGTTCTACGTAGATGGAAGACTTAATTTTCACATTATCATTGATGAAGAAGATCTTAAAAGAGGAGTTGTGGAACTCCGATACGTTGACCCAAGAAAAATCAAACTCATTCGTGAGATTGACAAGAAGGCAAGAGATGGCGCCTCAGGCATCCCTACCAAGAAAGTAAAGAACGAATACTACATTTATTCGGACACAGGTTTTGGAAACAGTTCAACCAATATGGGTGGACGTGATAACACACACAGAATATCAAAAGACTCAGTAGCTCGTGTGACATCTGGTTTGATGAATGAAAGTAACTCTTTGGTTCTTGGTCAATTACACCCAGCAATCAAACCTCTCAACCAGTTAAGAATGTTGGAAGACGCAACTGTCATCTATACGTTGACTCGTGCACCAGAGAGACGAATCTTTTATATCGACGTTGGTAACCTTCCAAAGGCGAAGGCAGAACAATACCTACGTGATATGATGGTACGTCATAAGAACAAACTGCAGTATAACTCTGCAACTGGTGAAATCACTGATGCCCGTAAGATGATGACAATGACAGAAGACTTCTGGTTCCCTCGTCGTGGTGGTGAGAGATCTACAGAGGTTGATACTCTTGCAGGCGGTGGTGCACAGGCACTTTCAACTGACGAGAACCTACAGTATTTCCAACGTAAATTATACAAATCACTTAAGGTTCCAATTTCGAGACTTGAACCAGAAACTATGGCTACATTTGGTCGTGTATCTGAGATCACTCGTGATGAACTTAAGTTTGGTAAATTTATTCGTCGTGTTCGTGCTCGTTTCTCTGGAATATTCAATATCATCCTAGAGAAACAATTGATTCTTAAGGGTGTAATGGGCCCAGAAGAATTTGAAGAAATCAAAAACCAAATTCGTTATGATTTCATAAAGGACAACTACTTCGAAGAACTCAAACAGTCTGAGATTATTCGTGAACGTATGACAACTCTAAGAGATGTTGAAGAACATGTTGGTGTTTACTATTCACGTAGTTGGGTAGTCAAGAATATCTTGATGATGTCTGAAGAAGAATTCAAAGACGAACGTGAACAGATTGAAACTGAAAAAGAAGAATTCGGTTCAGCCGAAGATGAATTTGACGTTTAATAAATAAAACTAATAGATTAAGAGATATAGGAACAGAACAATGAAATCCTTTAAAGACATATTCACGGTTAAAGAGGTTGCACAACCTAACAACCCAGAGGAACAAAAGTTCAAAGATCAACACAAGATTCAAGTCTTTGATCATCCTGTGGCCGAACCTAGTCAGTTCACTGGAGAGATTCAGGGCAAAGGTCGTGCATTGAAACGTCTTTCTGATTATGTTGCAGGCGAAGATGAAAAGGTCTATGACCAAGCATACGAAGAAAGTGCGGATGCAGAAGACGACGATGAGGAGTCTGAGAGTCTACAGGAAAAAGCTGTATCTAAGTCACAACAGAAGTTGATGGCGATGGCTCTTGCCTTTAAACGTGGTGAGATGGAAGACGACGAAGCATCTGATGAGGTCAAAGAACTTGCGAAGTCTATGTCTGAAAAAGACTTAGAGGATTTTGCAAAGACCAAACATAAAGGGATGCCAGATAAAGTCGCAGAGGCAATTGATGCGTTGGTTATGGAAAATCCACAACAGGAAATTCCAATGATGCGCCAACAGTTGGCATTCATCGTATACGCTGCGAGAGAAATCGATGACTATCTAATGGAAGTATCGGATCCAGAAGAATGGTATCAAAACAAACTTGCATATGCTTTTGCACAGATGAAAAGTCTACATGCATATGCAGAAGGTGAAATGTCTATGATGGATCGTCCATCAGACGAAGACCAGTACAATGCATCTTATGGTGGTTACTACGAGTCAATCCAAGAAGCATTTAAACAGGGTAAGATGAAACTGAAAGACGGTAAGACTGTTAATCTATCTAAAGACGATGCAGCTGCATTGGAAAGTATGATGAAATCAGTCGGTGCTAAAAACCGTAAACAGATGGAAGCGGATCTGATGAAGAACGCAAAGACGTTCGCAGAGATGTTGAAGTTTGCGAAGGAAGCATCCTAAATGGCATACGTTGTAGTCCCAGGCAGTAACAATATTTGGGAATACGACAACGCTGCACTTGCGAGTGACAGTGACACATATGACGATATGAACGGAACAGTGTCGGGTGGAGTTAGATCTTTCACCCCACCAAATGGTGGTAATACACAAGAAACCTACATTAGATGTAGGAAGGTGGGTGAGACAACCGTTCGTGGAGAATTGAATAAGAATTACTACGATGCACGTGTTTAGTGGCATATAAGTCGTAAAATTTATAAATAAAAGAAATTAATTCGTTGAGAGGAATAGAGACATGAAGCTCATTTCAGAAGTTACAGAGGACATGAATGTTCTCACAGAACTAGATGAAGCGACTAATAAAAAGAACTTCTTTATTGAGGGTATCTTCATGCAAGGTAACCTCAAGAATCGTAATGGTCGTATCTATCCTAGTGAGGTTCTAGAATCAGAAATGAACCGTTATCAAAAAGACTTCATTGACACGAAGCGTGCCCTTGGTGAGTTAGGTCACCCAGACGGCCCTCAAATCAATGGAGATAGAGTTTCTCACCTGATCACACAGATGAATAGGGAAGGAAATGATTTCTACGGAAAGGCCAAGATTCTTGGTACTCCTATGGGAGAAATCGTAAAGACGTTTATCGACGAAGGTGTTCGTTGTGGAGTATCCACACGTGGACTAGGATCTGTTAAACAGAAGAATGGCGTAATGGAAGTCCAACCAGACTTTCATCTTGCAACAGTAGATATCGTTACAGACCCATCAGCGCCTAATGCGTTTGTAAATGGTATTATGGAAAATACAGAATTCTACTATGATGTTGCGTCTAGCAACTGGATTGCAACCCAACCAGTTGAGGAAGTAATTGAAGAAATTCAAGAAACTGTTGAAAAGACATACAGGACGGTAACGAAGCGTATCGACGAGTCAACAGCGGCAAGGATGTTTGAAACATTTATTCGTTCGTTAAGAAACTGAATTTTTATAAATACTTTTTGTAATAAATAAATCAAATCAGATTTAAGGAGAAAAACAATGGCAGATGAAAAGAAAATTGTCTCTGACGATGGTGTTTCAACAGCTGCAGGCGCAGTTACACCTGAAGGCGGTTCAGACAAAAAAAGAAAAGCTGATTCTGCAAAAGGCGATAAAGCACCTAAAACTTTGAAAGCAGGATACAAAGAAGACGCTGATGTATCTGAAAATGAAGAAGTAGTTGCTGAGTCACCAGAGTCAGAAGAAGTAATCGAAGAGATCGTTGTAGAAGAGTCAATTGCTGACATCTTCGAAGGCATGGATCTCTCAGAAGAATTCAGAAACAAGGTAACAGTTGTTTTTGAGGCTGCAGTTAACGAAAGTGTTTCGCAGAAAGTTCAGAAGATTGAAGAAGAACTTAACGAGAGACTAGAGTCAGAGTTGGCTGAAGCAGTGGAATCTAAAGTTGGCGACATGGTCGAAAACTTGGATGCATATCTTGACTATGTGGTTTCAGAATGGATGGAGGAAAATGAAGTTGCTATCGAAGCTGGAATTAAAGTAGAGATGGCAGAGTCTTTGATGGACGGTTTGAAAGATTTGTTCTCAGAACACAACATCAAAGTAGACGAAGAAACATATGATATCGTTTCAGAACTCGAAGAAGAAATGAAAGATCTTGAAGAGAAGTCAAACAAAGTTGTAGACGAAAATATCCGTCTTACAAAAGAAGTTTCTGATCTTCATGCTGGAGTTGTTTTCGAGGAAATGACGAGTGAGCTCAATATGTCTCAGCGTGAAAGACTGAAAGTTCTTTCTGAGAATTTAGATGCAAGTGATCTAGATGCTTATAAAGAGAATCTTTCTACTATTAAAGAGTCATTCTTCAAGGAAACGAATGTTTCTCCGAAAGACGATGTTGTTGACGAAGAAGACGAAGTAATGATTGAAGAGACAGAGATTAAAAAACCAATCTCTGAAGATCGCACAATCAATGCTCTCGTTGAGGCTCTCAACTCAAGAAAATCTAAATAATTTAAAACTGAAAAAATAAATTTTATAAATAAATTCAGTAAATAATCTACTAAGGAGATAGAAACAAATGACACAGTCAAACTATCAAAAACTTGTGGAAAAGTGGGGCCCAATCCTTGAGCACGAATCTTTTTCACCAATTGCAGATCAACACCGTAAAAGTGTAACTGCAACCATCCTTGAAAACACAGAGTCAGCTCTGCGCCAAGAGGGTGACGCTTCAGCAAACATGACTGCACTTCTTTCAGAAGCGCCTGCAAACGATGTAGGTACTGATGGCGGATTTACAGGTGCGGCAACAGACGCAGGGCCAGGAGCAGGTTACGATCCAGTACTTGTATCTTTGATCAGACGTTCTATGCCAAACTTGATTGCATATGACATTGCTGGTGTACAGCCAATGACAGGCCCAACTGGTCTGATCTTCGCAATGCGTTCACGTGAGACATCTCAGTCAGGTACTGAGGTATTCCACGGTGAAGCAGACACTACCTTCGCAGGTGCAGGTGCAGAAGCCGGTTCAACTGGTGGTGCAGTTCCTAACACTTCAATCTTCGACACTGGTACTGGTATGACCACTGCCGCTGGTGAAGCATTGGGTGACGGCAACGGAACCAACTTTGCAGAGATGGCGTTCTCAATTGAGAAAGTAACAGTCGCTGCGAAAACACGTGCGTTGAAAGCGGAATACACCACTGAACTCGCACAGGATCTTAAAGCAGTTCACGGTCTCGACGCAGAGACAGAACTTGCGAACATCTTGCAGTCAGAAATTCTGACTGAAATCAACCGTGAAGTTGTACGTACAATCTACGGTACTGCTGTTGCAGGTGCTGCGGCAACTGCTGCTGCTGGTATCTTCGATCTTGACGTTGACGCAAACGGACGTTGGTCAGTCGAGAAGTTCAAAGGTCTGATGTTCCAAATCGAACAGGAAGCAAACGCAATTGCAACTGCTACACGCAGAGGTAAAGGTAACATTGTGATCTGTTCTTCAGACGTTGCATCTGCTCTGCAGATGGCAGGTGTACTTGATTACACTCCTGCTCTTAACAGCAACTCACTGGAAGTTGACACAACTGGTAACACATTCGCTGGTGTTCTTAACGGACGTTACAGAGTGTACATTGATCCATATGCTGGTTCAAACTACATGGTTGTTGGATACAAAGGTTCATCTGCATTCGATGCAGGTCTGTTCTACTGCCCATACGTACCACTACAGATGGTTCGTGCCGTGGGTGAGAACTCATTCCAGCCAAAAATCGGGTTCAAAACTCGTTACGGTATGGTATCGAACCCATTCGCAGACGGTACTTCTGCTGCAACACAGGGTGCTCTTACACAGAACACCAACCAGTACTACAGAAGAGTTCGCATCAGCAACTTGTTCTGATCCAAATAAAAAGAAGGGCGGATATAACCGCCCCACTTTACTACCAGAATTGGGGAGATCTTCGGATCTCCCTTTTTTTATCGACTAACTAATGGCATGTTGTTTTGACTATCGTGGTAATCACCTGATTCATAATAGTCTCGACACGCAGATTCCTTTACCATCATACCGTTCTTCATACGATATGTGACAATCTCTCTACGAACAACACCGTCTGTGTCTGCATCGAATGCGGCTTTAAATGGGCCGTCTGTCATCTTTCACTTCTCCTTACTGTAACGAAACTTCCTTCTGGAGAATGAATTGCGTTTATCAACTCTTCCCACATCTGAGGATTGATTTCTAATATATTCGGTATATCACTTTCATCATCTTCTTGGCAAATATAGACGAGGTCATCATATGCGAGAATTTTTAAATCACCATGATTACCTGTGTCGTCTAATATTGTAATTGCCACTTCATCCATATCAAACTCGACGGTGTACATTACATCTTCCTTCTATATTCACAATATCCCTGCACCCATCCCTCATATATTCCATATGCAAGAATAGGGCCGATAAATGGGACGAAAAAGAAATTCATCATAAACCACGAACAAATTATTGCCGCAACAATGTCATACCATTGTATCAAGTTCTATTACCTCTTATAGATCAGCCAATAATGCCTTTAGTTTCTTTTTTGATTTACCCTTTACTTTAGCTTTTGAGATATCGTTATCTCCATCACCCACAACTACAATGGCAATCATACCCATTGACTTGTGTGGTGAACACTGATACAAGTAAACGCCTGGCGTGTCAAATGTAATTGCCACTTCTTTATTAAGTTTTGATTTCTTTGGTGCATCCCATCCATCTGGGCCAGCAATGAATTCTACATTGTGTCCTTTTGAAGTTGGAACCCACGTGATTGTATCACCTACATCAATACGTGCGATATCTTCACTGTATACCATCTTTGCACCATCGTCACGTTTATTCAACATTTCAATAGTCATATCTTCAGCGTATGCTGATGTTGCGAAAAGTGCCATAAGACTAGCAGTAATTAGATTTTTCATTTTGTTTCCTATCTTTATTTCTTTACATTAAGATTGGACGGATTATATTGTTCGCCATTATAGGCAGGATAGGTGTCGTCCTCTACCCCAAAGTTACACGATGCCACAATCAATAAGAATGCGATTGAGGCATAGGTAGTTCTTTTAGACCATAATATAAAACCTTCAAATGTTTTCTCCGCTTCTTTCTGAGCGGCTGCACGTACTTCATCATCGGTCATAGTGATCTCGTTCCATAATAAGATCGATAGACTTCTGCGAGTTCTTGTTGGTCAGTAGACTCTTGAACTACGTAGTCGGTTTTATCAATTCTTGTTCCATCTGCAATTGCAATAGCATCTTCATATCGTGATGCGATTGCAATAATTTCACCAGATTTTTTTCTAACGATATGCATTAGTTCAGACCAAAGCAAGGTAAGATGTTGACATTGCAGTAACGTCCATATTCTTCAAGTCCTACCATTGCCATTAACATTAATACTGGTACAACAGCAATCATTAAAACAACAACTAAGAATGCCCAACCCAAACCTTTGGTTGTGCAATAGTTTGTTTGTTCACTCATGCTCGCCACCGTTTGCTCGTCCATTATATTTACGGCCTGATTTCAAAATGTTGTTGAGTGATTCTGGATTGTTTTCTGCTTGACGGAATGTTATAACAGTAATTGTAATACCACTGATAAGCAGTAAGTGAAAGGCCGCACTGATACCAAACGCAAGATAACTTCCTACCATCAGGGCAAAGATACCACTCCAGATAAAGAATAGACACTGAAAGATCATGTGTCCTACCATAGGGTCTAGATTACGTAGTGGTGACTTTTCTATTGTCATGACGCTGTCCCACATATCACGTGGAATACTTGCAATTTCAGTTAGTGTGGTTGCCCATCCAATGGGTCTCTGTGTGTTCTGTTTTTTTGACATGATTACATTCCTATTGCTTTCATATATGTTTCCAACAACGCCTCTTCATTAGCGATGTCATCTGCATCACGTTTCCTTAGTGATACAATTTTTTTGAGGATCTTAGGTTCGTATCCTCGTGCCTTTGCTTCTTCGCATACAGATTTTACATCTCCACGAAGATCAAGTAACTGTTCATCTAAACGTTCGAGACGTTCGATGAAAGACATGACTTCTGCCTCAGCACTATCGAAGTCTTGTTCATCACTCATCGTCTTCACGCTCTTCCATTTCCCACATTTCAGATTCGTGAGAGTTGATTAGATTACTGAATCCAATTTGGAATGGTGAGTATTCATTCAGTTCATGATCACGGAAGTTTTCAATTTCACGGATCTGTTCTTCGGTAATTTCAGTGATCTCTGAAACACCATAATGTTCAAACACATATTCATAAACCGTATCAGTAACTTCCGATTCAATGCGTTCTTCCCATTTATAAATTCGAGGCCATTCAAACGACATTTTTGTCTCCTTTTACATAAAAATTAGGGTTAAATTGTTTTGAAAATGGAACAGTATGTTTATCAACGTTTTCCCATTTTGCAGTTGATGGTTTCCATCCAGTGATGTTCTGAATATCTCTCAGATATATATTCCAGTTTTCGAACCAGTCTTGGTAATCCCTGTAATAGAAATTAGGTTTACTCATTGAGTCCTGTCTCCAACTTTCCCAAGAATTCCAGACGCAGTTTAAAGATGCTTCCATTAAATGTTTTGCAGCTCCTTTGTCTGGGTGGTTGTGAGTTTGAATAAAATCAACTTTCCGTCTACGGATTGAAGACTTCCAAACATCTAACGTTTTGTGTGTTCCAATAAACAGAATTGATTGATTTTCAAGTTCTAGGTTCTGAAGATCAAATGCGCCTGGAAAATATCCAAACGCTTTCTGTTCTTTACCATGCCTGTTTTCAACCCAATCTGGATTGATACCCAATGGTGTGAGATGTTTCCAATGAGCCTGATTTGAGTAACATGGAATATCTGGAAAGTTGTGTTCCATCAATCTGTGTATCCAATTCGTACCAGATCGTTGTAACCCAACTACGTGGTAATTGGTGAACATTAACGAAGCATCCTCATACAAGTAAATATTGAATGATCATTAAGACAGTCTCTCCACATATGCATTAGTAGTGCAACTACCAAACCTATTGTTATCACCCCAGCGACGATATAAATCAAATCCTTCATAACACAAAAGTCCTTCCTTCAGACAGATGCAAAGGCAATTCTCTTACCTTGTCTGACACGTTTTTCTTTTTGAATTTTTTAGTGATCGTCGGGTACTGTAGTATAACTTCTTTTTCTACAACTAGACATTTCGTACGAGAGTAATTCAAGAAAACCATGAAGAACGGACGATCCTCGAGCAAGTATTTATTCTTTCGGCCGAGGAAGTGAATGTGACGATAGTACGCAGGCCACTCTTTATCCCATGCAGACCATCTTTCAAATTCAAAGTCTACCACTGGATTGTTGTTTTCGTCGACTAAAGATAAATCAACACCATACTGCCCATAGAAGTGAGGCCTGAAATACATTGGTTCACGTCCAACCGCATCACCAATGTGATCCAACAAACTGGAGTTCTTCTTTACGCCTCTGATGAATGCATCAATTTCTTTTTCATCATCAAAAGAGTCTTTCCTATCACCATAGGAACCCCATTTGGTTCTATCTGTATTCGATACTAACATTTAAGAATAGGCGAATTGTTCTGGATCTGGTTCGTATGAGAACTCACCATTCATTTCTTTTTGAACCTGTTCCCAAACATCTTGTTGGGTAACACCATGTTTACGAACGAAGACAGGTTTAGACATCCATGCAGCGTCTTCTTGCATCTCCATTACCCATTGTCCAACTTTACTCATTATATATCTCCTCAATCAAATTCTGGTGGGACGTTCTTATCTATTAGATTTCCCCGAGCAGTTTCATATTCTTTAGTGGGATGTTCTTCTTTCTTTCGAATTACCAAACCATTTGTGCCATATTCTACCACAAGAGTATCACCAATGTCAAGCCCTAAAGATTCCATTATTATAGGTGGAAGTTTCATAATGACATTGTCGGGATCACCTTCGATTTCTTCGAAGAGATCCTCTGCCTTTATAGTACCCACTTCAGCTGGTTTGACCATTTTCTACATCCTCATCGTTCATGTATGCACTGACAAGTGCGTCCAACTTTTCCTTCGCCTGGCCTGTAAGTTCGAGAACAGAATCGGGTAGACCCTCAATCTCTTCTCGTTCTTGCATTTTACGAAGATTTTCTACCAACTCCGAAAAGTCACTCATAGACCAAGAATCCTTCCAGCGTCACTAGTGATTTTTTTACCCGAACGTAACCATTCTTCACACTGTTCAAAATAGAATGCAGTGTCTTCATGACCTTCACGTTCAAGAACTTCTTTTGCGGATTTGAAGAATGTGACAAGAGTCATATCATTGATCTGACCCCCATCATTCATCGATGCTGGTTTCCACTTACCACTACGTTGATTACTCATATTAAGCTGCCTCCTTCGCAGGTTCCATAGTTGACATAATAGAATTGAACTCATCCTCATACGAGTAAGGAAGGTTCATATCGTAACAGGCATAACTGCCTCCATACATGAGGTCATACTCAGTGAAACACTGAGCCTCAAGTAACCAACGGATCGCTGTCTCACGATCAACAGAGTTAGATGTCATAAGTTCGGTAACAGTACCTTCGAACTTTGCAACATTCTCCTCTTCAATTCTTTTGTCTTCATCGAACTGACGAGAGGCGGCATCACCATATTCATCTGCCATCTCTTCAAGTTGTGAAGTGGTGTAAGTGTCCCAATCAAGATTGATCTTGGAACCGTATGCAGCTTTACTGCATTCACGAATAGTACAGACCAACTGATCACGTACGTAATCGTCGACTGTGAAAATACCACCTTCATTCCAGAAGGCTTCATCAGTGGTAATCATACCACCCCAACGGTTGTCTGGATCTTCGTCCATCCAAGCCTGAGTTTTGGCGTTCTGCGCCTCGATATAATTGATAAGTTCTGACATTATGCAAGCTCCTCAAATCCAACCATTGCAACTTTGTATTTGGTGTTTCCCAACAACATATGGTCACCCATAGATGTCGAACGCAAACCAAACTTTCTACCTTCGTGTTCTGGAAGTTCACCGACAACAGTAACGTCATCGTTACCATCGGCTTCCATCTTCAAAGACCAAGAGTCCATGATGTTCTGTGTCCAACGATACGCATATTCCAAAGCGGAAGTACCGTCACGATCACCGACTTCTACCAACGCAACAGTACGTGGTGTTTCTTCGAAGGCGGCGTGGATAACTGCAACTTGTGTCATGATGTGTTCCTTTTCTCAACTTACAAACATATTCTACGACATTTTAGAGGCAATGTCAAGCCTTTATTTGAATTAATTTCAAATTAATTCGCAGGTTCATAGTCATCAACCCCAATGATTATTTTGGGAAAGGCACTATTGCTTTCTGGGAAAACCAGACCGAAATCTTCGATCATGATGTCACGTACCTTTTCACGGTCAAGTGAGTCACCAGCAAAAGAGAAACTGTCCTCTGGATTTGTACCGACTTGATCGATGTATTTTTGAGTGGCTTCAATGATGTGCGCAGGTGTCGCACCCATGTCATAAACCCCACCTGCACCGTAGAAGTCTTCTACATAGGCACAGAAGTCGATAATACCGTCGACGATGTTTTCTACTGAATTAGTCATTATTCATACTCCATAGCTGATTCAAGTTGTTGTAACATTATTTCGAATTCGTTTTTCATTGACTCTGCAGCCGCAATCGCAGCGTGATCAACATCTTCCATACTTCTATAAGAGGCGATGTTGTTGTCACAGGCAGAGATATAATTTTGAAGTTCTTGTTGCATAGCGTCCATGATATATTCCTTAAGACATGAAGTAGATTACGAGACCAGCGATACACGCAATGGTCATTAGATCAGAGGCAAAATTGATAACTAGGTTTTTCATTGGTGATTCGCTTTCTCTTGATTACAGTACTAATATACACGTTTTTCTGGGAATGTCAAGCCCTTTTTTGAAATTATTTTAAATTAATTCCATAGCGTCATCCCAGATCTTTTTCGCATCATCGTGATGATCAAAACCTTCTTCGTCTGCAAAGTCCATGCTACTCTGGAAGTAGACATCGTAGTCATTAACTTTGTGAGTCGCAAGGATCCATGCAAGACCCTTTGCAGTCTTTGCACCACCAACAACATTGTTAACGCCTTTGTAGACTTTGACAAAACCGTGTTCTGCACTGATAAACATTTTCATATGAGACTCTCTTTCTTTTTTTAACTTACACTCTTAATATAATCATTTTTTCAAGAATGTCAAGCCCTTTTTTAACTTTTTTTGAAAATAATTTGACACTCTCTTGTCAAAAAATTGAATGGTCTATATTTGTCACTACGTCTGTCAAACTATTGACAATATTGATAGGTGGGGTATTCAATGGTATAAATAGTTCGACAAGTGCGTTGATTTGCAAAATTATACATGGTCAGATAGAATGGAGAAAATTATGTTCAGACTTTTGCTAGGTGTGTTGGTTTTATACCTTGGTTTATCAGTTCCTGTTCAAGCGGAAGATGTGACGTGTCCAGAGGGATACGTATGTACAAGATCCGATACGGACAGTACTGTTACTACACAAGGTAACATGACGACGAGAATCGAACAACCACCCCCATCAGCAATCTCACCACAATTTAGTGCAGGTAACAATAGTGACCTCTGTACTATTGGTGTCGCTGGTGCAGTGCAGACTCAGATCTTAGGTATCTCTGCAGGGGGAACGTTCACTGAAGAAAACTGTAAGCGACTAAAAAATGCAAAGACACTTTATGATATGGGCATGAAAGTGGCGGCGGTAAGCACCATGTGTCAAGATCCTTTAGTGTTTGATGCGATGATGAATGCAGGGACGCCCTGCCCATATCAAGGATTGATAGGCGAGGCGGCGAAACTAGGATGGGAAACTCACGTTGAAGAAACTAAAAAAGAACTTAAGGAAATGGGCCCGATAGATGCTGAGAAAGCTGCTCCTCTCATTGGTGGTGGTCTTTTGGCCCTCTTACTCTTACTCTGAGAGTATTGCACCTTATTATGGGTATACAGGAAATGCCATTGTTGACAATCATCTGAATTGGGTGATGAACAATGTGTTACCTGATCCAGAAGGTGTTTTTGTTGATAACGTAATATACAGTTATCAGATGCAAAAAGAGACTGGAGAATGGGTGACTGTTACTGTTGCAAATAAAACTGCAGACGGAACAGGGTTCATCTTTCGTGAAGTAGACGAGTGGAAGCCAGGAAGTGTTACTGGACAGACGATTAATAAAGTCGTTCCTTTGGGACGAATACACAGAGATTTAATAGGTGACGGTTCTATCACTGTTGAAGGCGAAGGCACAGTTGTTGATGCAAGAGTGATATACACATATAGAGTTGAACCATGTTACAACCCACAGTTTGATCCAAACTGTCCTAACTATGAAGTTCCTTATGTGGAACCGCCAGAAGTAGATTATGAGATTTATGATGCGCTGAATAATGGTGATGCAGATAGACGAGATTACGAGGGTGATGATAAAAGATATGAAGATGATGAGTCACTAACTGAAGAAGAAAAAGCCGAGTTGAAAGAAAAAGAAGACGAGGAAAGAAACGATAGATTAGAAAAAGCACTCGCTGCTGCAGGGACATCAGAAATGTTTGCTCTAGCGGTTGCGAAGTCACAGATAATTGATGCGATGAATTTAGCTGTCAGTATGAATCAATATTATGGCCAATCCATCCCAGGCGGGAATTATAATGATACGGTTGTTCTACTGGATAAACAACTACCAGAGAATAAACGTGGATTGAGGAATGGACTAGCGCAACAACTGCTGCATGAACAGATGATTGACATGCAGTATAATAATAGATGATGGTTATGCCATCAGAAAAAGGAACAGGAGAATTCCATGTTTAAAAAACTAAGACTACCTTTATTTTTAACTGCAATAGCAGTTTCTGGTGTTTCTTATGCGGCGGCTGAAGACACACCAATCAACGGAACAGTACAGTCTCGTTGTATAATCCAGACAGATACGGCGGGTACTTACGCTAACCCTAATGCCTACACATTGACAACTTCGTCAAATGATGGTGGTGAAGATGCACGTATTCGTGTGGACGTATCACTCGCTGATGCATATTACGTAGAAATTACGCCACCAACTGAATTCAGTTCATCCCCAAATCTACCAGACGTAGTAACTTGGACTGGTGATACTGAAGTAGATGCAATGTCTGATGCCACAGGTATGGGATCGTACGAAACAAACAAGGTAGAACTTGGAATGACAGATCGTTATGATCTGACTGCAACTGGATCTACATGGTTTGAGACTTCATCTGTTGCGACTATGGGTGGATCTAAAGCATTTCCAGGCGGTAACTATACTGCGCTTGTAACTGCTGAGTGCATTGCCCAATGAAAGGGAGGATCTAGCGGAACCCCTTCTTCCCCTTCTCCAACATGTAGAAGATTAGGTGGATGTCCGTGATGATACTTAAGAAAGAGATTATGAAAAAAACATTATACATTTTATTGGCACTGGTTTTTACAACCAGTGTCAATGCACACGAAATGGTGCCAACATATCCTAAGTTTAAACCATCTTTCATGGACGGGCTTTATGCTACCACCATGACGATGTTTAATAAACGTAGTGATGTGGAATATTATGAGGTGGGTGTTTTTGATGGAGATTGGCAACCAATCCCATTTGTATCTAAATATAAGGTATATAAGATACCATATTTAACAAGTGCGACAATAGAAATTTATATACAACGAGGGGATGTAAAAAGAGTTGTGTACATTTGTTCGAAGTCTAAACTGAGGAAAGAAAATCTGAAACGAACTGCAATTAAGTCTAGGATTTGTTCCAAGGTCAAAGAGAGAAGGCTATATTAAATGAAACGGTTTATTATGAGTGCATTAATGATTATGTTTATTTCATCAACTGCACAATCAGAAACAAGTGGCATCAACCTTGCGATTCCCAACTCAGGGGGTTCCTATGGACAAGACAGTATCAGAACTCCTGATGGTTTGGATTGTAAGAACTCAATAGGCGGTTCTACTAATTTAGAATTTGGCGTGACTGGTATTATAGATAACTATGAAAGTCCATTTGGCAGCAACGGTGCGGATGGGTTTAAGAGTTCGAGAGACGTGGGTGTGTATGCAAGGATAACAATACCTCTCGACAAACCAAAACAGAGAATCAACTGCAATTCATTATATGAATTAGAGTTGAGGAAAAAAAGATTAGAAGTTTTAAAGTTACAAGCAGAATTAGATGCACTACGCAAATTAAACAATGGCGGAGGCATAGAGTTCGAAACGGACTAGGAGAGTAAATGTCAGAAGTTTGTCACAAAATGGCCAAGTTGGCCGCTTTAGCGTACCTTGACGGTAAAGAAGCAAAACCACGTATGAAAGAACTTGGATATACTGGACACAAGTTTTTCGAAAAGGGTGGTGCACAATGCCACGCAATTTGGAATAAAAACGAATATGTACTCGCATTTAGAGGAACAGAACCCTCAGAACTTTCAGATGTTCTTGCAGATCTTAATGCGATTCCACGTGGCGCAATGACTCACGGTTTAGTCCACTCAGGTTTTAGAGGAGAGACTGATAAACTCTGGAATCCAATCATGAAACATTGGGGCGGAGATAACGGTAAGACTAAAGGACACCAAGGTAAAAAGATCTATATTACTGGTCACTCACTTGGTGCAGCAATGGCAACGATTGCGACTTCTCGTTTAGAGGAAGCAGTAAAGGTAGAACAGTTAACAACTTTCGGTTCACCCAGAGTTGGTACACGTAAATTCGTTAAACACATCTCAACTCCACACATGAGATATGTAAACAATAACGACATTGTAACAAAAGTTCCATTGTTTATTATGGGATACAAACACCACGGTAAGTTACAGTATATAAACTTTTATGGTAATATCCGTAAGTTAACTACGTGGCAGATGATCAAAGATAAGTGGAGAGGATGGAAATCAGGAATACTCGACGGTGCAAAAGATCACGGCATGGATAACTATGTCGCCGCAACGAAGGGTTTAGTGTAATGTGGGATATGATTACACAGATGACAGGGGATCGACTATGGATCTATACTGCAATAGCAGGATCAATTATTGGTCTTGCATTTTCAACTTGGTTCTCAACGACACGTATGGCGTTGTGGTTGTATGCGAAGTTTGATAATGCAATGGACTTCTTAGTAGAACGTTGGGGTTGGACTTGGTTAGAACAACCAGAAGACGCTTGGAGAAAGAAGTATCCAAAGATCACTAAGAAGATCGATGATATTGAAAAACGTTTAGATGCGGTTGAGTCTAAAAAAAGAAAGACTACAAAGGGAAAATAAATGGCTGAAAAAGACTTAGGTGACGGTCTTGAAGCATTTGAGAATGAGGTTGAAGAATTAAAGAATAAGAAGATGAAAATCTTCGGTATTACAATGACCCCTACTACTATCGGGGCATTGTTCGCACTACTTGGTGCGATAGGTGGTTCGTTATACGGTGCATTTGAAGTATATAAAGATTATACTGACATGAAAGAGATCGTACAGAACATAGATGTAGACGCAATTGCGGCTGAGAACGAAAAGGTCATCCTTAAGATGGATGAGAACCTAGTTCGTATCGAAGAAGCAATTTCATACACACGTGACATTAAACAAGGGTTGCGTGATGATATTCTGGGCATTGAAAAAACTGTCGACAGAATTGAGGACAAACTCAGAGAACAAGAAAACGAAGTAAGAGAAATCATTCAGAACGCAGAAGAACGTTTTGAAAACAAAAGGGATGCTCTTCAGAACGATTATGATGAAAAGGCCAATGCGCTTCGTTCATCTAACGATCAGCGTATGACTGACTTAGAGAACAAAGTAGAACGTGATCTGTCGACATTAGAAACTGACATTACTAACAAGTTACAGAGGGCACTAGACAACCCATTGGCTAACTAGTGATATTAGAATGAAAAAGATAGAAATATGCAACTTTGAGACAACACCAGAACAATTAGAAAAAGAGGGCAGAATATTCATCCCACATAAGGGATATACATTCAAGCCCCCTTTAACTAAGAAAGAGAAGTTGTGGATAGAGTTTAGAAGTGGTCAGAGAGTAACTTGAGCGTTACTTCTACCGACATCTCCCCTTACCCATACGTTAAATGCAATACAAAAACGCATATCTTTTGATCTAGATGGTGTCACCATATGATACGTCTTGGATGGGAAGATAATAATATCTCCTTCGCCTGGCGTTGTCGCAATTGAGTCTTGGTTTAGTGGAGAGTCTTCTTCATAATCAAATGAAAATATATTATTGTTCCAGTTTTGTTGATTAACAAAAATCAAGTCTCCAGATTGCGGATCGCATTGTAGATAGAGAATACCAGAGAAGAGACTGTTAGAATGCCAGTGCATTCCAGCCAAGTCACCCTCTTTGTGTTTCATCACCCAACTGTTGGTTATCTCAAAGGTTTGAGACTTTTTAAATTTCATATGGTTGTAACCGAAATTATCCATCTGTTGTTGGATGAGAGGTTTTACAGGTGCAAGATCTTCATCCAAAATATAATTACTTGGACTTGACCACCCATCATCACTGGGCAATCTACGGAACTCCATATCTCTTAAGATAGGATTGATAATAGTCTTATCAAGATTTAAAGTTTCTCTATACAGTGGTGTAGGGAACGCACGATAAATGTGTCCGCCTATTTTAGGTTGTTGTTGAGACATCTACTTCCTTTCTACAGGTGTCCATCCATGAGAGTTAAGGGATCCAACCATTGCATGGTTGTTGTATTCATTGACTGCGTATATCATGCACGCCCGTACACGCCCGTCTTGCGCTAGAGTGTTCTCTGCAGTCTCATATGCAATATCAAAAGAAGGTAACTCAGGCCTCGCCTGAGACCCTCTCTGAGGAGTAAAGGCAACTACTGAATAAGATACTGCATTATCAATGATAGATTGTTCCCATTCATCAACGTCATGCATCAACTAACTCCACGTAATCGCCAAAGTGTTCTTCGAAGACTTCACAAAGATGACCATAGTCACCTGATTGCATATCTTCTATAATCGGTTCTGCATCAATCCCAAGATTGTCTGAGAGTGTCTGAGCGTAACCCATGAGATAGAATGCATTGCCCTGTGGGCCTTTTAGATCTACAGTAATCATTAGTCGTATACCACCTGTGTCATATAATCAATTTTATCAAACGCTGCTTCAAGTGCTGCAATGCGTTCACGACATTTCATCTTTGCGAAACCATTGCCTGGCGTCCAGTTGCCAGGCGAGTTCTTTTTCTTACGTTCCAGTGTCTTTAACATGTTACTGAAAAACTCATACTCTTTTTGCATTTGCGCAATTTCATCCGTAGGTTCTTTGGCTACTACACCGTTTCCAATGTAGATGCCTGTATTCCAATCGGGTTTTACTTGAGGTATTTTCATTTCAGTTCTCCTTAAACTAAGTAATCAGGGCCAGTCCAGTTTACATGATACTCATCATTGAAGATGTTACCACGTGCAGCGTTACGAGTGGGTGTCGCCCAACCTGCTGCTTTCAGAATATCACCGAACTGAAACTTCTTATCGTTTTCAGTGTTCACGATGAAACCCCAAACTGAACGGTTTGAAATAATCTTTGTGTACTTACGACCTTGTTTGATCTCAAGACCATTGTTGAATTCTTCGATCATTTTAAGGGCGTGAGGAGACATTTCTTCGCCTCTACGTGTATGCCACGCAAGGTAGTCTTCTTTGATTTTTTCGATCAGGACGTTCATTGCATTGTTTTTCATATCAAACTCTCTTTCTTTTCTCAACTTACACTATTAATATAATGCTTATTGAAGCAAAAGGCAAGCCTTTTTTTGAAAAAAAATCAACTTTTTTGATAATATTTCTTGTAGATGTCCACAATACGGCCAAGTTCTGGGTGTTTGTGAATCCATTGTCCTGTAGATGGATCGAACTCTTTCTTGAACCACGCATCCATCTTTTCGTTACCTGTCTCTATGGACGGATCAACCTTTAGACACATTGCATCAAATTCGTGATCTGGTATCAGAGTTTCGTTCGCAATCTCGTAAGCGTACGCATACACGCACAGGCGTATGCGCAGGCGTATTTGTTCAGATATGATCTGTGGATCATCTTCTAAGAAGTCTTCAAGCAATAAACCACCTGTATATACCCATTGCATCAATCAGAATAAAACAAGTATTCTGTGTTGCGAGAGCTGCATCTTTTTGTCTAAACCAGAAGTAATAACTCAGTACTATGTGACCAGTAAGGAAAACAAAGAAACCATAACGAGACCATTCGATGTTAGCTGACAACAGAATTGCGGCCGATAGAAAACATACCGTACCAAACCACTTGTATATCATTCAGACAAGTACTCTACAACCTTCGACTGTCCTTTGTTCTGTTGCATCCAAACTGTCGCAGCCTGATAAGCACTATCAAAATCTTCATACATTTGTGGCATAGAACTTTCCATACCTGCTGCGTTTACATAAACCCAATCTGAATCATTACCACTTGCGTAGTCATAATTAACCATCAATGCGTACTTCATAAAACTCTCCGTTAGCAATTTTGTAATATTGAACTTCCCCTGCACAACGCAGGTAGTCACGACCACCGTCAATCATGTTTCCATTATCAAACGACTTGTAGTCATGACGATTAGATGAATAGACTAAGTCGCCATCATCATTCTCTACCATACCAATCATATAGTCTTCAACCTGATCTGCGTTGCAAATGTAAGTATTAGTCCCACGCTGATAAATCCCAAAGTAATGATTTCCAAAATCTGGGTGCGCTGGGTTTTGATAAAACACATCTGCAGTAAACTGCACGTTCGCACTAGGTTGATATAAATCTGTTGTCAAAACATAAGTTACAGTCGGCCCGTTTGGATCACTGTAGTGTTCAATTACACCAGCAGTATTTGATGTGGGTTCGTGTATGATCATTTCTTCTTACCCTTTGGTTTAAAAAACTCTCGTTGCGCTTTCATAAGATCTTTAACCAGATCATCTTTCTTCTTACGACTGTCGAGTTTTGTTTTGAATTGTTTGCTACCTATATGTATTAGTTGTGGTTTAGTGAGTGCTTGAAACTCTGCAGTCTTATACTTCTTGACAACTTTCTTTTTTCTAGGTTTCCGTTTAGGTTTCTCCATGAATGCATCTAAGGTACTCTCTGCCGCCTTCGCTGCCTTTACTTCTGCCTTGGTACGTCTTTTACGTGTCTTAACAGTTCTAACATCTTTCGGCGGTTCTTCTTCCATGATGCGTTTCATCGCCAGATCTCTTTGGATCTTTTCTTCTTCTGCGAGTTTCTTTCTTATCTCTTCTGCAGCTGCACGTTCAATCGCCATCTTTTTTTCCATACGCAATGAACGTGCTCTTTGATTCGCTTTTTCTTTCTTCCATTTCTTTTCCAGATCGTCCCACATTTTCTTTGAGACTTTCTTTCGACGAGTAGAGAGTCCTGCTTTCTCTTGTCCACGTTTCCACAGATTAATATGACTTTCCCATATCTTCTCTGTGTCATTATATTTACAATCATATAGAACACTCCAGTTCCAAGACAGATTAGAATGAGTAAGGATGTTCCTTCCATTCTTCAATGGTACTGTAAGAGCATATAGCGCCCCACCTGAGTGTTCTAATACTTCGTCAATTAGATTGATATCAAACTTTTCTCTGACATCATTCTGGGCTGTTCTGTACGCCATGTTTTAGTTTCCTCACATCATGAATGGGTGTCCATCCTAGATCTTGCAGATTGTGAATATCTGCACAAGTGTATTCTCTTTCATTTGGTGTGTTCAATTTTACTGGTAATGAACTGGGCGCTAGATCCGAAACCTTTACTGGATCTCCTGTACCTATATCTGTATATCCACCTATGGGATGTTCCATCAACAACTGGATTGCATCACAGAGATCCTCTAAATGAATAAAGTCACGTCTGTGAGTAGTAACGTATTCTAACTCATCATCCAGCAACTTTTGTAAGAACATTCCCTTACGTGGTTTATCTGAATATACAGTATGGAATCGCATTCCTAATGTGTTGGGGTGTCTTTGTGCCGACTCTTCCATAATATACTTACTCGCAGCATATGGATTCAAGTCTGGTTCGTATATACTAGAAGAACTCGCATATAGAATTCTGGTACGAGGATAACGTTCGAATAACCTTTTAGATACTTCAACATTATTACGCCAGTATCCCGCTGGATCTTTCATACTATCACGCACACCACTTAGGCCTGCGAGATGAATAATCTGATCAGGGGGATCTTTTGGTAGAGGACAGTCAAAGAGATCTTGACCACTTTTAATATCGTAGCCTTCAACATCCATACCTTCATCTACCAATCGATCATATAGGTAACTACCTATAAAACCTCTGTGACCTGTTAACATAACACGCATATTTTATCCTTTCGAGGAAAAGGGGGGAAATCCCCCCAACCTTATGCAGATTCTGCGTATTCTAATGCAGTGTTTAAGGCATCAACTTTACGTTTTGCGTTAACACCAAACCATGCAGAAGTCATACGAGTGTCTGCAGAACGACCAAGTTCGTGGTCAGTCATGTAAGTCACTGCATTGTATGCATTCCACCATGAGCCAGGCTTGAACTCATTTCCAGGCTGTGTCTCGACAATCTCAAGTGCACGTTCTGCAGTACGAGAAAGATCTTTACCTTCCTTTGCAGACGTACCGAATACATCACCAAGGAACTTCTGAAGATCGAACTTGTTGTAGTTCTTTGAACCAAGAAACTCTGCAGCTTCTTTGAAACGTTCTACACGATTGTGTCCGATACCAAGAGTCTGTTTTACCATATCTGCATTGAACTGCGAACGGTGATTGATACGAACGCCAGGCATACCCTTTTCGTTCAGTGCCACAGTCAGTGTGTTATTGCAGACAACACGTTCCATTACGAACTTGATGTCGATTGCTTTACCGTACTGGTGTGGGTTTGAGAACAGAAGGTAACCTTTTACTTCGTCACCACCAAACAGTTCAAAACCATCACGTACATCTGCAAGTGCCCAGACGATCTGACCGCCTTTAAGTGAACCTGCAGTGTCCATGATCATGTCACCGTTAGATACAAACTCTGTGAAGAATTCGAACGCTTCTGCGTTCTGTACTGGATTCCATCCTTCACCTACTTGTGTGAGGATCTTACCATCTGTAGAACGAACAAGTGCTTGTTGTCCTGTTTTTACATTGTCACCTTTGTAACGAATAAAGGTATCAACTTTCTCAACGTCCCAGTCGAGACCAGCTGCTTCCATCATCATCTGTGGTGACATAAAATCATGTACTGGTGTACCTAGTCCATGCCAAGGAAGACCCTTGCTCTCACGGTAGGCCATTTGTGCTTCACCACCAACGATTTCTAGTTCATGTGCCATTTGTATTTCTCCTTTACGAGAGGTTAAACTCAATTTATACACACAGTATAAACGTTTTAAAAACAAATGTCAAGCACTTTTTTTGATTTTAATGCATTTTTTTTGAGGGACTTTCTAGTCCGTCCAACATATCGAATGTATGTTGTGAATATCCAGACTTGATAAGGTCAACAATATCTGGATAATAGGTTGTTGTCTCAACTGGAAAGGCATCAAGTTTGAGGTTCTTGGCAGTCTTTCCGAAACTATCTTTGATGAACCGTTGTGCTTCTTCGACTGATGCGAAGGAACAGGCACGATGGATTGAGAATGGATTGTCCTTTGCGAAGAGTGCAAAGGATTTGTCTAAATCTTCTTGAGCGATATACTCGCCTTCTTGAAGAAAGTTACTTTCAATTTCTTCCTCAAAGTCAGCCATTGTGTATGTTCCTAAGAACACACCATTACTGTCATCAATGATGATGTATCTCGTTTTAGTTTTGGGTAATTCGATCATTGAACCTCCGTCTAATTGTATCGGGGTAGAAGATGACCTTCTGACTGTATTTAGGTTACGCATGTGTCTCCCAAACTACCTTTACATAATGAGCGTCCAAATGATCTCTGTAGTCAATTGCATCTAAAACGCAATTGAACCTTTTTCCATTAACTGTGTACATTATCCCCAATCCTTAAAATCACCAGCGTCTTCGTTATCACGGTAACCTGCAGAGTAAGCAGCGATCTCTTCTGGTGTCATGTCTTCCAACTCAACAGCATCAGATCGATATGTATCACCTACAAAGTAGTGGGGTCTGTACCCTCTTCCATAGTAACTATCAGCACCGCCCCTATCATAAGGGCCACCATGTCTATCATCATAGAGTAACTTTGATTCCATAATATATTTCCTTACATCTTTCCTAACCAGTGTGTACAATCGTCATGAGGATCATCTCGACGAGGATCATCATCCTTCTCCCTCATAGAGTTCAGCATATGCGCTCCTTACTGACCAAAAATGTTCGAGGTAGTCGAATGTATCTACCTTGAACACCTGTGGTTCGTTATCGTCAACCGCAATGAGGATGACAGCTTGTTTGATAGGAACACCTGTTCTTTCCAAGAATGCAGCCGCATAAAAAGATGCCTGCATAAAGTAATTCTGAATGTGATCTTCCTTTTTGAGTTTTCTAGAAGTCTTGAAGTCGATTATCGACAACTCACCATCCCACTCAGCAATGCAGTCTACTTGACCTGCCGTTTTGAGTTTATCACTATATAAGAATTCTTCTTGAAACCAAACATTATTAAGGTTCTCATCAATCAGTCTTTTAATTGTATTGAACGTGAAGAGGTTTGCAGGCATATGTTTGTCCTGCCAATTTTGCACGTTATCTATATAGTCTTCCGCAAGTTTGTGTACTGCAGTCCCACGTCCTGCTGCCCTACGAGAGATTCTATTTGCTTCCTCTGCACCCACACGTCTTCGCCATTCTGCAATCGATTGTTTCGATAGAATGCCGAGGACTGTTGTGATTGAGGGGTATGCATTTCCTTCTGGAGTAAAGTATTTTCGACCAGACTCTTTCGTTTCCCTAGTTAATTTGGGCAACTCAATGCCGTGGTCTACATGATTAAACATACTATCTCCAATTTCTTTTCATATTATAACAAATAAATTTTAGGTTGTCAAGCTCTTTCTTCCGAAAGATGTGCGAGATAAGCTGCTTTAACTTCATCAGTATGAACTGCATTACAAATGGCTTGAACATCTGCGCTTTCACCTGTGATGTCTGCATTTGGTGCAATGACATGTCGGTGAAAACTTGAAGAGAGTTCAACTCCATCTTCCAAGATTGCCGTTTTTGTGCGAACCTGCACCATTTTGTAATCGCCTACGATCTCAATTTTATCTTGTGTTGTTACTTTTTCTAAAGCCATTTATTTTCTCCTGTCCGACCCAATCTCCGAAAGGGTTAAGTTGTAGTCATTGTTCCTGATCCATATACTGTCCAACCATTAATTAAGTTAGTGCATAGGTAATTGGTAGTGTCTGGCCCACCTATTACCGTAACATATACTTTATTGTCATTAGTTCTAGTATACCCTGAGTAATATTGACCTGATCCAAGAGAGTCTGCCTCTCTAACAAAGTTAAAGTTTACGGTGTGACCCTCATCTGTAACACCTGCGGCAGTGTTTGTAAATGGAAGTCCACCAATATTGATATTTCCAGATCCACCAGATACCGAAGTTAATTTTATATAAAATCTATAATGAACCAAGTTTCCGATTTTAGTATATCTACCACCAGTGCCGGCGTTATATGTAATTGTTGGATCACTGATAGTACCTAAAATAGTAGGAGTCCATTCGCCCTCTTCATAGTCATTTAAGATGTTACTTGTTGCGCTACCAGTACCACCGGCATCGCCAAAGACCACACCATCAGTTAAGTGGATTTCTTTAAATGCAGAACCAGTGGAACCTAAGTTTAGGTATCCAGAAGCACCTGATGTTGTTGCACCTGCAGGGAGTGTAGGCACAATTGCCGCCTGAGTCGATTCACCATCAAATCTTATTCTTGGATCTGAATTAGTACCTTCTGATCCCATGTATAGATATTTACCTTGGTTGAGTCCAATCAGTGCCTTATCAACTCCAGCATCTGCCAACCTAAGTCTATTTCTATTATCAATTGTAACATCGCCATCAACATCAATTCCATCAGGACTTACTTCGAGCATATCAGTAAGAGTTCCTGCCTTTTGTACGGCATGAACTATCTTTGCATCCTCTGTCCCACTAGTGACATCTACTGCTGATACAGTTACTCTTGCATATTCTTCATGATCGAAAGTAGTTGTGTTTTGACCTGTTCTATAACTCGTCTGCGAAATGATCGTGTTATCAGTTGCGTTATAGTTTTGGTTTGTAATAATTGTTGTAACAGGAGTATCATCATTTGAAATTGATGTGCCACCAAACATGTAAACAAGTCCACCAAGACCTGTGGCACTACCGCCTGTATTATCTACACTTACTCTAAAATCTGGGCCGCCGAATGGATCCCATCTTGCTGAACCTAAAGAGTGTTGTCCACCGTCACGGAGAATACCCATTCCATGTACAACTTCTTCTGCGTGACCTGCAGGGATATATCTGTTTGCCCCTGCAGTACCATTTAAGGCATCTGTCCAATTAAAGAAAGCAAGAGAACCAATCTGTGCGCTACTTGGCACAAGATCAGCATTACCAGAAGAACCACCATTGAAACCACCGAAGTCACTTCTTTCAGTTATGTATTCAGTATTTGCATAACTACCAAACTTGTGTAAGACATTTTCGTCTGTTAATTCATCTCTTACTTTTTGACCGCCGTCATAATCTGTCCAGACATCATACGAACTAATAGATCCACCTGTTGCTTTATAGTTAATAGAAAGCATTGACGTTTGAGATGGAATCATAATCAATTCTGTATATTCGTCATCATTAACACGATCTGTAACACGATACCTAGCAATATTATTTTGATGAGACAATGAAACACGGTCTTTATAATTACCCAAACCATCTAATGCAGTTAATTTCAAACCTGAAATATTAGCATCACTGGTAATGTCTGCAGTATCATCAACTGTTTCATAAATTCTAAGTGAGTTTTCCATCCATACAGGAAGGTTTTCAAAGTGTGTAGCATATGTGGTTGAAGTCGGGTTGCCTCCAGCAGGTGTGTCACCTATTTTTAATGCTGGAGTTAGTGTTGTGTTAACCGTTACACCAAATACCATTTGTCCAACGTCTACACCACCAGTGTAATTATTCGAATGTTTGTTTGCACTGAGTCTTGCCATTTCACCAAGAGTACTGGTGATTGGATCTGTATCAGTATCGGCATACCATTGGATGTCACCTATTGCCTGACCAAGAGTTGGCGTAGTATCTCTAGTTTCAAACTTCAGAGTACCTTCGCTGATATTACCATCAGTACCTCTGTAAAGTGTTAGAGGGTTGTTCGTCTCATCACCCGCTCCCATTACAGCATCTAATGTTGGTATCGTTGTGGCGCCAAGTTCTGTAAAATTACTACCATCGTTAGTGAATTCCCAACGATCAAACCCTTCATGCCAACGAATACTTACGTTCGCCAAAGAACCACGTTCTACTTCTAAGTAAGACCAGTTGGTACTTGAAGAAGAAGGCGAACCTGTCTGACCGTAGTTGAGAGTAATCTTACCACCATCACTCGCACCACCCGCTACATCTAGATTACCATTTACGGTAATACCTGCCGTAGAGGTATTTCCTCTATTGGTTACATCTGCCAGAGTGTCTGTATATGAAGTCAGATAACTACTTAAATCTGGTGGAGTGTAAGTAAACACACCAGTTGTATTGTCATAAGATAGATCTGCAGTACCTGCAGTTGCAGTTGATGCACTCAAGTCTGTTAATGCGATACCACCACCGCCGCCACCTGACTGTGCGATCCATGCATAATCTGCACCATCCCAAGAAAGAACATATCCAGTTGTTGGGTTTGATTGATTTAAATGCGTATCTATAAGAGAGTCTATCGTACCGTTTACGAACACAGATTGTCCCGAATCCCAAAGCAGGGTTTCGTTATCTGCAAGACCAGAAATTGATACATCTCCTAGATCATCAAGGTTTGCGACTGTAGAAGTACTGTAAGTGTTTGCATCATAGTACCACTCACCGCCATAGTTTCTCAAGAAACCATCTGTACTTGATCCGGCTGCCACAACGTTTGCAACTGCAGAAGCACCAAAGACTGGATCTGTCTCAGATCCACCGCCTCCGCTTAGTCCAGAAAGATCTGGTGGAGTGAATACAAATGTACCGTTAGAACTAGAGTAACTTAGTGAACCGTTTCCACTTGGTGTTGGATCGTCAATCGCAGTAAGATCGTTTAATTCAATTCCAGTAGACACAAGGTTTGCAGAGAACACACCAGTTGTGTTATCATAGGTTACGTCACCAGTTGCACTTAGATCTTCTAAGGTGATGAATGATGCACCGTTTGACAAAAGTGCATTGTTCGAACCTTCCAACATGACGTTAACACCGCCGACTGTCGCCGCACCAACTTCAATTGAGTTAGTTGTGGAACTACCGTTCGTGGTAACATCGTCTAGAGTAAGTGAAGATGCAGGGATGTCATTCGCTGTAATGTAAGTATTTGCATCCCAATACCAGTTGTTCGCACTGTCTTGTCTTAGGAAACCTTCACCATCTACAATGTCAGACGTTGTATGCGCATCGAAGATTGGATCTAGTTCAGCTGATAGGTAAGTAGCGTTATCATATGACCATGTTCCCCCACCATCGTTCTTCAACAATCCAAGACCATTAGCGATATTGTATGTGGTATGCGCAGTGAAAACAGGATCTGTTTCAGAACCTGCAGATGTTACATATGTGTTGGAGTCATAAAACCAGTTACCCGCTCCGTCTTGTTTTAGGAAACCAGAACCGTTGTTGATGCTTGATGTAGTATGCGCACTAAAGATTGGATCAGTCTCGTTGTCTGGAACATCTGAACCTTGAATGTATGTGTTTGAATCATAATACCAAGAGTTTGCAGTTCCCAAGTTTCCAAGTAGACCTGTGCCTTGAACAATGTCATATGTTGTATGCGCAGTAAAGACTGGATCTGTTTCTACAGCCGTACTTGTGATATAAGTGTTCGAATCGTAGAACCAGTTACCTGCACCATCTTGTGCAAGAAAACCACTGCCGTTGTTGATGTTTGCAGTAGTATGTGCACTAAAGACTGGATCAGTTTCAGTTAGAAGATATGCCTGTAAGTCAGTGATTTGACTTTCTGTAATACGAAGATCTGATTGGTGTTGTACGACACTTGTATTAGAAATGTATGCATCTGGTACAATGTCCCAAGTAACAATAGATGATAGATCATTTGATTCTGCACCAGCGTTAATAGTAATGTATGTAAGACCAGTTGCTTGTGCATTTACTGCGACAACTTGGTTCTGTGCACCACTATAGTTGTTTGGTGTATCAGATAGTCCTACGAATGTGGTTGTACCACCACCACCGCCTGATACGGTCTGAAAACTAAAGTTTCCGTTTCCATCTGTTTGAAGGTATTGTCCAGCTGAACCATCGTTGATATTGTTACTATTAGAATTTGTTAAATCAAGAAGACCTGCAACAATGCCTGCATCAGTAAGAGTTGTGGGTGTATTAGTGAGACTATTCCAGTCACCATCGAAAGTTGAATAATCTGTACCCGAAACTGCAGCAGATATATTACCACTACCATCCGCCTTAACAATACCAGTGATTGCACCTACGACTGGATCTGTCTCAGATCCACCACCACCGCCTGCCGCAATCCACTGGAAGTCGATACCTGTCCAAGAAAGAACTTGTCCAGTTGTCGCACTTAATGTGTTGAGGTGGGAAGAAACATCAGAGTCTCCATAAGATCCTGTAACTGTTAAGTCACCAGCGCCAAGAACAGAAACACCATTGATTGTTTTGATTGAAGAACCAGATACGAGAGTTGTCTGACCATCTGTAATACCATAACCAGACAAGGTTGTAGGAGTGCCTGTCAAAGAAGACCACGCACCATCGAATGCATCGATAATACCAAAACCCGATATTGTGTTTGGTTTGTTTGTGATGGACGACCAATCTGTAGAGGCAGTAAGTGAAATATCACCAGAACCCATAAGAGAGTTGCCGTTAACAGTCTTGATATTTGTACCAGACACAAGAAGTGGTTGTGCATCTGTAATACCGTAACCTGACACTGTAGTAGGTGTACCAGTCAAGGAACTATATGCAAAGTCTTGTGAGAATGACGCAGCGATAGTAAGAGTATCAGTCGATGCGTTTGTTGTCAGAGTGATGTTCGAACCTGCGGCGAAGTTGATAGTGTCAGTTGAACTATCCGCATCAATATTGGTTTGACCAGATACTGAGAAAGTACTGAATGCGTTTTGGTTTACTTCACCACCGCCTCCGCCTCCGCCAGCGAGTGCACCCCAAGAAGTGGTGTATCCTTCAAACTGGTTGAGTTGGTTATTGTACCTCAGATAACCTGCTGCTGGCGAACTGTCACGTTCTGCAGTAGTCCCTGCAGGGATTTGAATAGATCCAGTAGAACTGGTGCGAGGGGCAATCTGCTCGAGGTTGTCATCCATCTCTTGATACGTGAGGGATGAACCTTTTGTAATTCGTTTTGTAATCGCCATTTAGTAGAGTCTCCGCCCTTAAAATTGTGATATATAATCGCTTGGATCATATGGCCCGCCAGTGTTCGCACCAGTGTCGTCGAAGTAGTTACCGACGAAGGCAGCGTATTCTGGTTCAGTACCAAATGCATCTTCAAAATAATTATTTGCTACATAATATATATCTACATACGAGGTTGCGGCCGTGATAACATAATCAACATCGACATAGCCTGGCGTAAAGTAAAATGCACTCGTGTCTTGAAAGACGCCAGGGTTTGGATCAATATAACCAAACTGTGTATATTCAAATAGTTCAATTTCTTCATCAGTCAATTCCTCTTGAAAGGAATATGCTTGATCAATTAACGCTTGTCTTAGAACTGGATCCGTTTCTGCAGCGATCTGTGCAAGTAACGCAGCATAGTCTGGATTTGCCATATCATTGTCCTACGTTAATCTTAAACAATCCGCCTCTTGAACTATTCCCACCCCAAGATCCATGACCACCTGTTGCATCACCATACCTATGGACAAAAGCCCCAACCGCACGAACTTTGGATGATCCACCAACAGCGGGATCTCCACAACCAGTTTTGTCACCAATACGGATCACTTCTCTTCCACCACCCCACACCTTATCTTGCCCCGCTACGTACGGAGTTCTATGAAAGGGGTTTGGTGTAGGAGAAGCGTGTCCTACATGAAAGTGACCTTTAACTGTTAATCTCGGCATCTTACCAATCGTTTATCTTGTTCTGGATATTTCTAGAGCCAGGGTGGTGTTGCTTCACATTTTTTAGTACATCACGAAAGCCTGCATCTGGTTTCCTCAATCCTAAACGAACCGAATCACCAATAGATGGTGGCTTCGATATGAATTGTTTCAACTCAGGATGCGCTTCCTTATATGCGTCAAGGTCACTAATTTTCATAGTGACCTCAAATTCTTCATTAGTATTTATGTTTTTAAAGTTGTATGTTGGCATACTCTATCCTGTGATAATATGGTAAATCTCCTTCCAGTCCCGAACCCGCTTGACAGGGCCATCGTAACTTACGTTGTGACTGTGGGCGACTAGTAAAGTATCTAGGCCAAGATCGTGACCTAAGTCAGCGTTCTCAGGTTTGTCTTCAACCCAGTAACAACCAGTTCCCCGATAAGGTTCGAGTTCTTCGTCCTTATCAGCACCAGTGTCAAGGTAGACATACCGTTCGAAGGCAGTCTCACCAAAGAGTTCCCGAAGGTTCTTAGACCGTAGATGTTGAGCGTATTGATCGTTACTCAAACTAGTAATCGCATGGAATACATATCCATGTTCTTCGTGGAGTTTTTTCACGTATTTTATTGCGTCCCGAAGAGGAGGCAATTTCCGAATCCAAGCAGACTCGTTGAACATCCGAACCAACCGTTTTGATTCTTTCCGTTCGATACCGTATTTGGTATCCATATCATAGCAACCATCTTGGACAACCCGATAACCATGCCGGTACATCCATTGACCGAAAGCGTACTCCCAGTCTAATAGAACTCCGTCACAATCGGTGAGGATGGTTTTTTCTTTAGTAGCAATCATAATATATCTTTCTTTCTTAGTACACTATTAATATAGTCTATAATGCACCAAATGTCAAGCCCTAATTTGAAATTAATTCAAATTTTTTTCAATTGTCTCTAAAGTCTTTAAACGCTATGTGTTTTCGTTCACGTACTTCTTGCTTACGTTGCTTATTCTTTTTAGCACGTTCTTTTTCTCTGAGACGGTCTTCATTAACATCGCCCCATTCATCATCGTAATGATCATTTTTGCGGAAGTTCTTGAATTTTTTTGCCATTGTCCTTTAACTCAGTTTGATTGGATCTATAAAAATACGTGGAAATGCTTCTTCCACTGTTGCTTTTGTAAGACCTTTGATCTTCTGTCGAGTGATCATCTTACAGAGCATATCTGCATCAGACTCACAAACGTCTTCTAGTAGTCCGATGAACAGAGATTCTCTCTTTGTTTGGTTTAGGTTATCGTAACCACCACCTCTTACAAAGATGCGAAGTTTTCGAAACTCGTGATATAACATCATACCTTCATCAGGTGTCTGATTTTTGTTATAGGGTGGAGCTTCATCTGGTACAAGGAATTCTGCACCTTCGTCATACAACAATCTAAGACAGGTGCGCATAGGTACTGAGTCGTTAGCCTGTAGCCACTCTGTCTTTTCTTTCTTTGACCGCATTTTTGCGGCACGTTCCAATACGATAGATATCGCCAATCGTTTCATTTTTAAAAGTCCTGTATATCAGTGAGAAGGTTCTTTAGTTTATTTTTAACAAAGAAGTTGAAGAGGTGTTCTCTACCAACTGTTTTTTCTTCATCAAACTTCTCTACAATTTCGTCTTTATAGTTTTGAGGCACTTCATTCAGATCAATCATCATACGATTACGATGGAATGCAGAAAGAACTTCTTCAGACATTCCTTTTTCACCTTGATCCAAAAGAGTGTATAGTCTCTTGGAAGTCATTGGTCTTTGACGTTCACCAATCGCTAAACAGTTATCTGGAGAGAGAACATTTGGTACTCCATCCCCTGCGTCACCCTTCAATAGATGCTCCTTGAAATATTTCTCAGGATTATCATTGCGGATCCACCGTTTACGTACTGGATCATACTGACCAACGTTTGCATAGTTATGTAATTGAATATAATCCTTGTCACCAGACAAGATCAAATACTTTTCACTACCTGTATTTAGTTCAGTTCCTTCACGGTGAACGATTGTTCCAATAATATCATCTGCCTCACATCGATCAATATTTATGACTTTGTAAGGAAAGAATTCGTCTAGTTCGTCACGAATCTTGTGAACAACTGTAAAAAGTTTGTTCCAGTCGATATCAGACTCATTACGAGCCTTCTTCCGATTTGCCTTGTAGTAAGGATATATATCTTTTCGCCATACATTCTTACTATCACAACAAATAATAATTTCGCCCCATTCTTCCGTAAACTTCTTACGGTTGAAACGAATTGAATTGAGAAACATGTGACGAATCATTGACTCGTCAATGTCACTTTCATTGGCGTGACCACCAGTCGCTGCGAAGAACGAGGCGAGCATCACCTGATTAAAATCTACTAAGATTGCCATATTATAATTTCCAACAAATTTACATTACCATAATTGTAGTACATTTTGGCAGTAATGTCAAGCTGTTATTTTTCGGACTCCTGTACTAGTAGCGAGAGAACCTGATTCCACACGTTTGTGAAGGAATCGATATTGTTTCTCGCAAGGTTGTATCGATCACTGAATGTGAAACGATTAAAATAGTTTGGGTTCTCCTGTTGAACTTTGAGGAGTTGTGCAGCAATGGAGAATGCATAGTTCGCATGTGCACCCTTGTCTTCGTTATATTCGTAAACGATTGTCGCATTAGCCGCAGTCTCTGTCAATGCACCGTAGTTTGGATGAATGACAATACATTGGTTT